TCCTGCCCATCCTTATACAGAAGCGTTTCTTTAGCGGAGTGGCGCAGTTGCGGTAAGCGCGGTGGGCTCATATCCCACAGGTCAAGGGTTCAACTCCCTTCTCCGCTTTTTATTCTTATGATATTCGTTTTGCTCTTTTCGCATGGAGTGGGATGGATGAACTATTTTTATAGTTTGAATGAACCACGTCATAAGAATATTTAAATGAATAGCTCAGCTTGGTTAGAGCATTCGGTTAATAATCGAAAGGTCGTAGGTTCGAATCCTGTCGCTGGCTTTTGTGGGAGGTGATAGTATGGATGCACGAGGATTTCATTTGGATGTGGACCAAAAGAGCTTCTTTGAAGATGTGTTGCCTTCTTCGGTTGCTCGTTCATTATGTGATGACTTGGTGGAGATATGGAGCAGTGCGACGGGAGAGCCGTCAAGTAATCTTGTTGTGCAAAAATCGATAGACCTGTTGGATCTGATGTGTCGGCATCCGGGCCTTGCTTTGTATGAGATACTGGCATTGGTGGAAGATTACGTTGTTGGCGATAGTGAACTGAATGAGTCAGCTCATAGATTCGTACTGACTTGGTTTATAGGTAGGGTTAAGATCCGGATGGACGAGGCCGAAATGATGCTCCCTATATGGTGGGATGCTCCGTCTGATGACCCAGGGAAGAGTATGTACTTGTATTGATTGTTTCGTGGGAGGTGTTCCTCGCAGCGGACTGTGAATCCGCCGACATGTGTTGCGAGGTGGGCGTCGAGAGGTTTAAATCCTACTTCATCTATTTTTTCAAGCAGGACGGTTTTGGTGTCCAGGGATTAAATGTGCGCGCATTGTCCCGAAAGGTTCGACCCCTTTTGCTTGAGCTAAAGAGAAATTCTCCCGCGTTGGTCTAGTGGTTATGGCACCGGTCTGTCGAATCGGAAAGAGGAGTTCGATTCTCCTACGCGGGGCTATTTTTTACTGGGGTTGCGCGATAATGCTTGTTGGCATTATGCTTCTTTTGGTTTCTGGGGCTATAGCTCAATTGGGAGAGCGCTAGGTTTGCAACCTGGAGGTCGTCGGTTCGACCCCGACTAGTTCCACTAGTTTTTTTTGCCCCGATAGCTCAATTGGCAGAGCAGTAGTTTTGTAAACTACAGGTTCTCGGTTCGATTCCGGGTTGGGGCTTTTTAGAATGATTGGGATCGAGTATCGAGCTAGGTTCCAATAAAATCGAAGGGCATGGGTCGCCACCTCAAACAACTTCGACATAACCTCGTTGGGCGTTGTGAGGTTTCTTTTCTGACAGGGAAGTGTTCAGGATGGGATTTCCTGGGCCTTGGAATCCTACCCCTAAGTAACCATGGCAATGTTTAGGGATGGTAGATTTAAGAATATAAAACGAGACTTAGCGGTCAAAAGTGATTGAATCTTAGCGCGGGGTCAAACCCGTCCAGATGTGTGCATGTTAATGTGACCACAATAACCTGTTGGTTTCTTCTCTATCTGTGGCGCAGTCCGGTAGCGTACTGGTTTTGGATACCAGTGGTCGTAGGTTCAAATCCTACCAGATAGACTTCTCCTCCTTTACAGTCAATGGTAGACGGCATGCAGTGTGCAGTATGCGGGTGGTAGGTTCGAGTCCTCTAGGGGGGGGGAGAAGATTTGCCTCCGTAGCTCATCTGGATAGAGCGTCAGATTTCTACTCTGAGTGTAGTGGGTTCGAGTCCTACCGGGGGTATTTTTTTACTTAAAGTGCTTTTCTCCTATAGCTCAGCTTGGTCAGAGCAATTGACTGTTAATCAATGGGTCGGAGGTTCAAATCCTCCTGGGAGAGCTTTTGTTCTGCATCGGGTTGGTGCCGTAATTTATCAAGAATTCTGACGGATTTTGATGAGTCGGTTTACGGTTCTCGGAAGAAGATCTTTTGGGACAGAACAAAAACATGGCCTTGTCGTTCACGGTAGGTTAGTTAGGACGCCAGCCTTTCAAGCTGAAGAACCGGGTTCGACCCCCGGTGGGGCCATTTTCTTTAAGGACCTATAGCTCAATTGGTTAGAGCTTCCGGCTCATAACCGGATGGTTTCTGGTTCGATCCCAGATGGGTCCATTTTTTTTGCGGGAATGGTCTAATGGTAAGACGGAGGCGTTTCCAGCCTTTCAGTGCAATTTCAGATCATAAACTCGAGAGGCATTTGTCTTTCATTCTTGTGTATCTTACAAGCGCGTTTCAGATGTTGGTTCGATTCCAGCTTCCCGCTCTATTTTACTGAATCTAGTATTCGGTGTTTTTCTTGTGCCAGATCCTCGCTCCTTCCTGGTTGATTCTCTAGCAGGGTTATAGATTGATTTTGCGAAATGAGAACAAGGATCGCCACCCCCTGGTCTTTGTCCAGCGCTTGGGGGTGAGGGGATGGCTCCTTTTTTGTCGGAATGGTGGAATCAGGTAGACACGCTTGACTTAAAATCAAGTACTCGAAGAGTGTGTGGGTTCAATTCCCACTTCCGACATATTTTCTTTAGAGTCTAAAGATTTTTCTTATTATTGACCCTTCTAGGAAAAGGATTGGACTCCAAAGAATTTTTTCTTGCGTATCTCTATTCATATTCTCGATAAGCATGGCCCTGTACTTTTATGTGCGGGGCCATTTTTTTTGGCAAATAGGAGGAGAGTGAATGGTACAACAAGTCGTTCCGGATATGGAGCAAAGATTGGAGAGTCTTGGTCCTGCAGAGAGGATCTTGAATCACATGTTGGAGTATGTGGATCACCTTTTCCACAATCGTATTGGTATGGTTGTGGAGGATGCCAGAACCCGAATTGGCGTTCGGTGGCATCACGTCTCATACGAAGAAAAAGATGGACAGAAGGAGGTCATTCGCCTCGACAAAGTTGGAAAGAAGACAACGCGAACCCCTGTGGGTATTTGGGGTGAAGACGATCTTATTCGAAAAGATGGTGTTGTCGTGGGCCGTTATCAGCCTGCGGGAATCTTCAAAGAGGTCGCGGTTTACATCTATCGAAACATCGCAGAGATTTGGGCGATGGATCAAGACTTCGTGGCACGCTGGGCTTCGTATGTGTTTTCGCAAGATCACCGTGATATGAAGGTGATTGTTGCAGCATTTATGTTGGTTCAGTCAGATCGTAGAGGAGATCCTATCCGGAGTGAAGAAACGGGCGAGATTCTTTTCTACGATGAAGACTATCGCGATATTGGTGAGGCGATGTGCCTTATTCGGCGTCGGGGTTCTGACTTGGGGCCTCGCGAGATTGAACGGATGTTTGATGTTTTGCGGCTTCCTGCAATCGCGGCGATTAACCGGGAATTGGGTTTCACTTCTTCTCCCACAAGAAAGGCAAAGGGTCGCCTACCTTCGGTCGTTCGCAGATGGCTTGGGTTTAGAGAGAGAAATCGTCCTCTCTTGGATGGGATTGTCCGGGCAAGCATGAAGAGAACGGTGTGGCGTTTGTGTCAATACTCTAACTACAAACCTGCGGGTGAAGAATTCTTCCAGGTTCTGGGCTACAAGCAGAAGCAACGGGACGACGGTCGAAGAAAGATAGCTCTTGATATCGAGATGCCGCAGGCAGAGTCGTGGGAGGGTTTGTCGGAGAGTGACATCTGCCAGAAGATATCGGATGAGCGTCTTTCCTTGAAGTATGTGGTAGGGAAGCTTCCATCTTCTGTGGGTATGACGCCAGCAGTTGTTGCAGCATCCATGATGCATGGCGGAATGTCGGCAAAAGAAATTCTCATCGCTTCTCCCACTCTTGAGGCTTTGGGACTCCTGGATGTTCCAGAGATCAAGGCAAAGCATGCAGAGGCGTTGGCGCAGGTGGCCAAGAGAGCCGAGGACCAACGTGCAGCAAATATTGCGATGCGTATGCGCAAAAAAGAGAACGTGCAAGCTTTGGAGCAAGTGAGCGAAGCAGTTGTGGCGAAGAAGGTTGAAAAATCTTTGGAAGACTTCATGCTTTATCTTGTCATCGACAGGTCTATTTCAATGCGAGGTTCCTTGGAGAGGGGTAAACAAATGCTGCTCCAGATGCTTCCTGGCATTTTGCAGGTGGGAATGGATAAAATCAAAGTTTCCACATTCAATACAGACGGGAAGGAGATTAGGTTCCGCCATGCTTCTGCAGAGGGGGTTGAGCATGCTTTTCGGAGTGAAAAGGCAAGTGGAGGTACTGCTTATGCAGAGGGCGTTCGGGTTCTCAATGGGTATCCTCCCAAAGATCACGAAGAATCCATTATCTTCTTTGTTGGTGATCAGGAGGACAGAAACACAGACGGTCTTGTTCGGGCCATTAATCTTTCGGGACTGCGCCCTGCAGCGTTTGGTTTGATTGAAGTTCTGAGTCCCACACAAATGAGAGATACGAGGCGTCCACGGATTGTGGAGGCAACGGCTGCTCGTTTGGGTATTCCGTGTTTCATGATTGAAGAAGACACCTTCAGTGATCCCTATGCGCTTCCTCGGACGTTACAACGTTTGATCGAGTCGACTCCGGTTACGGAACAAGTCACAGCGAGTCGTGCTTCGGTTGGTAGGGGACGTCGGAAGTCTTTGATTGAGAAAATTTTAGAGACAGATCTTCTTCGAAAGCCTGGATGGGCGATGGGATAGTTTCTGTGTCGATAGGGGGGTGTTATAAAGAGAGTGACTTGCTCCAAGTCACTCTCTTTATGTTTTTGAAGGAGTTTTTATGAAAACGAAGAATATTGGTCGTGCAAAGAAATGGTCTCGTGTACATGTGGTCGTTTTGGTTGTGGGAGTAGCACTGTCAGTCTTGCTGATAGGTGTGTCATCAATTCTTTGGTTGAAAGTAAAAAAAGTGGCTTGGGGTATTTCGTTGCTTTTGACTGGAGGGTTCACAATGGGAATGTCTATTTATGGATATTTTCAATTACGGGAAATGTATAATTGGAGTGAGTTGTATTGGAATACGAAGGTACCATCGTATAAAAGAAAAGGTACGGGATGGAAGAAGCTTTTGACGCATTGGTATGGACTTTTGGGTTTTGTGTGGTCTCTGCCAGTGTCTTTGCCATATGCCCTATATGTTTTCTTTTTTGTTTTATTGGGACAATATAGGTTTGTAAGAAGATACGGTTGGACGCTAGAATTTGAAACGGTGTACAATAGCTGGGTACACAAGAAATATTGGGAAGGGAAGTGGTCTGGAGCCAATGGTGGGGCTATAACGGTGTATAGTCATTTGTATGTGAATAATGAAGATACACAGGACCATGAACGACGACACGCTTGGCAGGTTTTTTGTTTTGGTTTCTATGGGGTTTTTATTTATGCGATCCATTCTATTTATTTATATGCATCGGGAAAAGATGGATACAGGGATGTCTTTTTAGAAGAAGAGGCTCGCAGAGCGGAACATTTAGATCACTAGAAAGTTGCGATGGATTGTGCTTTCTTACCTGACAGGAGTCGATATGGTTTGGCAGGCATTATTGAAACCAGAGGTGGGGCAAGAACGTTTTGTGGCTCCTTGGTTTGGGCAGAAACAAATTTTATCACCAAAGGGCAGATGTTTTTCTCTAAAGGGAAGGCGTCATCGGGAGCATGGATGGTATTTTTTTGAAATCACTAAGCCCAAGATAGTGAGGTGTGTGTTGGGCGAGGAGGCGTCTGCACCAGATGGTTGGGGGGAGAGCGAAAGAAGGGTCCAGGGATACGCTGTAGGGGATAGGTTGATTCTGGATAGTATTGGCTTTGTAAATGATCCTTCTAAAATCATTGAGCATTCGAGGTCGGTTTATTTTTTGGATCCGGGTTTAGATCGTTTTTCCAGAGTATCTGCAGTGGAATACGAGAGCGGAGATTTGTTATTTTATCAGCAAGAGTTTCCTTTGGGTCCTGAGTCTTTGGCATTGGATGCTTTTTTGGATGGAAGAGAAGATTTGAGTGGGATAAAAGAAGTTACTCCTGCATTGCATTTTTCTTTTCTGTTTGAGCGGTGGGTTCAGGAGGAGCAGAGGGCAAGGATTCGAATTCTAGAGGAACATCGTCTAGAGCAAGAGCGCCTTTTGCGTGAAGCGGAGATGAGGGCGGAGATAGAGCGCTCAGTGGGCGATGGGGCGTCTAGAAGGGCGATGGCCTTGGTAGATTTTGAGGCGGCAGCAGGGGCGGCTTTGCGGCTTTCTGGGGCAGAACTGTTAGATGTGAGAGATGGCTATCGGGGGGAGAAAACAATTCGTTTTCGTTATAGGGAGAGGCGCTTTTGTTCGGTTATCAACGGTACTACTTTGGAAGTTATAGATTCTGGCATTTGTTTGGTGGGGAATGATCGATTATTTACGTTAGAAAGCCTTCCCAGTGTTATTGGAATGGCTATGGATGAAGGAGTTCTTCACGTTTTTCGTCGGGTAGATGATTATTATGGATATGGCGATGATGATTAGAGAATAAGTGGGAGTTATTGTTTCTTTTTTCTTTTACCTAAAAATCAAAAAATCTTTAGAGTCTAAAGATTTTTTGCAAGGAATAGTCATGTCATTTTTAGAAACTGCGGTTGTTATTGGCAAAAATGGGGATCCCCTCTATTGGCATGAACCTTTGGGGAGGACTTCCGTCTATATCCCCGATTCCCAAAATTTGTGGGATGTTCTTTGGGAAAACAGGGACGATCTTTTGGGTGTTGCACACACACATCCAGGGAATGGGAAGCCAGTTCCTTCTCCAATAGATTTGGACACATTCTATGGGTGTGAACTAGGTCTAGGCTTCGGGCTGGCATGGTGGATAGCAACAGAGGATGAATTTCAAGAATTTAGACTTGTTCATTTTGATAGGAAGGTGGTTTTTCCGGGGTTGGATGAGTCTAAAGCAGAAAAATTTATTTGTTCGCCCACATCATGGATGGATTCTTCTGGTCTTTGTTATTCTACTTCGTTGTTTGAACTGTGTAAATTGGGGCCTGATAAGCGGGTACCTGATTGGGTACATGAATTGCGTAGCAGGTCTGGCTACGAAGGAGATTAAAAAACGATGACAACAGCATTGGTTACTACGATTCGAGATGATCAAGCAAAATTGAACATCACATGGGAAGGGCAAAACGGAGAACTTCCTGACGCGGTCCCTGCAAGCTCGAGCGACGAAGAGGTCAAAAGGTTCGCAGAGGAAGCCGTGCGAGGGGGAGACGTTCCGGGTATTTCGGCAGATCCCAATGCGGACTTTTCGAGCTTTGTCGTTCGTCGGTATGAACCGGAGGCGAGGGTTCCATATCTTCGGTTTTTCTTGCAACCCAAAACTCAGTTTGGGATTGCTCCAAAATGGTAGCGCATCCAGGAGAAATGACGGCAAGGGATCGCTTCTACAGTGATAGGTTAGAGAAAACCTTTTTCATTATAGAAGCGACTTCCTTTGAGCAGCACACTCTTTGGCAGAACCACCACTACTACCCAACTCTCTCGCTAGATTATAGAGGATTTCGAGAGGAGTCTGTTTCGTGGGATAGTCTGTCTGGGATAATTATAACGATAGGGCACTTGGGGGAAAAGCTAGTTGCTATTTCTTTATCGTGGGTTATGGTTAATGGAGTGCCTGTTCTGTTTTGGTGTCCTAGCTCGAAAGTGGTTTGCTATGACTTGATAGAGAAGTGGTTCTCTGAGAATTGTGTACCAGAACGATGGGGTAATGGTACGCGAAGGTCGTATACGGATGCGAACAACTTCAGTCATTGTAGAATTGCAATTAAAGAATATAAGGATGGCGAACACAGCAATCCTTATAAATATCCATTTGACTTTCCGATACATTCACCACCAAAGGAAATCGATCTGAAAGATTTGGAAGCTTTTGATTTAGCAAAGCGACAGAAGGATCTGGATGTTTGTTGCAGATCTTGTGGTCGAAGTGATATCCGCCTCTATCGAAGCTATGGGGGATTTCGGCGAACCGAAGAAGATAGATGCAACGAGCATCTGGAGGAGGTCTGTTCGGGTGAGGATTTTAGGGGGTGGTATGTTCCTCTTATAGTCGATGATGCGGGGAATGCATGGGGATATACTTCAGTTCCGCAAAATGCTATAGATGCTTTCTATGGTTTAGAAGATTTTACACAGGAAAAACCATATTGGTGTGGTCCTGGTGAAAGATCTGATGGGATTTCGGGTTGGTCTAATCGGTCATTGGCTTAGGGATATGATTATTGTAGATTCCTTACAAAATGATCCGACAAATGTTATTTTTTTAGACATGGATGGCGTTCTCAATAATAGAGATTTTTTAACAGAATCATTTCTAAGATGGAAGAGAGATAAAAAGAAGGGAATTGTTAAAGACTGGGGAATTGGTGAGGGGTTTTTGTATTTGATTTGCGAACAACTGGTAGAGCGACTGAATCGAATAACATTGGCCACAGATGCAAAGTTAGTAATGTCTTCTTCTTGGCGTTATTCGTGGTATGAAGACTTTGAGGGACTTCAAGATTTATTCAAAAATGCAGGGATTCAAGGTGAGTTAATAGGGATGACGCCTTTGGGAGTGTCTGGAGGGGATTCGCGAGGAAAACAGATACAACGATGGTTGGATGAAAATCTTAAAAATTCTAAAGGGTGGCAAATAAATAGATTTATCATTTTGGATGATAGTTCTGATATGGAGCATTTGATGTCGTTCTTGGTGAGGACAAGCTTGCATGGCCCCATGGGAGGTTTGCAAGACAAACATGTAAAAAAAGCAATCTCTCAATTATTAGGATAATAAGAATATTGTTTTTTTTGAATCCAATGGAGTTGTTATGCCTTTTGGTAAACTTATTCCTGAAATGGAGACGTATTTAGCGAATCTATGTGCAGGACGTCATGTGTGGGATTTAGGTGCAGGTGATTGCATAAGGTCCTTGGGTTTGTATAACTTGGGTGCATCAAGGGTTACAGCGGTTGATAAGGCTTTTCTTAAGGGGGAGTTGGGAAATCCATCTGTTGCAGAAGGTCTTCCGGATCTATACAGAGATGATTGGTTTTCTGCGATTGCTTGTTATTTCGAAGATCTTTTTTCAGGAAATCATATTCCTAGAGATGGAATTGATATTGCCTTTGTTTCTTGGCCAGTTGACAAGCGGAGTATGTCGGGTTTAGTCAAAGTGTTGGAAGCATCTGATGTTATTGTTTATTTGGGCAAAAATACAGATGGAACTCAGTGTGGCAATGCGGAGTTGTTTCGGTATTTACTCCATAGAGAAATATTAGTGCATATTCCTTGTGAGATAAACACATTGATTGTGTACGGAGATGTGAGGATGTGTAGAAGGGAGAGAATTCTTTTCGAGGAGTATTGTGCTTTTTATCATGGCTTAGTCTCTTATGATTCTGGCTATGCGCAATTGAATCAGGATATGTTGTATTGGTTAAATTTTGGGTCTTAAGGGGAAAGAAACGTGTCAAAGAAAATAGTTATTGTGGGTGGCGGTGCTCTGGGTTCTCATCTATTGTTTGGCTTGAGGGCACAATTGTTTACTCGTAGTGGCGAAGGACTGTCTGTATGTGTTGTTGACTTTGATGTTGTTGAGCAAAAGAACCTTTGGTCTCAATTGCATACTAAGATGTCTATTCGAAAACGAAAATCACAAGCTTTGCAGCAGGCTATGAATGGTCTTTTTGGGATTCGTATCGAAAGCAACACGAATCGTCTAGAAGAGAATAACAAAGAGGTTATTTTGAATGATGCATTCTTGATTGTGGATTGTGTTGATAATGCAGCGACACGAATACTTATTCAAGAGTACGCAAGGGAGAAAAATATTGCGTGTCTCCATGGCGCACTTGCGGCGGGTGGGATTTTTGGAAGCGTCCATTGGAATGAGAGGTTTGTAGTGGATGAAGATCCAGAAGAAGAGCAAGCGACGTGCGAGGATGGAGCCTTTCTACCATTCATACAATTCACATCTGCTTTGATGGCAGGAACCATTCAGGAGTTCTTGGAGAGTGGGAAAAAGAGAAGCTTTAATCTATTTCCTTGGAATGTTTTAGAAATATAGGGGTTGTGACTTCTTAGAACATATATAATTGTTATCTTAATAATGGGAAGGGGAGATCTTTAGAGTCTAAAGATCTCCCCTTCCCATTATTACAAAGTAATCACGGATTTATATTTTGGAGGATTATTCTTATGCAGGCATTGGTTGAGATAGACTCTGTTTTTTCGCGAGTGTTTTGCTTAGATGAAAAAGGTCAAAAAATAAGTCTAAATCGATGGATAGAGCTATTTAGGGATGCAGTCTTGTCTGCTACATCGTATATGTCGTCTGGGTGTCAATTCTCAGATAATTATAGAAATGGAACATGGGATGGTCGGATTAGGTTACAGAAAACCTTGTCAGGAAGAATTGGTTATTCGTTTCCAACAGGTTTAGTAGGCCATGTCGTACAAATGCTGCAAATGTCGAACATTGCCATTAATTACTTGGATTGCAGATCGAAGCCCGTGCCTCATTGTGAGCCATTGCATGAACTAGCAGGGTTTACTCTTCGTTCTTATCAAAATCGCATGATTTCCTCTATCCTGGAGCAACCTGAGAGTATTTACTCGATAGGAGAGGAGTGGGGAGAATATCTTTATGACGGAACAGGAATAAAAACACCGCTACGAGTATCAGGACTGGGAATATGGTGTGCTGCGACGGGGGGCGGGAAGACATTAACGGTTGCAGGATTAATAGGTCGCCTTGCAGTAAAGACCCTCTTTGTTGTTTATGGAAACAATCTTGTCCTGCAGACCTATAGGCGTTTTGAAGAAGCTTTTTCTAATTGGTTTATAACAAATGATTTAACTATGGGTTTGGGAATAGAGGGAAACCTGGACGAGGGCTTTGTAACAGTAGCTGGAATAAGCACATTATCGTCTATATTAGAGAGATGTGACAAAACAATCAGTCGTGTAAAGAAAACAATTGGGGACCTGCTAAAAGAGGGAAAGCTCTCGACCACGGCTAAAAACTTACTTCGTGAGTATTTATCGGTTTATACGAAGGTTTCAAAATCAACTAGACTTTTGGAGATAGCACAAGAACTATACAATCTAGGCGCTGTATCAGAAAAGGTCTTAAATATTCTTGGTCAGTTCCCTGTTAATTACAGGAATGCTTTGGGTGCCAGGACGGAGTTGATAGAATACTTAAAAACAGTGGAACTCTTGGTATATGATGAAGCCCATGGAGCAGGAAGCAAGATGGGTTATGGTTTTTGTCAAGAGTGTCCTGCGTATTATCGTTTGGCGATGTCTGCAACACCTTTGGATCGTTCAGACGAAGCAAACTTGAAGGTCGTGGCGTCTTTTGGTGATTTATTGGTGAATGTAACTAGTAAAGAGTTGCGGGATGCAGGCGTTCTTCCCCCGGCAGAAATATTTTTGCTTACGGTGCTTGGAGAGGTTGAGGGGAAATGGCCTGGAGCCTACACAGACGGTATTGTGAACTATGAGGATAGAAATTCGTGGGTTTTTGATGTTCTGGCGATAGAAAGATCTTTAGGTATGCGGTGTTTGGTCCTTTTTGATCGAATCGAACACGGAGAAAATTTGGGTGATGGAATGGAAGCGGGTAGAGGCTCTCTGCATGGAGACACAGGTAGTTTTATTATTCTAGATGGTGATTCAAGTTTGGATGAGAGAGAAGAGGGCATTGATTTATTTAAGAGTGGGGAAATTGATGTTCTTTTTGCGTCTAAGATTTTCAAGCAAGGGATTGATCTTCCGGAAATTGATGTTTTAATTGTGGCATCTGGAGGAAAGGGGAAGATTCCGGTTCTACAAGGTTTGGGGAGGGGGTTACGTGGCACGAGATTGAGAGTGTATGATTTTTCAGACTTTCAGCACAAAATCCTTGCAAGGCACTCACTAACAAGGCATAAAATCTATGAGTCTCAAGGATGTTATAGTATTAAATACATTCAAACGTTGAATGAGTTGCGTCAGGTGCTATTAGAGAAGGAAGAAGGAGAAACAAATGACGTCGTCGATAGCGGTACCAATTCCGGAACAAGTCAAGAAGAAAGAGGAGAAGGAGGGGGACAAGGTTCCTTTGGATTCTAATTTGGAAAATTCAGATACATTGTCAAAGAATCCTGTGACGAAATCGAGTGGATTGGGAGACATTTCTGCAGAGTTAGAGCAGCTTTTGGAAGATCACGGGGAAGCTACTAATCATGCTTTAGAATCGCTTATCGGTAGTGAATTGTCGACTGTTTTTTCTGTTCTTGAAAAAGGTTATTTAGAGAATGGATTTGGTGGATTATTGGTCGTTCCCCGTGATGTAGCACAGCATGTTTCTTTTGCATGGACGCGACTTTTACAAGCGATGAAGGAGAGAGGGGAATACGGGGGAAGTGTAGAGGGTAACGCTTTTATTTGTCGGATGATGCCGGATGGGAGCCTTTTCTTAAAGGCTGTGCCTATGCCTGAAGGGCTTGTTTTTTGTTCAACTCCTTTTGCACCTCCTGTGCAACAATTAGGTGGATTACCTAAATTGCCATCGCAATCTGGTCCGGTCCCCCAGAATTTTCGTTTTGATGGAAATGAAAATCTTGAGAATGTTGAACCATTGCAAACAAATTTGGTTCCACTTCCAAGCCAAGAAAATTCGCAAGACAAAAAAGCTGCGAGTGCTTCTGGGGTAAAAAGAAGGTCTATTATACTTAGTAATAATGGCGATGTTGTTGTTGACTAATTGATATTTTAGAGTTCTGGTAAGATAATCAAAATGCGTCTTAAGTATATAGTTTATAACTTGTTTTTATAAGGAGATATTTGATGTCTGACTGGTCTGAGAGCGCCTTTGCATCTACAGCTTTTCTTTGGGTAGAGACAGATACACAAAGTCTATTGAATTCAGATAAAGTTGAGGAGTCTTGGCTCGGAGTGTCAATACCGGAGAAATTTGACGGAATATTTCGATCGTGGTGTCGAACGCTTTCTATGGCAGATTATCGTTTTGTGGGGTCTTTGAATTTTTGGTTATTTGCTCCCAGTATGCGTAAGGATCTGTTGGAGCGTTTTATCGGGTATGGTCTTGTTCTCGAGGAAAAGAAACCTGCTCGTCTGGGTGGGCCAAGGTGGGGAGGTGGAGGTGGAGGTGGAGGGGATTCTTTTTCTCCACAGGGTCCATCACCATCAGGTGGCGGGGATAAACTTGAGGGTCAAACGACAAAAACTTTTGCATCTGAATATTTAGAGGCATGTGAGATTTTGGGTTTGTCTCCGCATGCTCCTGAAGAAGTGGTGAAAGCAGCGTTTCGAGCTTTACAAAGAAAGCATCATCCTGATAAACAATTAACTGATGGACGGTCTTCTTCTGGCATAGATGCAGAGGCAAAGCGAATCAACTCTGCGATGGATACGATTAAGCAGCACCGTTCCTGGTAATTATATATTCTTTCGAAAATTAGTTATTTACATGGGTTGTGTGGGGTTTACACATGGGATCTCGAAGTGCGTTGGGTGATGCTCCGGTGCCTCTTTCCTTAGTTTTGCGCGAGAAACAAGAGAAAAGAAAAAAACGAAGAGATAGAAGACGTCGGACAAGTAGCGCTCTATCATCCACAGATAAAGAAGAAATTATAAGGGGTGTATGTAGTGGGCGTTTTGCTCCTGTGGGGGGTATAAAACAACAAACAGCACGCGCCGCTGATGAGATGGCCTCTCTGTGTGCAGAACTACATGCAGAATATTATGGGAGTAGGGTGTCTGATTGGCAATCACGATCGCAGCAGAATAAAGGCCACTTGGGATGTTGCAGCAGAGCAGCGGCTCAGGCGGATATGTTAGGAGTGTGTTATCGAGATTACTTACGAGCGCAATTTTATTGGATCAATGATTATTTTTCTCGACCACCGAGATATTCGGAAATAGCAAGTCCCGGAGCTATAGTTCGTTACGAGAAGTGGAAGATTGTCAAAGAGGAGGGACAGGCACCACCTATGGTTGTTCATCCCGCGATTATGGGAAATATTGATCCAGGAGATCAGTCAGACAGTGATGTCATTGAATATGAAAAAATTGTATTGGATCGCATGGTTCGTCAGTGGGGTAGTGAGGAGGAGGTCTGGAGAATGTTTGGTTCTCCTGAAGATACAGAAGTATTTTCAAGTGTTTTTAAGAAAACCAGAGAAGTTTGGCGTTCCATGTATGGTAAAGATCTTTAGACTCTAAAGATCTTTGTTAGGGATTTTTTATAAATGAAGAGTAAACTACCTCAGCCCCCATTGCCACAGCCTCCTCCGTCATTAGAGGCAACAGCCCACTCTCTTCCTCTTGTTCCTTTGTCGCCTCATTCAGTACCTCCGGAGATGCCTGTTTTTATATCGGCGAATATTCCGGGGTCTGGTAATTCCTTGCCTGTACCGAGCGGAGGAACGGATGGAATGGTTGGTGGGGCGCAACTGGCTAGGAATTCGGTTCACCATTTCCCAACACAGCCAGTGGTGGATACCCCATCGCTTAGAGTCGCACCGACATTGCCAGAAAATGTTTGGGCAGAGCCAAAAGCTACAGCGAGTGTTTTGGATAAGTATCCTTTTCATAGTGAGGTTCAAGATGATATTTTGCGGCTTATGGCAACGAAAAAGCATTTTTCTCGAGCAGCTTTAGATTGGGTTAGACCTGGATATTTCGAAGGCGACGAGCGTCGAGCATTAGCAGCGACAATGTTAGACTTTTTTAAAGATTATGGATTTCCTCCAACCGAAGGGCAGATGTTCACAGAGTTGCAGCGGAGAGGGCAGCTTAGTGGTGAACTGAAGGAGAACTTAGAATCTTTAGTGGATAGTGTTTATCGTATTCCTCCAACAACACCAGACTATACTGTGGAGGTAGTATCAGAGTTTGCAGAAACCCAGGCTTGGATTTCTGCAGTGTTACGTGCAGGCCCTCTCATCCGGCAAAGAAAATTTTCAGAGATGAAAAAAATAATGCGGGAAGCAGAGAATATTGGAGGGGTTCTTGAGACGGGCGGGACTTGGTTTTTTGAGGAAACCGAAGAGCGATCCCGACGCAGGAACGATGAAGTGCATATTGCTTCTCGTATTATTCCGACAGGTGTTCCAGACCTGGATAGAATCATACGTTATGGTGGACCTGCTAAGGGAGAAGTAGGAATAGTAGTAGCCAGTACGGGCAAAGGCAAGTGCTTACGAGAAGACACTTGGCTGAGTGTGCCGGGAGGTTACAAACGTCTAGGAGACTTAATAAGAGAAGATATTGGATTGGAAGATTTAGAAACAATATCTGAGGGATGGCATCAATTCAACAACCGACCGTTAGTATTTGATGCCAATGGTATTTGTCGTGAAATTGATAAATTCTATGCTAATGGAAACAAGATTTCTTATTCGGTGACAATGAGGGACGGGATGTCCTTAGTTGGAAGCTCGGAACATCCATTACTTGTAGTGAGGGATGGTATCTGGACATGGATAACCATGTCCGAAATAAAAGAGGGAGATGTTGTTGCTTCTTTGCGTGATTCAAAACCTTTTGGTTTGAATTATGATAACGAGGTTTCGAATAATTTTAGCTTGGGTGGTGATTGGAATATTAGAAAGGGAAAGGAGAAGTTTACTCCTTTGCAGCGGTGGCCGACTAAAGGAAGTTCGGAACTGGCGGAATGGGTGTCCTTGTTGCTTGCAGAAGGTTATTATAATGCACCTCCAACGGCTCCCTATAGATTATCGTTTACAAATAAAGAAGATGTTCTGATAGATCGTTTTATATATCTATCACGAGAGTTATTTTCTTTGAATCTTCGGTCAGTTGCATCGGAGGATGGGAGTAAGGTTGTAATAATCGATAGCAAAGCTCTTGTTCGATATCTTTGTCTAATTGATATTCCTCCCGGACGATCAGCGGACAAGAGAGTACCTGCTTGGATTATGGACGGAGGGGAGGCAATACGGCGATCTTTTGTTTCAACTTTTTTTACGTGTGAATCGCATGTAAGAGATGACTTTTCGATAGAAATCTCGTCCGCGTCATCAGAAATGATAGAGCAGATACATCTGTTGCTTCTTTCTGATGGTATTTACTGTCGCTCGTTTGCAAAGCGTGGAACTGCGACAAATGGTCTAGATTTAGAACGTTTATATTTTCGTTTAATTGTTATGGGGAAAGAAAATCTAAGAAAATATAAGCAAATTGGCTTCATGTCGGGGAGCAATAAGTTTTTTGCTTTCCAAAAAGCATTACAAGCTCCAACATTTTCAAACAGCTTAACGAATTTTAGAGATAAAATACATGGAGCACCATCGATATTAAGATCCATCAAGAAAAGAATACAAGAGATGGATTCAACTCCAGGAGGGAGAATAAGGAGAGGGCTTGGATTATCGAATCGTCTAGGAAAGCGTATCAGTAATAATTTCAGAGCATCTATAGATCGGAATAGTGTTTCTTATGATTTCTGTTTGGAAATACTATCTGGATGCTCCAAAATTGAAGATGAGAAACTTCAAGGTTTATTGCAGGAGTTGAGATTATTAATTCGGTATAGAATGATTGAAGTTATAGATGTGCAAAGGACTCGGTGCTTTACCTATGACATAGAGGTCCCAGATTCTCATCATTTTATTGCCAATTCCTTTGTTTCACACAATTCGATCGCCCTTGGTCAGTTTGCTAGGAGAGGGGTCTGGGAAGGTGAAAATGTAGCTATTTTCTCTGGTGAGATGTCAGAAGAGAAATTCTCAGATCGTCTTGACGCAGCCTTCACAGGTTTGCGTATGAACGAGATTGGAAACGAAGAAGAGTTCCTTTCTCGCATGGAGATATTGCGCACACGTTTCAAGAAAAAGCTTTGGATTCGAAGGTTTCCAACAAAAGGTGCATCTATTGGGGATTTGAGAGCGTCGTTAGAGTCCATGAGGAGGGAAGGTTGGACTCCGGGTATGATTATTTTGGACTATGCAGCCTTAGTTAAGCCAGAGGTATCGAGAGATCAGAGGCATACCGAGATTCAGGAGATCCTTCAGGCTTTTAGGGGATTGTGTATTGATTTCGACGCAGTGGGTTGGACTGCACTTCAAGCATCTCGCCAAGGTGAGAAAGCATATATTATTAAGGGTGATCATGTTGCAACGTCTTGGGATAGTTTGGGGGATGCAGATTATATTTTCTCCATCAACATGACGGATGATGAGAAAGTCGCAAACCAGTTGCGTTTGTATATTATCAAAAACAGAGATGGGGATATGTCACGGATCACGATTGGTCCCTTGCAATCGGATTATGCGAGGATGTGTTTTGTTAAGATTTGATTTCGTGCAGCGTGTGCGTCTACAGTTCTTTTATTGGTAATTGAAATTGAAATTTCTTTAGACTCTAAAGAAATAACAAACAAAGAGGATTTTAGGATGAGTAAAGATGTGAGAATAATGGAAATAGACTACAAGCTCCCGTATCGAATGGAGCTTAGCTTTTTGAATCCTTCTTCTACACAATGGATTCTTGATAAGATGGCGTTTATTAAGAAAAGTTTGCGCAGTTTAGGAGGAGGCTTAGATCCAATTCCTGTAGGAAAGAAGCCGTGGAATATTCGCAGAGTTGGGAAGAAAATCTTATTTTCCTTCACTTATAAGTATATGAAAGCGGTTTCTTTCGTAGATGTGCCAGAAACCCTAGAAGAGAATTGAGGGAAGCAAGACGATGCTTGATGTAGTGCGCCTATTTAGGGACTATGGGGTAAAATACTCCCGTACTACAGTGGATGCTCTGCAGGTCAAGATAAAATGTCCAGAGTGCAATGGGAAAGATAAACTCTGGGTTTGCTTAGACAGAGACCAGTACTATTGTCATAAGTGCGAGTGGACTCCATACACAGTCCAGGCTTTTTTGCGAAGTACTTTGGGTTTATTTGGCCTTGAGCTTGTTCGTGTGGAGCATGAGTATCAACGGACCTTGGATGTAGCCGATCTAGAAGCACATCTCGCAGAAGAGATGAATAATCTGAGACAATCGTTAGGCTTTACCGAAGAGTCTGGGCAAAATGATTCGGGTAGGGGACGTCAAAGAAGCTCTAGAGCTATGACCAAGATAGAATGGCCAGAGCATTTTACTCCTTTGGGTGATATACGAATTCCACGAATCAATGAGTATGCACTTTCTCGAGGGTTTTCTTGGGATGAGATGTGTCGCCTTGGTTTTGGGGGATGTTTTGGGGGGAAACTTCGAGGTTATCTAATAATTCCTTCCTTAGAGGGGGGTGTTCTCAAGTTTTGGCAAGGAAGAGATGCTTGGGGTAGGGAAAATGTTCCCCGATATAAAACACCATCTGGAGCTTCCAACACACTATCGTTGTTTAATATCGATGAAGCATCGCACCATGAGGTTGTTGTTGTTTGTGAGGGTGTTTTTTCGGCTATGAGGGTTGGGCCAGACGCAGTCGCCACATTCGGTAACAAACTATCATTGGAACAAATAGAGATGCTACGTCGAAGAGGGGTTCGACACATCGTTATCTTTTTTGATCCCGATTCTTGGTATGTTCCAAAGTCTGTTAGACAAAGAAAAAATGGACATAGGGCAAAACCACCTATTCAATCTGTTTTAGATCGATGTTTGGGGCGTTTTGATACTATTCGAGTAGTAGAGTCTTCGCGATATAGTAGTAGTCATGATCCGGATGATTGGGGAACTGCCAATAGTCGCCATTTGGTTTCTTCAGGAACGGGGTTATATTCTCCGATAGACATAGGGGAAATGTTGCTTCGACGACCACCACCATCTGATTGATATTTGGAGTGTTATTTATGGAGTTCTGTGATAATTGTGGGATAATGTTGTCGGGAATGGGCTCTATACTCGGAAACACTGGTAGAATTAGATCGATGCAGGCCCTGCACCAGACACGTTGTTTTTGTCGAACAGATTTGGATGGGTTGGAAGATCTTCTCCAACGATGTCGTCGGGGGCTCGATGACATGATGGAGGAGATCCTTCCTGGTGTTGCGACTAACAAAAGAACGGTTGACAGGATTTTGGATGAGTTACCAAATGATAATCCCATTCGGACAGAGATGCAGCAACGATTTGCTTATATCACTCGATTGCGCGAAGAGATATTGAAGCGAAAAAAGGCAATACAAAAACTACAAGCAAGTGAAGGAGAAGGAGAAGAAGATTTTAATTTAGATGACTTCTTGGATCACGAAAAGGGTTCTGATGGTGGATTGGGTTCTTTTTTGCGAAGCCGTTCAAATAGAAGAATTAAATAGTTCGTAGTCTTTCTTTCTTCTTTGTTTTCTGTGTTTATATTTGGTTTTCTTGTAGAGGGCTTTGCACAATGAGTATGAATGATTCTGAAGTCGGTGAATTTGAGAATTCTCGGTTGGTTAGTGACTACGAACAAGATGTACTAGATGATGAAGTGGGTGTTTCTGATGAAGACTCTGAATATACAGAGTCTTTGTTTTTATTAGATGGTCGGAGTGCAAGTCTTTCTCGAGAGGTGCGCTATACATCAGAAGGTTTGGCAAAATGCAGGTTGTGTGGGTATGCAGCAGCCGACTTATCGAATCACATCCGAGAAAAGCATAAAATAGAAAGGAGTGTTGGGGACGCTGTAGGCATAGAGATAGATCCTGTTTCTGATTATCAAAGGCGTCACGCAGGATGGCCAATTTATGGTGAGCGGATTGGTGATGCGGGTAGTCTTGTTTATAGAAGCAGGCCACGAAAGAGTTTTTCTGTTTTGGAACAGTTTGGCTTTTTTTGGAATGAACGATCCAAGAGGGATAAAATGGTTTTGGGGTATGAGTATCCTGGCCCCTACACGCCGCCCATCGACCCTAATTATGTTTTTCCAAAGGAGGCAACACAAGACATCCTGTTGGGGTTCAATCTTCGGGACAGAATCAAGATTGTGGGGCATTCAGGGACAGGAAAAACGAGTCTAGTTGAACAAATATGTGCTCGTCTTGGATACAATTATGCTCGTATCAATATGGATGGATCTATAGAGCGTCCCGAGCTTCTTGGTCACTACATTATGACTGAGACGGGTGGAATGATTTTTAATTACGGCATGCTCCCACGAGCTATGGTTTTGCCGGGGACAATAATTGTTTTAGATGAATGGGACACAATGGGTGGTGTTGCATTTGTCTTGCAGCGTGTTCTGGAGGAAGCGGGTCAGCTTCAGATGTTGGAACGTGGTGAAGAAATCATAACGCTGCACGATGAGAATGTGTTCGTTGCTACATCAAACACCACAGGGTTTGGTGATGAAGATGGTCTGTACACTGCAGGGACTTCAACACAGAATTTCTCGCAGATTCGTCGATTCACAATGAATATTGAGTTGGATTACTTGCCTCGTGAAAAAGAATTGGAGTTGTTGCAGAAGACGTATCCACGGCTTAAGAAAAGGGTTGCGGAGGCGTTGATTGAGTGTGTCTCTTTGATACGAAGTGGCTTTGTGAACGATCGTCGTTTCTTGGTGCCCTTGACGGTGGCGGATACACTCAACTGGGCGCAGAAAACAATAAGGCTGGGAAATCCAATGCGTGCTGCGAGGTTATCCTTTATCAACAGACTCCCTCCTTTAGAGAGACCAAAGTGGGAAGATGTTATTAGTCGAGTGTTTGTTGTCTAATGAGAAGAAGACCTCGGGACTTGTCGAGACGTGTTGCCAGAGATCGCACAAATCCTCTTTTGAATAGACTGATAACGGTTGCTCGAGTTTTCTCTGATCGATATGATTTAGAAATCGTCTTTTCTGGCAACGAGTGTTATACAGACGGGAGAAAGATAGTCCTCCCATCGATTGCTCCGGATGCTCCAGAAGAAGAACAGGAAATCATACACGGTCACCTTGATCATGAGGTGGCTCATATTATTGAGAGTGACTGGTTCGATGTTCATTTTCTAGAAACAGGGGTGACTAACTTATTTGGTCAGACCATAGAAGATCTTCGTGTAGATTATAAGATAGGCCAGAGATGGAGGGGGTGTTGGCAGAATCGCATGAAAACAGTGCGCTATATGTCTCTAAATTATATATTCCCTGGATGGAATATAATAGAGGCAGTGCACAGACTGAGCCTCGCTGTTTACTACAAATCCTTAAATGATAGTGAGTTGCTAAAGGCTTTTCCTGATCAGGAGTTATTGAAGAAATTATCGCCTTTAAGTGCAGTTCTATCTTTATATAAAGATTTTCCAAGCACTAAGTATTCTGTGGCTTTGGCAGTTGAAATAATAAAATTATTAGGTTTAGAGCCAGACGAACCATACGAAGAAATTCCTGACTTTGACGCGATTTCAAAGAAGGTTCAAGATGATGTAGACTTTGCGATGAGTAGAGGTGGGGGAGTTGCAGGAAGTGATGTTTGTGATGTGAATTCTTCCAACAGTGTAATGTTGGAAGAGGATGATTTCTCCGATATTGTGGAACCTGCAGATAGTGGAGTAAGTGGCTCAACATCTGATGAAACAGATGGTGATTCAGAGAAAGGTGGGATTGAGGGTGAAGAAAAAACGAAAAATGAATATAAGGACGACAGTGATGATTCTTTGGGTGACTTATCGGATAATGAGGATGCAGATGACGGAGAGAAGGATTTAGATGAGTTACACGAACATATAGAGGATGAATACAGTGTTGCTCCAGGAGACTCTCCACAAACAACTCAGCCTTGGCCTTTATCCATAGACTCTCAGAGAGAAATCGTAAAGCAATCGGTTTCTGTTTTTGAACATTTCAGGACTGATGAATCTGATTTTTATTGTCCATATACAACGGATGGCGATTTTTGCGAGATAATGCCTGACGGAGAGTTCTCTTGGTTTACTTCAGAGCGAGGAATAGCTAAGCAAACTTGTAATGTGGCTCTGCGGTATTTGCGAATGAGTCTAATGGGTAAAAAGAAAAGCTTTTGGGAGAGGGGGCATCATACAGGAAGAATTCATCCTCCCGATCTTCACAAGCTAATTATCGGTAAGAATCCTAGAGTGTTCAAACGGCGTGTCACAAGAGAAGCAATAAAGGCTCGTGTGTCATTAGTAATAGATGTTTCTGGTTCGATGTGCGGAGGGCGAATATTAGCGGCTCGTCGCGCAGCTATTGTTTTTGGAGAGCTTTGTCACAGTGTGGGAGTTCCTTTTGAAGTGTGTGCATTCACTACAGACTCCTCTATGTCTCGTAATAGATGGAGTTCTGTTAGTGAGGAGGAGCAGAAGCGGTATACAAGGTGGGGTAATTTAAGATTTGAAATCTATAAAACATTTTCTGAGGATTGGATAAGGGTTGGACATCGTTTGCAGAATATGGAGGCTCAGGAACACAACTACGATGGAGAGGCCCTGTTATTGGCCGCAAAGAGGCTCCTAGCCTCTTCTTGTCCCGGTGAGCGATTGATTATGCTTAAGATGTCAGATGGAAGACCCCAGCAAGCTATAGGACCTTGTCAACCGCATCATCAATGGTTCTTGCGTCATGTGATTGAAGAAGTTGGAAAAATGGGGATCAGTTTGGTCGGGATGGGGATTCAAAGCGAGGCGATTCATGAATACTATGATGATGCGGTGTATGTAGAAAATCCTTATGATTTAAGTGAGGTCGAGTTGAAAAAAATGAGGGAACTGCTTCAGGAAAAGAAGTAGAAAATCTTTAGAGTCTAAAGATTTTCTCGGGTAATTGTTATTTTTCTTGAGTCACATGAATCGGGATGCTAGAGAAATGTGAGGTTTCTATGAAAACTTGCCGGTTTTGGCGATGTTTCCCCTTGAAGATGTCCGGTTTTCGAGGTATTATGCTAGGTAAATGATCTAAAAGTGATCATTTTTTCCCATAAAGCTATTATTTCTGCATAGATATAATTTCATATTTCTTGGCTTTGGGGTTTCTTAGAGTTCATTTTGTTTTGGCTAAGGAGGACTGAGAAATGGATAAGGGTGGCGTATACGACCTTCTTTTGGGTGAGTCTCTTGTAGCAGCAACTTTGGGTGTGGGAATTGATGTTTCTGCCGAAGGAAGTCAATCATTTTCAGATCTTTGTGTAGATGATGTTTCAGATGTATTTATTTGTGAATCTTCTCTTGATATCCCGGATTGGGATAAAAATGGTATGTATGAAGAGTTTAGAAGAAATTATGCAAATTGGTTCAAAAAGCATGCTTACTCTGTAGCAGAGGGATCTCGGGGTTTTGCAGCCTTTGATGATGTGTTACAAGAAATCGAAATCAAGGTTTGGCTTGTTATGATGCAAGATGGCCGTTGTTTTGATGGTCGATGCAAGACGAGGGTTGATGTTTTTAACTATGTTCTTAGATCCGTTAGTAACTTTTTGTCTTCTATGGTTAGAGGGTTTGGTCAAAAGGCTTGGGGACGAACTGATGTTGGGCTTGGTATTCGTCGGGGCAAAGACGGAGATACAAAAGAGTCTCAGGATACTTGTGCTTACTTGGGAGCAGACAACAGAACAGAGGAGCGCTACGAGGCACGGGAGTCGCTGAAAAGGCTGTTAGCCTATGCAGAAAAGAAAGAAGAAGAAGAGGCATATTTGATTGCCAGGATTATTCGAAACCTTGCAGATCCTTGCAGGCCGCTCCTTAACTTTATTCGTCGATATGAAGAGGAAATTGAGCGTCAGTCTTTAGAAGAAGGGCAGTCAGACAGCAGCAAGAAGAACTTTGGAAGTCGAGGTGTGGAGATTGCTTCGCAGGAGGCGTATGCCAAGTATATTGGATGTTCTTGGCGTTACGTGAAGCTGGTTTTAGAAGAAGCAAGGATAGAGTTAGGTATGTAACAATGAAGGTTCGCTTAATACGTCGTTTACGATGTGAGGGGTGTGGACTGATATATTTGCTTGAGGAGGCTTACAGGGGCAGGTTTAGTCTGAAGCAGAACAAGTGCGCTCGTTGTATTATTAAGATACGAGGTAGAGAGGGGAGTTTGCTCTTACCTGACTGTTTTGGGAAGTCGTATAGTGGCTTGGATCCCATGTGTGTGGAACGATGCAACCTCAGAGAGGGGTGCGTTATTGAGTATGCGGATGGAAAGATAACTGATTTGGATTTTAGCTTGGGTTTGCAAAAGCGGCCTACGGTTAAACAGTTACTACTTCGAATATTGCGTTTTTTGGCAAAGCCGGTTCATGCTTACGATCTTGCACCCATCTTGCAGAAAATGACAAATGGTCGTTTTTCAATGAGAAGAAAGCATTGGTATGCGCAGATTGTTCAACGTTTGCGAGAAACACCACATGTTTTTGCTCTTGGGGATGGATTTTTTGTTTGGGATGGGGCCTGGAGTGAGGATCGTTTTGATGAAATTTTATACCCACGACGTCCTGCGACAGATGTTGATTCTATACTGGAACAGATCAGAAGAGATGCTTTAGAGAAAGCAGAGGAAATAACATCTAGGTTCAAAAGTGTGGGTGGTTCAGATAATGACTCCGAGAATATTGATGAATAGTGATTTGCGCCATAGTGTCTGGCATTTATTAGACGAAGATGTAACGATTCCAACTGAGAGTATTCTAAAAGGTGATTATCGTTTTGAAGGACTTCCCATTTTTTCTGAAAAATTTGAGCTTATTGATACTTGGGATGCATTCTTTGAAATACTCGCAGATTTGATGCGGGTGAAGATATTATCGGCGGATGTGGAGACCGATGGTCTTGGAAAATTAACGCATAGAATTATTGGATATTCATTTAGCTATAATATTAACTTTAGAGGGATGGATATTGAGAGCAGGGGTTGCTTGCGTAACGTGTATATTCCTGTAAGGCATAGAACGGGTGATAGATCTTTAGATCCTAAAGATGTTGCTTTTTATTTGGGCAAAGTTTTTTTAAGGAGTGATGTCGTTTTTCTGTTTTGGAATGCACGATTTGATATGCACATGCTTTTCAATGAAGGGATGGGGTTGGGTGGTCTTGTTATTGATGGGATGATTTATAGAAAATTATTATTCCCCGAAGATAGAGCGGGATTGAAAAGAACGTCTGAGGATCTTGTAGAGAGTACTGCAGGTGAGTGGGATAGGTGTATTCGTGTGTTTATTAGATCTCTTTGTGGGAAAAATGGTTGGAAAATACCGGGAAGGGGAGATCCTCTTGCACGTTCTCTTTACGATTACATTCCCACGCTATGGATGGCACAGTATGCCGGTAGAGACACATATTATACGTGGCTGTGTGTTGATTTATTATTGGCAATGATTCGCGATATCCCTGGACTTATGTCGATATCTGCAACCGAGCATTCTTTAATACTTCCTCTTTTTAGGATGGAGAGAAATGGTCTTCCTGTAGATCGTGTTGAGGTGGGCTCGAGTGTAGAGAGAGCATTCTCAATACAAAAAAAATTAGAGAGGTCTTTGGAGGAAGATTTTGGATTTTCTGGTAATTTGAGGAAGGACTCGGATGTTATTTCTTTTCTAAGAGACCAGGGAGCAATATTTACTCGAGCGACAAGAGGGACGAGACATCTCCCTCCAGAAAAGCAAAACATGTCGTTGGCGGGAGATGTTCTGCGAATGCAGGCGGTGGAAGGGGTTGTGGCATCGGGTTTGGTCTATCAATGGCGAACACTCTTCGACATTCTATCGAGGAACCTGCTGAAGTTATCGGAATATATAGAGGGAGATGGGTGTGTACACGCATCATTTATGCAATTGGGCGCAAAGTCGGGAAGAATGTCTGCTAATGCACCTAATGTGATGAACGTTCCGCAGAGGAATGAGTATGCGTCATTAGTGCGGACTTGTTATCGATTAAAAAGCAATGATTGGGAGTGGTGGTTTTTAGACCTGAATCAGATTGAGCTTCGGATTATTGCTCATTGCTCAAAAGATCCACATTTATGCGATGCTTTTATCCGCGGAGAAGATCTGCATGTATTAACGGCTATAGATATTTTTGGTTTAGATGTGTGGGATCGAGGAACATTAGAAGAAAAGAGTCTCATGCGCTCTATAGCAAAAGAGGCGAATTTTGGAATAGTTTATGGTATTGGTGCGAAAGGCTTAGCGGACAACTTGTTTAAAAGAGGAATTCTTCGGTCTGTAGAAAGTTGCGAGGAGGTTATTTTCCGGTTTAAGTCGCAGCGTCCGAGATTAATGCAGTGGGTGAGTGAAGTGAAGGTTTTAGCTCACAGGCAAGGTTATATTGATAATCTGTACGGAAGAAGAAAAGATTGTCGGTTACTGAGTGACATGTCTGTTTCAAGATATGAAAGGGAAAAGCTGGAGCAATCCATACCAAACTTTATGGGGCAGGGGACCGCTGCGGATTTCTTTAAGCGTTTTTGGATTTCATTTGAGGATGCGTTGTTTTCGAGGTTGGGCGCAGAATACAAATTTGTTAATTGGGTGCATGATGAGATTCAGGTCTTTATCAGGCCAACCGATCGAAACTTTATGATTGAAGAGTCTCAGAGAGTTTTAGATGAGGAGTCTGCATGCTTTGATGTTCCAATTAGTTTAAATTATCAAAGAAGTTTAGGTAGTTGGGACGAAAAGGAAGAAATATCTTTATAATTTTTTTTTAATGACGCATCATGACATTGGTTTTTCTTAGTTTATTTTTTGTGACATTTGATTTCTTGAAAAATCTTTAGAGTCTAAAGATCGATTGGGTGGTGTATTGAGAAAAATATATGATTATCTCTGTCAAAATGAAAATTGCTCCGCAGAGGTAGCAGAGCTTATGGTTCGTTCTGGACAAGAGGATGAGCAGGTTTGCTCGGAGTGCAACCAAGCTCTACACAGACTACCCCCCGCTGTTCGTGGTTGGGCACCTTCGGCAGAAAGGACCAGTGAACAATTACAAGAGAGATCTTTCCAGCATTCTATGGAGATGGCTCGAAAAGGTCATGACCCAACTCAGAAGGACAACTATCACCCATCTGAATCGACAAAGCGAAAGCGAAGGGTGAGGAACACTCAAAAAGGTATGGTTGCGAGGCATCAAGATGATTGGAAGAGGCTCTCTAAGGATGCAGGCACCACAGAGAAAATTACGAGATCTGAACTTGGTCGTCGCATGGGTTCTAAGAGTGGTGGGGGATAATGGGGCGGAGTTAATTTTTTGATAGGAGAGTTTGGTTGTGGATGATTTCTTAAGTGGTGTTGAAGAGTATTTCAATGATATGTTTTCTCCCCCCAGATCTCTTCGATCGTGGTGGGAAGAAGTTCAAATAGATATGCCTACTTTGGGGGCACAGTTGGCAGAATGGCCAACACTCTATTCATATTTTGGAGCGCTTTTGGTGCAAGCTTCTGAGAAACATGAAGAAGCAAAGACAGAACTGGATGCAATAAGGGCTGATGTTCGTCTTTCTGCTTATGAGCGTAGGAAGAGCATGGGTTTTAGTGTTGGCGATACATTTCTGAAAGCAGAAATAGATTCAGACGAACGAGTAAAGACAGCACGCTTATCTCTGAGGAAAGCTTCTCGAGTAAAGAAGCTGTGTGAGGTTGCGGTGAATGCTTTTGAATCGAAATTGAAAGCAATGCGATCTTTGGGTGCTAGAGAAAGGGCAGAGATGGAGGGAATTGATCCATCAGTCCGAGACCAGATGTCGAGGGGGACTGGGACGTCTAGGGAAGTTGGGAGGCATAACACCTTCTACTCTGGACGTCATTCGGGGAGCAATGGCGATTTGTCTGGAACAATGCCCGATGTCGTGAGAACAACTCCCACTCGTTCTCCAGATTCATCAGAACAGGATAACATTGTGCGAGGTGCAACAAAACAGGGTCAGTTTTTCAAGCCTGGAACGGATTGGTTTTCTGGTGAAAATGAATAGATATTTGTTTTCGTTGTTTCATTTTTGTATGGGTTATATATATATATATTTTCAAAGCAATAAAAAGGAGGGTTAATTATCTAAAAAAACAGGAAAAAAACAGGAAAGAAAATCGGATTATCTCAAAAAACAAGCAAGGAAAAAAACACAGATGACAGAGTTTATTGCAGTTAGTCAGGATGCTATTCGCGAGAGGCAAAAAATTGAAAAAGTGAGCAGGAACTCAAGCCTTCCCAAGCTTTCTTTTTTTCAGCCTAACAACGGGCATACCTATACTATTCGAATCCTTCCTCCTTGGACGAGTGAAGGGAAATTCGCGGCGTTGCCGTATATGGAAATTTGGCAACATTGGGATGTTGGACCTCAAAATATCCGAGTGAATTGTGCAAAGAGGATGTCGGACAATCAAGAGTACTGTTACGTTTGTGAGCAATTGGAACTCTTGAACAAACATGGTTCGGAGGCGGAAAAGAAGGCTTCCGGTCGGCAACGAGCGAGTCGTCGATATGTTTATCAAATCATCGATCGCGAAGATATGGTTTACACCGCAAATGATTCTCAAGTAGAGAAAAATCCCAAGCTTCTTGGAACGCTCAAGATCAAAATGATGGGCTTGGGGTATCGGGCACACTCGAAGATCACAACACTGTTTGCATCGGCGCAGTGGGGTGATATCTCGAATCCTTTTACAGGGGTGGATATTGAACTGTCGAAGTCGGGCTTTGACAGTGATACGACGTATTCGATCAGCCCTTGTCGAAACAGCATGCCGATATTCGCGACGGCAGATGGGAAGGCAGACAGTCGGGCTATTAGTGGAGTGGCTTCGGGGATGTATGAACTCGATGATCATCGAAATTTCACGCCGACTACGGATGAAGATTGTCGTTTGATTTGGGCGGGGATTGCTCCGTGGCAAGCCACAGAGGAGCAGAAAGTCGCCGTTTTAGGAGAGGGCTACAAAACGAGAGCCTCTAATCAGGTGACGGATGGTGGGACACAGACACAGCCAGCGGGGCTTTTGTCTCCTCCTGCCACAGCGCCGACCTCCAATCCACTGACGGCTTGGGAGGGAAGGATTGTGGGTGGTCAGGTTTTGGGGAAAGCCGAGGTCGCGGAAAAACATGGTCATCAGTTAGAGCAGATCCCCTGGTGTTACGGAGAGCGTCCACAGCCCGTTGGAAGCCATGCAGAGTATTGTGAGAGTTGTCCTCTTGTTGCAGATTGCGTGGCGTTGTACAAGCACAATAGCGATATGCAATATTACGAAGGTCCTCCCGTTCCAAGAGCGGCTCCGGTGATTCCAGCGGCTCCAGCGGCTCCAGCGGCTCCAGTGGCTCCGGTGGCTCCAGCGGCTCCAGTGGCTTCGGCGGCTCCGGTGGCTCCAGCGGCTCCGGTGGCTCCAGCGGCTCCAGTGGCTTCGGCGGCTCCAGTGGCTCCGGCGGCTCCAGTGGCTCCGGTGGCTCCAGCAAACTATAATCAGTTTGCTACTTCGGGAGTACCAACAGCATACCAAACACCTCCTCCAGCAGCGGTTCCGGCACCACCGGGACAAGAAGCGAGTGCCATGGCGCAAATGACTCAAAAATTGCAAGCAGCGGCACAAGGAAAATAAGCGGAGGGGATTGAGGGGGTTTATTTTTTTGTTCAGATCTAGAGGTTGTGAAGAAGAATATTCTTCGCAGCCTCTTTTTTTTAGGAGAATTTGAGCGTGGCGAAAAAAAGAAAAAAAAGCAGCAGTGCTCCTGCTTCTCCCAGTCCAGGAGTTATGGACAGAGATACAGCATTGCACTTAGCAATCTCATCGGTCGAAAAGCAGTTTGGCAAGGGAGCTATTTATCGTTTGGGTGACGATGGATCCGAACAGCGATCGAAGATAGATACTGTTTCAACAGGAAGCATTACTCTTGACAAGGCTTTGACTGTGGGAGGATACCCTCGGGGTCGTGTCATTGAGGTGTTTGGTCCGGAAGCATGTTTAGATGGTGATACTTTTATCCAGTACACTGTTTGGGGTGCAGATGGGAAGAGGGTTAATCATAAAGGGGGGACCATACGCAGGCTATGGGAGAGATTCCACGGAAAGTCTGCATCAGGAGATGGTAGGGGTAAAAAATATCTCCATCCTTCTTCTATTGGAGTAACGTTCACGGCACCTTGTGTTAACGAAGAAAACTGTATCTTTCACAACAATATCATTGATGTTGTGCAGACGGGTTCGAAGGAGTGCTATGAATTAACAACGGTTGGTGGATCTGTCATTGTTGCGACAGAAGACCACAAGTTTTTCACGGGGGAACAATGGGTTGCTTTGTCAGACTTGAATCCCGGTGATACTCTTATGATTCACAACAATACTCCCTTTCGAGCGAGTGATAGTTGTTGTGATGAGGATGAAAAAGAATATCGCAAGTATGTTCATGTGCGTCATCATCCAGTTGGGGGAAAGAAGATGGTGAGGGAGAGGGTGTCGAGGACGGATCCTAGTTTGTTCCGTGAGTATGAATATAGAAGACTGTCTATTGCTAGGGTGGTGGTGGAAGCTTCTATGAATAATCTTTCTTATGAAGAATATATAGAAAGATTAAATTCTGGAGATTTGGATGGACTTTCATTCTTAGAAAGGGATGACCACGTTCATCATCTAGATGAAAATATCACGAACAATGATCTGAACAATCTGTTAGTTATGTCAGCTTCGGAGCATTCCCGGCTACGTGCTTTGGATAGACATAACAACCTTCGCTTCAGGGTCTTGGAAGATCAAGTCTTTTCGATAGTTCCAGTTGGTCTCAGAGAGACATATGATATTAAAATGGAAAATCCATTTAATAACTATGTTGCCAATGAGTTTGTTGTCCACAATAGCGGGAAAACCACCATTTGCTTGCATGCTATCGCCTCGGTTCAACGATTGGGTGAGGTGGCAGCGATTGTGGATGCAGAGCATGCTTTGGATATGAAGTATGCGCGTCATTTGGGAGTAGACGTTGATAATCTTTTAGTTTCCCAACCTGACTACGGGGAGCAAGCACTGGAGATAGTAGAGACACTGATGCGATCGTCAGCCGTATCGTTGATAGTGGTGGATTCAGTCGCTGCTTTGGTTCCGAGGGCAGAGATAGAGGGTGATATGGGTGACTCTCATGTTGGATTGCAAGCGAGACTGATGTCTCAGGCTTGTAGGAAGCTTGCGGGTTTGGCTAATTCGACTGGGACCATTCTATACTTCACAAATCAACTCAGAATGAAGATTGGTGTTCAGTGGGGGAATCCTGAGACAACGACGGGCGGGAACGCTTTAAAATTCTATGCTTCTGTTCGTCTCGATGTGAGAAGGATAGGAAAACTGAAGAGTGGTGATGAGCTAAAGGGACACCGCGCACGAATAAAGGTTGTAAAAAACAAGGTAGCTCCACCGTTCCAAGAAGCAGAGGTAGATATTGTCTACAACCGGGGAATCGCTCCTGAGATGGAGATATTGAATCTTGGAGTAGACTTAGGAATTCTTGAGAAAAAAGGTGCTTACTTTTCATATGATGGAGAAAACATCGGGCAAGGAAAGTTCAGGGCGGCAGATCATTTGCTTTCCCAACCGGAATTATTCCAAACTCTTTACAATCTTGTAAGGAATGCATGTTTGAGTGAGTCTTTTGATGAAGAAGTGCCGACACTCCCAACAATTCCAATCCCAGATCAAGAGATTCGGCCTTTGCCTGTTGTTCCTCCTCGACCGAACGGTGCAAATGGTTCGGATTCAGGTGGTGGCAAGGTTCCAACACCAAAATAGTTCTTGCTTTGGTCTTCAATCTCCTTATTTTTATTTTTGGCTTTTATAGAAAATAAGGAGATTGAAGAATGAAATTCAGACCTCTGGGAGACAGGTTGGTTGTGCGTCGTGATGCCCCGGAAGATGTTACGCCGGGTGGCCTCATTATGCCGACTAACGAAGAAAAGCAGACGGGCGTTGTGTTGTCGGTCGGGAGAGGAACGGTTCTGGAGGATGGAGCCATTCGTCCTCTTGATGTTTCTGTGGGGGACCGTGTCCTCTTCTCGAAGTATGGTGGAACAGACATCAAAATTGATGGGGATGGGGTTATCATCTTTCGAGAGGCAGATCTCTTGGGAGTGTTTGAGGAATCTTCGGATGTAGGCGAATAACTAGTCGATGTTTTTTTGATTCCTTTTTGTAGGGTGCTTCTTTGAGGCACCCTTTTTTTATATGAAAATCTTTAGACTCTAAAGATTTCTGTTTAGGAGAATTGGTCTATGAGCTTGAGTACCGAAGAGCAAAATGAAATATCGATGTCTTTGTCTATCATTCCATTGGACGCCAAGGCAGCAGTCTTGAGCTTGGATGGCGTGTCTCCGCATAAGTTGGGTGACATTATTGAGTTTATGGACGATGTGAAAAAGAAAAAAGGGTTGGATCTGCCGATAATCATCTTGGATGGACAGAGGATGTCCTTGGAGGTTGTTTCGCCTTTGGGCGAAGATAATTTTGTCTTTTTTCGATTTTCGGAGAGTTGTACATTGGAAGAAGTGACAGAGGCCAAAGAGGAACTTGAGAAAATATTTTCGAAGGAAAGGGTTGTTATTATTCCAGGATCACCGGATATCGAGTTTGTTCCTTCGGGTGGGGCAAAAATAGTGTTGTTGGATACTGGAAAATTATCGATCGGTGTTTTGACTGCCATCAATATGATTAAGAAAAAACTGGGTGATGATGTCGGAGTCATTCCAGTTAGGGGAAAATGTGCGGTTCCCGAGGTTTTTACCACAGAAGATATGGAATCGCATGGATGGTATCCTTGGATCAAATACGTCAACCTCTTGGCAGCACATATAGGGATGTCGGAGCGTTTAGATATTTTCAGACACCTGCTCTCTAGGTTAATGGACGGCGAGGTGGTTCCCGAAAATGAGCTTGAGGAAATAGAGATAAACCTTCTAGACTTTAAGCTACTACAGACACATGAAAGCAATAGAGATGGCAATACGGTGGAGTTTGCTACTTCTATTACAAAGCACAGAGATTTATTTTTTCAGGTCCTCGAGGATTTCATCTTGGAGTTGAGGGGAGAGTCAGAGGTAGGTCGAACGCTTCCACCTCAACACTGGTTGCAGTATTTTATAGGAAAGCTTTGCAAGTCTGCGATGGGTGGTGCAGAAAATTTCAAAATTGGTCTTTTTGAAGATAGAACACCTGTAGCAGAAGACCTAGGCTTTTCGGGGAAGCCCGATCGTTTTGAGGTCATTATTAATAAGCTTAAACCATTGTCATTAACAGTGGGTGAGGTTCTGCAGCAGTATAAGAGTAAATCTGCAAGCGTAAATGGTTTGGCTTCTGTTGTTAGAGATAAGCTATCGAATGCTCTAAGTCTTATCAATCATGAAGACTTATCCAATCGGGAAATGATTTCTCATATTGAGGACGCCCTTCAGACGTTGGAGCACATGGCTAAGTTAACGAGATAAGAAAACAGATACAAGGAGTTTAGAGGTGGGTTCTTCTATTGATGCAACATGGCTGTTGGATTCTTGTGACAAAACGTTTCCACATTTCTTTTCAAAACCATGCCTCTTTTTTGATCTTTGGATTGAATCAGAGATATTCGGCGGGAAAATTTTAGAGAATGTATTGCATGACATCCAAGAGAACCAACTGGACCTAGAGGATGTCATGCGGGGGAGTGATGGGCACTCTTACTACGGTATCAAAAATTATACTACGGACATGTCAGCGGCTTGGAAGATTGTAGAGTTGTTTGGTGAAGGCATGGGTCTTGCGAACCCAGGATTTTCTTTTCGGGGGCCTTTGCGAAAGAGGGAAGGTCGGAGAGTGGGTAGACTGCTAAGTAGTCTTGTGGGTTGGTATGTTGTTGCAGAACGGTATAACAAGAAGGAATTGATTTTCAATACGAATCCTGCGATGGTGATTTGTGAAGCGGCTCGAATTATTCGACGAGAGAAGTTCTTCATTTTTCCACATGAGCCAGAGGATCCAATCCCAGGAGCAAAGCAACTATCGCCGGAATTCCCATTGGAAGATGACTTTTCGCAGACAGATGTGGGAGATGAGGTTGGGTGGAGTTTGGAAGAGTTTCCAAACTCTAGATCTCAAGAAGGAATGCGTCCTTTGCTAGAGAACAATGTTTCTTCTGAACTTGGGGGGAGTCAACGTCTTTCAGAAGAGAAGAAAGGTTTTGCTTTATCAGTACCGGCTCCCCCTATCCAGGTTCCGTTACCTCCTTCAAGGAAGGGAAAGGGGAGAAAGAAGAAGTAGGGTTTGTAATAAATGTCCATACGCTTTGTTGTTTCGGCAGATATTCATTGTCACAATTTTGAGGGATTCTCGTCTCGTTTGCCATCGGGTCTACACGAGAGGATGTTTGTGCCCCTACGATGTCTTTCTTATATGAGAGAGGTTGCGCTCAGGGAAGGTATTTATAATTTAATCATTGCGGGTGATTTATTTGATGCCAAGGGTCGCATTCCTGTTGTGGTAATCAATCATGTCTATAGAGAACTTTGTAAGTGGTCAGAAGAAGGGTTTCAGGTATTAGTTATACCGGGCAATCATGACCACGCTTTGCGGACGGGCGAAGAGCATGGCCTTTCTGTGTTTAGGGATCTTGATGGCTTTATGGTCATTGACGAGCCAGAAAAGTTTTATTGGAGCGTGATAGACGATTTTGGGGAAGAAAACTGGGTCTATGTTTCGGCGGTTCCCTATAGAGATAAACTGCGAGAGACATATTTTTCGATATCGGAAGAAGATGAAGCGGGAGACCATTTTCTTTTGTGCGTAGCGCATGGTGTTGTGGGGGGAACACATTACCGGAAAGACCAGGGCAAATCATTCGCGGTAGAAGGGGATGGGGTTGTTGATCACGAAGGGTTGCGAGAGTTTGATGTAATTCGAAGGAACTGGCTTGAGCCTTTTGATCGATCCATTGTTGGCCATGTGCATTTGCCACAAAAGACAGGTAGGTATGATCATATATTGATTCCGGGGATGCCATGGCAACAATATCCGCATGAGTGTGGGGAGTATCGAGGGATATGGATTCTTTCTACAGATGAGGATGTGGATGATAACCATTTGCGCGTTCCAGATATTCCTTTCTTTATCAGGGCGGATCTTCATATTGATGGTCGTTTGTCTTCTAGGGTTAAAGGACAGGGTGGTGAAAACTTATCGATGTCGATCGTTCCAGGGAACATAGTGCTGGTGACGCCTGAGTCCTCTGCTATCGAGCAGTCTGTTGTGAATGATGCTCTGAGTAAGTTGAGGGATAGCGGTGCTTCCTTTGTGGAGTTAACAAACCCGAGAGAGAAGATGGGAGACAAACCACCACGCATTGAGCTAAACGCGGAAGAGTCGCCCTATGATGTTTTGGATAAAGTTTTACACTCTGGACATTTGGATCTGAAGGGATTTGAGCCAGAAGAGATAAGAGACTTGGGAAATGATGTTCTTGATGAGGTCTTAGGAAAAACAGAGGAGGAAGAATAAAATGATAGAGTATAAAGAGTATGATCAAAAAGAACTGGTGGGATCTTGTATTTGTGTTCATTGTCAGAGTGTTGTCGATTTCAAAAAAATAAGAAGGACTTTTCTGAATGAGATTATTCGGTGTCCAGAGTGTCTAAGGATTGGTCTGTTTTACAGTAGGACCCAAGATGGTCTTCCAATCTATAGGGAAGAAGGACCTTTGCATTGGGGAGAACTGGTGAAAAATGGACTAGCGGTGCATTCTTGGACCCCGGATGACTTGAGAAACATTGCAGATGATTGGGAGTTTCGATTAAAGCAAAGCTCTTCGGACTCGGAAAGAGTGGCGAAGTATAGAAGAGTCCCCTTAGACTTGGAGGAAACGCATAAACTTGCAACGAGAAATGTGGGATTGTTGCAAATCTATGAAGATTTCGAGTGGTTGTGTTTTCACTGCAGGACAGAGCCTTTTAGTGCTATGGAGTTCGATGAGAAAGAAGGTGTAACTGCAGATGGAACATTACTTTGTCCCAAGTGTGGGATTGATGCAGTGATTCCTTGCCATCCTGATTTGATGGGGATTATTAGTGGTGAAAATGACACACAGTCTTCTCGGGAATTATCTTCATTTATGGATAAGATGGAGGCTCATTATTTCAAGAAGGATGAGAGAGTAAACGACTGGCCTCAAACTCTGGATGATTGCCTTACTTGTTTAGATGGTGTTTTGAACGAAGAGAACAAAGACTCACTGCGAAGGACAAAACGATCGGATCTTATTGCATGGCACACGTCACTCGGGCGCTGGATACGGAATAATTTTGGACTTTGGGAGAGGAATTTTCCACTTCTTAGTGATATTGCAGAGAAAGCGTTTCCTGCAGGCATGGATGACACTCATGCTATTGTGTGGCCTGCGGAGGAGGAAGTAAAAACGATTCATCCTGATAATGCTTCTTCCTGGATTACTTTTTACTTCTGGGAATATTTGCGAGAGAAGCAGCCGTTTGATGAGAGTTTGGAAAAAGAATTCTCTGTCGATGTTTTTTATTTAGGAAGAAGAAGATGAAAGAAGTTGAAAATGAAAGAAATTAAAGAGGAAAAAGAAGATTTTGAACTAGATTATGCTTGGTTGCAACGTCGGAAGGGTGTAAAGGTGATGCATCCTGTTCATGGGCTCGAGCTAAGACTTTTAGAGGGAGGCGATGAGGATTATGTTATTATGAGGTATCCTCAAAACAACATAAAGTTGCCAACAGTAAGCGAGGTTCCTCCTGAATTAGAAGCGTTGATACAAACTAGACTTGAATTGAAACGTCTTCTAGAAGGGGTGGAGACTGCTATCTCTTTTCAATCTTTTGTTTCTTCGGGAAGGGGAATCTATAACAATGGCAAAGAAGATTAAGTATGCTCAGTGCAAACTTCGTAAAGAAGTCGAAAATAAATATTATAAAGTAACGACGGCTTGGATACCTGAAAAATATGCAGTCATCAACAAAACCCTAAGAATAAGAAACACCGATACAGGTGAATGGGAAGATGGGTGGGTTGTTACTCATTCGTTTCAGGTTTTGGACTCTCCACACCTTTCTTTTCCACGAACACTCGATGGGTATTGGCGATAAATAAAAAATCTTTAGAGTCTAAAGATTTTTCCTCATCATTGTTTTCGGATAATATATGGTTTTCTTTGCTTGTGGGGAATTGAGCCTTGAGAATTATTTTTTATCTGATGTTCTCTATCTTTCTCTTTGTTTCTGGAGATACTCTGGGAGTATCTAAGAAGGAAAGTAATCCTACCTCTCTTCAAAGCTTCTTCAAAAAGAGCGTAATATCAGATCGTGGACTGTTTTTATATATAGAGAGAGGTTTTCTTCGGAAGAAGAAGTTCTATATAAAGAGATACACATCAAACAGATGGAGCGCGGAGAGTAGCCACGGACGATACTGGCCTGCTTCAGTGGTAAAAATATGGGCTGCGCTGGGAGCAGTTTTGTTTGCAAATGAGCTAGGCCAGGATAGTCGTCTGGTTTTGCGTGGAAGAGATTCTCGAGGTGTTTTTTCTTCGAATGTTATCTCTCTCTGTCGTCAGACATTAATCAGAGGTGGGAACCTTTCTTATGACAGGCTTTTGCGATTTGTTTCTCCTGCGGTTCTAAACTCGGTATATCGTCTTCGGTATAAGTTGAGGCGCATGTGGGTTTCTCGATTTTTCTCTTCAAGATCTCGTCTAAATCGATTTTGGATAAAGAATTCTCGAAAGAAGTGGAATATTCTTCTTCGAGGAAAGATTAGTATTTCTAAAAAGAATTCCATATGCCGTTCGAATTGCATTTCCTTTAGCGACGTGTCTTCCATTATGAGGAGACTTGTTTTTCACGAGCGTTTATCAAAGAGAAAGAGGTTTAGGATTTCCAGTTACGATTCTCTTCACTTGCGATTGGCTATGAATCAATCGCCGCTTCGACTTAGAAGTGTAATAAGGAAATCTTTGGGGCGGAATATTATTGTTTATGGAAAATCTGGAAATGTTTTTGGTAGGTCTCGTGTAGAAATTGCTTTAATTGAGAGGGGATTTGGTGAGTATTATTTCATTGGGGTATCAATGAAATACAGAGGGATTCATAGGAGGATGGGGCAAAAGAGTGCATATAGGCATTTAGGGAATCAAATGGAACGCCTCATTGGAAAGGTTCTCCGATATATAAAAAGAAAGCCTGTGGATTTCAGGTAAATGCTCATAGTTGTGTTTAGTTAGAAGATATTTCTTTTTATGCGAATAGAAAAAAACAAGGGAGTGATAGTAATGAATTCAAAGAATAACCTTTTGTATTATCTTGTAGATTGGAGTGGTGTTCCTTCTTATGTGCAGGGTTTAGCGGGAGATTTTTCCCAGGTTCGTGATATCAATCCAAATTGCGATTTGCATGTTGGATGCAGAGAAGATGAAGAGGGTTGGTTTATTCTGCAGGTTCCTTGTCCAACAGGAAGCTCTTATAGGATTCTGTGGTCGCAAAAAGATGAGTTGATTTCAAAGAGCGGACACAGGACTTTGAATCTTCATGTGATGGATAAAGCAAAGCGTTCGATCACTGCACTATTGGAGTGTAATGAAAAACTAAAGTTGTTTGTTCAAGATGATGACAAAGAAAGGATTGAAGAGTTTTCTGCAATCCTGCGCGGCGCACAAGGAACATGGGAAAGCTTAGAAGACAGCTTCCGATCTCATCTCGAGGATACCGCTCGTTTTGTGGGGACTTCGATGGGAGATAAGATGAGATATGAAGGATCTGGTGGTGGGGGAGATTATCTTTTACGATTGGTGGGTGAAATCTTTTTGGCGATTTGCGAGGACGCAGAACTCTGCAAAGAAGGATTTTTGGATATACTGGGAAGTGTTTCGCCAGAGAAGGAAACGCCAAGTATTTTTTCTCCCTTGGTTCGTCTTTTGTATTTGTTAACATCATGGAATGGGAATCTTGAAAAAGAGGAAGAAGATCTGCCTTCGGCAGGGGATGTCGTTTCTGATATAGACTTATCAAGGATCCGCCGACAAAATCGGATTATTCGCAATATCTTCTTGGCCTCCGATGATGGGGTGGATTTAGATGAATCCAGACCTACTCTGAAGGAGGTGCCACCAACTTTGTAAAAACTAGGGGTGAGGTGTGTCTCGGCAGGTTTATTTTTTCTCTTTTCGGAATGTGCTTTGTTTTGGCGATGTAGAAGTTCATCTCGATGATTCGGGTGGGGTTGTTGGTGTTTTTGGGGAGAGTGATGATTCATCTGCTTTTGATAGTAATGGGTCGGGGAAAACATCGCTTTTAGAGGGCATATACTGGACGCTCTACGGTGTAACGATAAAAAAGCGGCTAGCCGACGAGGTGATACGCTGGGACTCCACAGGCGGGGCTTGTGGGGTTGTTCGCGTTCGTACCCATGATCGAGATTTTGAGATTTGCCGATATCGTCGTGACCCAAAATACAAAAATGATCTGATCTTACGGGAGAGATTGGATGGTTCTTGGGTTGATATTTCTGGAGAAGAAAAGAAAGACATCCAGAATAAGGTTTGCAAGGTATTGGGGATATCTGCGAAGCTCTTTATGCAGATTGTTTTCTTTGGTCGTGACCAGAGATTCTCCAGCTTGGGAGACGCTAAACAAAAACAACTTATTGAAGAGGTTTTGGGTGTCGATATTTATGAGAAATCTGCACAGGTCGTTCGAGGGAAAGCGAAATCTATTCGTGATGATTTGGAAAAAATAGAAATTAGGATAGAAGAGCAAGATAAGTTTTTAAGGTCTTTGCGCGAACGAGTTCAAGAGGGAAGGTTGGCAAAGCAGCGTTGGGAGATAGATTTTGAATCGAGGGGAGACAGGCTCAGAAAAACAATAGAGGATCTTGATGTAAAATTGTTTGAGATAGACAGGGAGCGAAAGAGGGATGTGTTCGGTCCTGGCTTAGGTCCTCTTTCGCATGATCCTCTCTTGGAAGAATTGGGGGATGTGAGAAGTAGAGAATCGGAAGTGGGAGTATCTGAGAGTCGGCTCTCTGTGATGTATCATGCTCAAAGAAATGATTGGATTAGAGAGAGAGGTCGGTTACAGGGGACGAAAGACTCAATCAACAGACAGCTGGATAGAATCAAAAGCCTAATAATGCAGGGTCGCTGTGTTTCATGTGGTCAAACCATTTCTGAGGGCTATGCTCAAGAAGAGTCAACTGCTAAAAACGAAGAGTTGTTGGCGACTAAAAATCAATTGTCTGATGTTTCTAAAAATCTGGGTATGTGGGATGAGGCGATGATGCTTGAGCAGTCCAAACTTCGTTCAGAAAGAGAGGAGCTTGAAAACAGGAGGGTTGCTCTGGAGTCTCAGATTGGAGCAATTGAGAAGCAGCAGTCTCGTCTAGAGCATCTTGATTATCAATATGAAGATGCTCTAGCTAGAAGAAAGGATACAGAAAGGAACTTAGCTCTTTTGGGAGATGGTCTATATCCATATCTTTCCAATCTGGAGAACGTGGAAGAAGAGTTGTTATCAGCAGAGGAAGTGCATAGGGGTACGAAGGAATCTATTGATCAATTAACTTTATTGTATTCAAAATACAAAGTCTTAGAGGGTGCCTTTGGAACAAAGGGTATTAGATCGTATCTAATGGAATCTTTTTTTCCAGAGTTAAATAGAAGGCTCAGTTACTATTCGGACATCTTGAGCAATGGGCAGATGTCTGCCTATTTTTCAGCTTTATCAACTAACTCAAAGGGTGAGGAGACAGATGGAATTAGCTTGCGGGTGGTAACACCTCGAAGGGAGGTAGGTTATGACTCTGGAAGTGGTGGAGAGCAAACAAGATTAGATTTACCGATCATCCTGGCCCTGCAAGACGTGGCAGCGTTGCGAGGAGTTTCTCTGGGATTCTGTGCATTTGATGAAGTTTTTGATCGAATGGATAAGTCTGGGATTGATGGTATTATGGAAACGTTGCAAGATGCATCGACTAGACCACACACTCCTAATATTTTTGTAATTACGCACAAGGATGATCTAGCTCTTCGATTCTCTCGGAAAATTATTGTATCTAAGAAAAAAGATTGCACTTCTTTGCGCAATGGGTAAACATAGGATGGGTCTAGGGGTTTTCTTTTATATATAAAGAGTTGATGAGAAATGAAAATTACAAGAAATAAGGTGGAGTTGAGTCTACCAAGACTTACATCTTTGGGTGAAGAGTTTGACCTTCCCGAAAGTCATTTCACACCAGGAACAATTGGACGCGTTTCTCAAATAAAGGGTCAGTCTGCGGGAAAAACGCATGTTATTCTTGATATAGTTGGTGGCAGAGCATTGTCATCACCAAGAGTGCAGGGTTCTGGAAATAATCAATATGAACAGGAAAGAGATAGACGTCCTCCGCAGATTGATATTTCAAGAATGCCAAATATGACTCCTCGTGATCGCTTTATGAATGGGACACAGAGGTTGGAAGGGGATGGTGGGACTCCTGTTTTTGCGTCTGGTGATCCTAGACCAAGAACAGGCCCTAACAATCAAATTGTACAAAACTCTCCAGGAACGATAGACAAGTCGCTGGCGAATCCACTGGCGCAAGAGTTAGTGGCTGGGATGTTGGGTGGAGGTATGCAAGGGCAAGCAGTACCAGTCTCTCAAGAAGAGGCAGAGGCGAGAGGTTTGGTTGGGGGGGAGGAGGTTTCTCAACCAACTATTTCACACGACAATGCTAAACAAAGATCCCAGGAGCAGAACGAAGCGTGGGCAGCGTCTGAATTTGGTATACAGGTAACTCGAGAACAAAAAAGCACTAGAACAAGGGGTGGGAGAAGAAAAAGTAGGTACTCTTCTAACTTTGTGGTTGGTGACGATGGTGATTACTTAAGACACCCAGATGGTTCGGTCATTAGACAGGAACAAGACGGGATTAGGGCATTGTCGAACTCTGGGGTTGGAGGGATACGTCCTCCACAGGCTAAAGAAGTTCAGGAACAATTTGTGCAGCAGGACATTCAACGTAGGAAGGCAAGTAAAAGTGAGGATGGGGCGCAGGTAAAATTTGAAGAGATGCCCGAGATGGACTTACTTGATGATCCTGAAGCATTGGAGAATTTGTTGTCGACTAATCCGGCAGGAGGAACTTTGATTCCGGGTGTTCAGGGTGGGTCTGGCATTATAACAACAGGCAATGCTCATGTAGAGAGATCGCCTGTCAGTAATGTTCAAAGACAAACTCCCTATCCTATTCCTCCTCATATGCAAAATGTTCCCCCTCCTTCACAACAGTTCTCTGGAATGATCCCGTTAGTCCCTGCTAATCCAGACAATAATGGAATGAATAAATAATGTTTACTCATGTTTTCTTTGAGCCTCCTGTAGCTTGGGGACGTCCGCAATACAACAGAAGTTTGGGTATTTTTTATCCCCATAAGCCGTCTCAGAAGTTTGGTGAGCGTTTAGCAGAAGATGTTCTTTCATCTTTTGATCCTTCAGAGATAGAGCTTCCTCATTTTGAAGCAGGGAGACCTTTGGGAATAGATTTGGATTTTGTATTGCCTCGTCCAAAGTCACTTAGGAGAAAAAAAGACCAGGGTGGTTTAATTTGGTTTGGGAAATCCAAGAAAAATGACTTGGACAACTTAATTAAAGCTGTGTGGGATGGCTTGTCTAAGGTTATGTGGGATGACGATGGCAGGTTGGTGCAGAGTCGTTCTCGTAAGTTTTATGCAGAGAAGTGGGGTGCCCCTCGAATTTGTATGCGTGTGTACTACATGAGAGAGGAGCCGGTATTCTTGTGTACTGATTATGGTTTCTCTGAAGGATCCTGGGATGAATCTTTAGACTCTAAAGATTTTCTAATGATTGATGAGCCTTGCGAACAAGGTAAAGAGAGTTTAGTATTATCTAGAAATGAGGATGGCCATCTAGTTATGCCTCCAAGAGATTCTAGAGAATATGATGAGCTTCTTTGGTCTTTTATGAGATCGAGGTCGGGAACATTAAATGATTAGGATTTTTTAGCAATGAAGAGAAAAAATAGTTCCTCAAAAGGGTCTGATGCAACTAAGGCTTCTAGTGGTTCGGCGAATAAATCCGGGGAGAGCTTTTCTGCTAATTCGGGAAGTCCTCCGATCATACCAACATGCGCGTCGTGTTCACAATTGCTTACATCTTGTCGGTGTAAAGATAACAATTTGCAGAAGTAGGGAGAGGGGCTATGTTGGGGAGTGCTCCGACTCCAGAGTCTGATCGTATTGTTCTTGATATTCCGCCGCACATTATGCGCAAGTATATGGAGCGGCGTTTGTCTTTGTGGGCAGAATTTTCAGGAATATATGTCGATAGGCGTCGTTTTTCTTTTGATGGTCATCAGTATTTGATGCCATTATTTGATGATAGATCGGAGCATATAGTGTTACTGAAGGCAGCTCAGATGGGTGCCACTGTTTACATGCTCGTTAAGGCGTTTCACATGGCTCTGTACCCACAGAGTTGGGGTTTTGATATTCCGATAAAGATCGGCTTTTATTTTCCCGAGGCGAGGGGGATTGGGCGAATAGTAAGAGACCGGGTGCAACCTATGTTGGAGTCCTGTTCTGATTTGCGTCCCTACTCAAGAGAAGCACGCCTGGATCTAAAGCCGGTTGGAAACTCGACTTTGTATTTTCTTTATATGGGTGGTCGGTCCTCCAAGGACTCGGTTCCTCTTAATGCTCTATTTATTGATGAGGTTCGACTCGTTAATTTACACGATGTTCATCAAACAAATTCTCGACTTTTGCATAGTAAACCCTATAAATTTAAAAATTATGTCTCTACGGCAGGGATGCCTAATAGCGACATACATAGACTGTTTTTAAACACAGATAAAAAATGGTTTCATACTATTTGCCAACATTGCGGGACGGAGCAAATTCTTGCACAGGAGTTTCCTGAGTGCATTGCGGTTCCTGCACCTCACAGCACAGTCCAAGAATATTACTATATCTGTAAGAAACCAACCTGTCGGGGAAGGATAGAAGATAATCAGTTTGGAATGTATATAGCGGAAAATCCTGGACATGAGTATTCTGGTTATCACATAAGTCAGCTTATTTCTTATAATATTACGCCAAAAGAAATTTGGGAAAGATATAGAGACACTACAGATTTCAAAGGTTTCTATAACGATATTTTGGGTCTTCCTTATGTTGATACAAAAAACAAACCAATATCGTTGGATATGCTTGATGATTTTGTAAATCCTTTCTTGGAGTGGGGCGACAAGTGTGGTGGTCCATACTATGCAGGAATCGATCAAATGATGGGCTACAACTACATGTTTATCATTGAACGACCCGCGGATAAAAAGTGGAGAATTGTTTGGTTTGAAATCATAGAGGACGAGAAACCATTCAGACGCTGCGCGGAGTTAATGGAAGAGTTTGATGTTCGTGTTTGTTTATGTGATGCACTTCCGAACGCCACAGAAGCTCTAGAGTTTGCAAATCATTTCAATAAAAGAGTTTTCTTGGCTTTTTCAGGTCAGTTTAAGGACCCCATAAGCTGGGAGGACGATCACAAGACGAAGAAGAAGCACAAAAAGGCTTCTCCTGAGACGTTTGGCAAATACAAAGTTCTTATAGATGCTTATCAGAGCTTGGATCATACATTGTCTCGTTTAGGAGAGGGTTGTGTGGAGTGGCCTGATCCAAGAGGACATCTTATTTCTTGTCACCCTTACAACGGGGGGCGCGTAGACCATTATCCGATTATGGAGACCCATGCTTATCATCACTTTGATTGCCCGGTAAGAGAGCGTGTTCTTATAGAAGAAGAGACCGGAAAGTCGAGGATGCGATGGAACTTTGCAGGGATACAAGATCCGCATGCTCTTTCGGCTTTCAATCTTGCTATGTGGGCATCAGAGAGAAAGAAGAGTACTTTTTCATTTTCATTCTAAACTAAAATCTTTAGACTCTAAAGATTCTCGGGAGTGTTTTCGTGAAACGAGAAATTTATACGTGCGATTTTTGCAAAGAAGATTTTGACCCCAAAGAAGGAGAAATAAAAGAAAAGCTTATTGGTGTAGATGTCTTTCCGGGTGGGTTTGATCGGAAGTGGATGAAAACATCTCTTTTTTCTGCAAGTAGGCATGTTTGTGTTATGTGTTTGACTGATTTTTCACTACTTTTTAAAGAGTCACAAGAATCAGTCCACGATGTGTTGGAGAATGCAGAAGAAGCCGTGGAAGAAGTTGAGGGAGGTGGTGCTATTGGTAAAGAGAAAGTGGGGTAGGCATGGGAAGGAGAGTTTCCTTATTGGAGCTTAGTGCGATCCATACGGCCCTTGGGCTATTGGGTCGTAAGATATTTCGCATAAAGTGTTGTAATAGCCTAATGCAACAGGTTGATGTCAATAGTATAAGAAGGAGTGATACAACAACACCCTTCAACTTTAGTAAACTAGTATTGAGGTGCAGTGTTTGCACTAGAGAGATTCAGCTAGATCTGTTTCTTGGTAGATTTCCTGTTTATATGGCATCAAATTATTTATCACATGACAACGGGGATTAGAAGAAAGTGCCGATTGATATAAAAACACCATTTTGTTCTTATTGGGTTGATGTGGATCCATCGAGATGTCCCGATGGTCCGGTTGAGAGAGAGATATATCCAGAAGACCTGATGCTGTTTATTATGAATGGATATTCTCCAGATGAGATTGCAGAGAGTTTATTTGCTCCAATCGATGCGATAGAGCATGCAATCATGCTCATCCCAAAAATGATGGCATGGCGTCGAGATCATTTGGCTAAAGAGTCTGCGGATTTTGATGCCAAACGTTTACCCAGTCTTTCTGAGGAGTATAGGGTGCCACATGCGAGAGATAATGTTTTGGTAAACGAAAAAATAGATTAGTTTTTTCAATAGACATCGGGGATTTGAAAAAAAATGGCAAAGAAAATAAAACGTATTGCACTTATAGGTAATAGCATTCTTGAGGAGGAGGATTGGCAGGCATCTTTGGTTAGTCAGGTAGGGGATTTATTTTCAAAGTTTTGTGATTCTGAAAATATGGCTCTTGATTTCCCTTGTAGTGTTTCGCCTGCATACGTTCCATTTTTTCCGCGCGGAATTGCTTATGTTGATCATATCAAAAGAGGGCAGGAGCTTGTTATTGCATCGGCATCTGATGTTACGGTTGTTCTCAACTTAGGTCATTCCTTTGATGGTGGAGGTCCAGAAGATCATCATTTGGAGGCTTTAATTCAAGCTTCGAATCTTTTGATAATATGGACCCCTACATCAGTGCACGTTGATGAGGTTTTACCGAATGATGTGGTGGGGAAAAATGCGGGGGTAATACCAGTAAGTGGCTCTGTTGGGGTTCTTGCGGCGGTTGTGTTGTATATTTGCTTAGAAAATGATTGGTCACTACAATTGAATACGCCAATCTCATTGGCCTTGGGTGAATTTAATGACGATTCTGATTCTTTAGATTCTAAAGAAGAGGTTGAATTAGAAATAGAAGTTGAAATTATTGAAAAGTTAAAAGTTCCCGAGCCTGAAAAGGGTCTTCAGTAGTTGTTTTCACTTGAATATTTTCTTTGATCTTTTTTCTTTTTTTAGATAGTTTGTGAATCATCTTCTCATTTATTGTACGTTTTCTGGAGAAAGTAATGAACAGAGCAGAGTTTTTAGACAAAATGTTTATCTCACAACTGGGAAGTGGCAATAAAGTTTTTGAGCGAGCGGAGCTTGAGGAAGCTTTTGATTTATTTTCCATGGTTATGCAGAACGTTCTCCTAGAGGGAGATGTTGTATATTTCAGAGAGTTTATGAAAATATCTGTCAAAAGAACTAAGCCAAAGGTTGGCAGGAATCCACAGACTGGTGATTCTATTGATATTCCAGCAAAGAATATTCTAAAAGTAACTCTTATGGATAAATTCGATCAGAGGTTGAATAGTTTGCCCGAGTATCCTTTAGCAGGCATATGATAGATAAATGGGTGTGATCGTTAGATTCTTCAGAATATCCTCACCAATTATTCAGAGGGATTTTAGGATGGGTTTCCTTATTGACTCAAGACCATCCTTAGTCAAAGAGAATAACGAGAGAGAAGATATTAAATCGAGGTTAGTATATTGGGATAAAAAGGTTCTCCAAGCTCCTGGTCGTGATTCAAAAAGACATTTCTTCGAAGATATAGAAGAGGGTGGTGAGGATGAGATTCCATCTACATTATTGGGAAAGGGAGTAAACAGGGAGGCAGGGGATGAGGAGGTAATAGAAAGACAATACGCTCTTCTCCCAAAGAAAGAAGAGGAGAATGAGTTTATCCCGATAGATAATATACGTGTTCCATTACTGGGGGCGCAGACAAAGGGTGCGGCAGTAAGGGCAATCTTTTTGAAAATAATTGAGCATCCAGAATACAAGTCTTCAGGGGTCGTGGGTTTCTTTATATGTCCTCTGGATGTTCCTTCAAAGAAATTGATAAATGCTTCTTCGTTTCAAACATCTGTAGCATTTTTGGATTCAAATTATTTGGATTTATGGATGGGGGATTCGTATCAGGTATATATCTAAGTAGAGGAATGGTGGGTGTAAAGAAATGCGTAGAGTGTGTGTCTTTGGAGGAGCGGTTCTTTTTTTGTTTCTGCTTTTGTCTTGTAGGGTTCGGCAGAAGTTTGTTCAGGGCAAGACCGGTGTCCATTGTAATTCGATAAAAAACAACAAGAGATATAAGCGCGTAAAAAAGTCGTGCAATTATCATGTTAGAGAGCATATGCTTTCTATGGAGGCTTACTTTTCAGGATCCCTAAAGGTGTGCAAAAGGAGTCAGGTTTCACTTTATTATTTAGTAATGAACAAGTGCATAAAAATACTTATGGGGAAAGATTCCAGGTGTTCTGTTTTGGGCATAGAAATGTCGTTATTACCAAAGAATTGTAACGAAATTGTTAATATGTTCTTTTTGTTCAAAGAGGAAGTGGAGAAGATACATTATGAGTGAGATACCTTTGCCTCCAACATATGATCGTATTTGTATTCAGCGTGGTCATCGTTACGAGGGGCAAGATGCTAAACTGGTGAGGTTTCGCGGTAACAATATTATTGTTGAATTTAAGGATGAGCATCAGGAGGAGTTTCATCGTTCTTCTATGGTGACCAAAGGAGGCCCCAGAGCCAGAAGAGCAGCTAGGCTGGCCAAATCAAAGATGTCTGAAGAGACGCTAGCAGGCAAAATAAAGGATTTAATAATAAAGAGAGGGGGGATGCTTAAGCACGACATTATACATTTTTTCAAGGATCGAGCTTTGCGTGTGGAAGTGGAGTTTTGTATACAAAAATGTAAAGATGACTATGGCTTGACAACCGACCCAAGGAAAGCAGATCCTAGAAAAGGGGGAAATGGGACGTTTTATTGCTTCCCCGAAGAATAGGAGCGATTTGCAGTGGTTGGGGATGATGATTTTTCTGGGTTTGGATTCCCTGTTTTGGATGCGCCCAGTATATTACTTTCAGAGTTTGGTATAGAGGGTTTACCCTCCCGGCAAATGTCTTTAGGGGAAGGGGTTTGGTCTTGGGATAATTTGTCAGAGGATGAAATAGATACGTATGTATACTTTATGCAAGAGGGTGGGGAATCTGGACCGATCAAAATAGGGATTAGTCGAAATCCTTATAAAAGAAGATCGAAGTTACAGACAGGGAATTCGAAATATATTAGATTAGTGGCGTATAGAAAGGGTATGAGGTGTGATGAAGATAGGCTTCATTATCTTTTCGCAAGAGATCGAGAGCGTGGGGAATTTTTCAAACTATCCCAAGATTTGATAGACTTGCTTCGAGATTGGTTTGGTGAGGGGATTATTTAGCGGGGTCTTTCAATTTTGGCTTTCTTGAACACAACAATGGTCGTCATGTGTCAGTGTCCTTATAGATATGGGGAAGCTGACTTGTATAAGACGATGGTGGTCTTAGAAGACAAGAGAGCTTGGTTTGAGTTAGGGGATCGAGCTTATATGATAATACTTGAGTTGCATGCACATGTGATAAGGATGAGATGGTCGATGCCAGAAGGTTTCGACACATTAGTTCGCGGGATAGCAGACGAGGGGTTTTGGGGAATAAAATCGTAAAACTTTAGACTCTAAAGTTTGATTGTATAAATAAAAGCTCTTGTGCAAGAAAAGTGTTTTTTGTATGATTGCACACAGCCCCATTCATACTGTGGCTATGTGACTTTTATTTATATTCTATCGATTTTATAAATATCTCTCAGGCTTTGGAGAGTGCAAGTGTGTCCGAGAAAAAAACGGATAAGTCTATACATCTTGTTCCGGTGCCCGAGTCATTGGGGGGCGATGAGGAAGAGAATCAAAGGATAAAGAGGCGGCTTGGACTTGGAATTGATAATTATGCAACTCGTGAAGAAGCTCGATCTATCTTCCAGTTTAGGAAATTTTCTGCGCCTGTTCCCATAATCAAGGATGGTGAGGTTATTGGGATATACTTGCATAAAGGAAAGCGTCGTCGCTTTAGAGATAGGTATTGTGATCTTTGCAATAAACAACTGGAAACAAGTCCAAAGATAACAGACCATAGTGATCCTTCGATGCCTTTATATTTTTGTTCTGAAGAGTGTGCGGATTCCTGGAGATTGGACGAGGAGATTGGAATATAATGTCAAAAAGTGTTTGGTTCGTTCGTCGTTGTCGGGGTGAGAGGGCGGGGCTTTGTCCTTCGCGGTTTATTAAGGGTCGGCATATAATTGCTTCTGATGGGATGGAGGCAATAAAGTTGTATCTATTTCACTATAATGGTTGGGTAGAGAGTTCACTTGGTGCAGTAGAGCATTCTCATGTTTTTGAAAACTATACATCGGGAATTCGTTGGGACATTAAGGTTTACTCAGAGGGTCTGAAAAGAGAACCCCTCCTCCTCCTGGCGCAGTGTATGTTTTCTTTTGATGGGAAAAAGAAAGAGAGAGTTTTTCTGTGGCCGAGTGATGATAGTGCCGATATGGCAACGACTCCTGGGCTACATGTTTCCTTTCCTTCTATTTCTTCAGATATTGAAGAGATGGTTGCTTCGCTAGGAGTTGGATTTTATTCTGGTAAGGTTTATTCAGAAAATCCGATGTCGTATAAGCACGATGTTGTTTTGGCGGAAAGTGAAGTCGGCGTTGCGAAATTGCTATACGTAGATGCTACAGAAGTTCAAGATTTGGATCCGAGTTTGCTTGAGGAGCGATCGGGAGAGTACTCGAGTAGGGGATCTGTTTTGCAGATAGATGTTTTTCCCCATCAAAATGTTTATACTTTTGCGCAAGTTTCTGCAGATCAACATTCTCTTCGGAGTTCAGTGTTTGAGGATCTGGGGGTTCCCCCGCTGGGGAGTGCGGCGTTTACGGAGGGTGTTGCAGAGGGGATGTATCCAAAGCAGCCTCTTTACTCTGGGGAGAGTATGCTAATCAAACGATCGGATGAGGTTCCAACAGAGCATCGTGTCTGGCGTTTTGGTGATAAGGATCGAGATAAGGAGATATTTACAAGAGGAGGTTTGCGGGTTGTCGATGTCAGTGTCGGGGAGAAGCCTTGCTATCTATGGAAGGTTGTCCTAGATGTGTTGTGGGCAGGGGAGAAGAAGTCATACGCGGCAGTACTACTTGCGGGGAGTGGTGAAGATGCAGTTGTTTCTTATTTTACTCACTTCTTTAAACATCTCCCCTTTCGCTCGGAAACTCCTTTTGTTTTAGAGGATTTGGTTACATCGCAAGTATTATGTCTTAATCGATCGAATAGTTCTTTCTGCATCGAAGCATCGAGAATTACTCATGGAAAGGGTGAGTGGGGTGAGGCGCCTGCAGACTTTGCTTGTGAGGGGGAGAGTGGGATTTCTTTGCTAGAAGAGGCAAGGGATCGACAGGATGGTGGAGACATGGGTCTGTATATTACCGTTTTGTATACCACGACCAATAGGAGAAAGGGCTACATCCGAAGTTATGCAAAGTCACCCATACAGGCGGCAGCGTTATCGTTGGTTCATTGGACAGCAGTCCTCCCCAAGATTGGTGACGGAGCTTTGTATAACATGGGCGATCTGCAGACATCTTTACATGGGAAGGATTGCGACATCGTTCCTGCTGGGAAGATGTATGATGTGTTGGCAGAGTACACTGGCCTGCCAACACGACATGATTGCATTGAGTGTGAAGGAGATATCTTGGCAGGGCGGGTAGGGGAGCCGGAGAAGGATGGGGAAGAGTCTGTGGAATCTGTGAAAAATGGAGAAAATCTTTAGACTCTAAAGATCCTTCCTTTTAAATATTCCAGAGATGAAAGTGTGAAATCTTCTCCAGAGTGTTGGTTTATTTGTGAGAAGCAATCTTGTTGTGAGTTGATTATTGCTTCGCTCGAGGGTTTCGTTGTGTTCGACAAGTGTTTGTATTGTTTTGGCAAGTCTTCTGATGAAGTCTCGTTTTTTGTGTCCCTCGCCTGCCTCATCAATGCTTCTTGGTGTGAGCGATGGGTTGATGTCTGCGGGTAGGTTTTCTATGAAGCCATAGGCTTGGAAGAAGGGCTTTTTGTCTTGGGGAGACCATCTTTCGAGTTCTACTGTGCCTATATGCATATGCTCCATTACAAATAAGGAGTATGCCAGCTCTTCTTGGGATAGAAGCTTTAAGGTTTCGAACTCATCTCCTCTGATGCCGAGATGTATTGACTTTGTTCGCGGGTCGTCTGGGTCCTCAGCAAAGATAAGAGGATTGGTGGCATCTCCCACATAAGGTCTTCTTGTGGGAACAGAGATCTCTTGTTTTTCTGGTGGATTGAAGGTGATGCTTTCGTGATGTTTCTCAATTAGCCCGAAGCTTTTGTTGTCGGTGATCGCTTCGGGGTCTGTGACTTTCCCAGTTTCCGCTTGTTTTACTCTAAAGTTTGGTCGCGGCTTGCCAAGGGCGGTCTGCTGCGCAGCAGTTGCGGAGAGGACGTTTGGTTTTGCTCTATAGGTTCGTATGGGGCCACGACTGACTTGGTTATTGTCTTCTTCTACTTTGTGAAATTGTTCGGCAAACTTTTCTAAGGATCTATGATCTTCCAGGAGAAGTTGGATTCGATATTTTATTTTGGGGTTACTGCTTTGGTTGTAAAGGAGGACAAGGTCTTCAATAGCTCCTAATCGAGCGATGTAGGACGGAGGATATGTTTCGGTGATGGCTTTGCTTTTTGTTATATTCCCAGGAGGTATTTCTATCTCCAGATCTGGCTCTGGGAGTATTAGCTTTGTTTTGTCTGATGTCGGTGGTATGTGAGGAAGCCACGGTTCTATTATCTCATAAACCGATGGATTCTCGCTTGGAAATCCATTAGTTTCTATCACTTTCAGCACGTCTTCGTATGCTCCAGATGTTTCTGGAATGGTGACAGTCTTTAAGGTGTTGTCGTTTTGAAGGACTTCGGGTTTCTTTGTTTCGTTGGACATCTTAGGTCTCCTGTTCTGGTTTCTTGGTGGTTGATTCTTATTAGAGAGTTGATTTTTTTTCTAATAAGAAAAACCTTGAGTTTCTAGAGAAGTTTAGTATCTTCTGGTTATAGATGTAATGCTTTTTTCAGTTTGAGCAAGAAGGAGACCTTCTGATGTCCACGATCCCCAAGAGGAAGAAAGACAAGAGTGCTTCTGGTCAGCCCGACGTAGAATATCGAAGAGATGGCCACGGGAACATAGTGGGGCAAATCCACGTCCCTGCCGCCACTCCAGTAGAGGATGGTGTGTTAGTGGTGGATGATGTGGAGGAGCGAAAGAGGGAGGAGACTGAAGAGAGGCTTCGCCCTATGGACGTGGCTCCATTGGGGGGAGCAGAATTGATGTTAGCGCTGCTTCTCTTTCAACAAATCACAGTAAAGCAGATGGAGGTTGTGATTCAGGAGAAGCCCGATTCCATTGGAGCTATTAGTGGGACGTTGGAATTTGTTGTGGATGACGAGGAGATATTAGCAGGTCTTGTGACTTTGGCAGACAGTCGTCAACAGAGTTTCACTGAGATGTTTTCTTTGATGTCTTCGGAAGATTTTCAAAAACTTCTTCGGGGATTGTCGAGTATTACTGCGGCGTGGTCGGCGAGAATAAATCATCTGACGGAACAGAATCAACAGCTATTTGCGATGTTGGAGATGGCGAAGGCAGAGGTGGAGCGTCAAGACGGTATGGAGAGAACAGAAGCGGGTATTCTGGTTCCGGCAGGTCTGCATCAGCGTGTCGAATCTGAGTCTGAGGATGGAGAGAATGGTAAAAAAGAGGGTGTTACGAGCGATCTCATAATTGCATAAATAGAGATAGAGGTTATTCATTATGGTTAGCGACGTTATGTTTTCTTCTAAGAATGATAATTGGGCCACTCCCGATGATTTCTATGAGAAAGTGGATAGTATATTCTCTTTCTCTTTAGATGTTTGTGCATCTACTAGTAACGCAAAATGTTCGGTTTTTTACACCGAAAGCGACGATGGCCTCACGAAGCCATGGTTCGGCACATGCTGGATGAATCCTCCCTATTCTGATGTGATGTCTTGGATAGCAAAGGCACAGCAGGTGGGGCAACGTGATGGTGATACCGTTGTTTGCTTGGTCCCATCGAGAACAGAGACACGCTGGTGGCAGCTTTTTGTGAAGCATGCACAGTGTGTTGTTCATATTCGTGGTCGTCTGCAATTTAGGAGCGACGATGATGACGCCAACAGCAATCACTCTGCTCCATTTCCTTCGAGCTTGGTTATTTTTCGAAAGAATCCTCTAACGGAAGATGAACTCGAGTCCTTGTCGGAACTGGGGCATGTTGTGATAACGTATCATCCATCTTCCGTCTTGGTGGTTGAGGGTAAGAAAAAAACTCAATCTGACTTAGATTGGGAAAAAACATTTATGCAATGGCCATAATTTCGCATGGAGTCTAATAATGAAGTCTAGCTTAGAGATTGATTGGTCTTGGTTTAAAAAGATAAAAGAAAAGGAGGGGGCATCTTTCTCTTTGGGACTTCTGGGTAGGCCATACGAAATTAGCAATGAGCGTCGTCTCTTTGGTGCTGCGTCTCGTTACTGGGCTGTTCAGATAGAGTGGGGAATTCCTTCGGAACAGTTATTCACAACAGAAGACATCCAACCTCGCTGGGATGATAATAAAATTGCTGAGGAAGAGACAGTTCTTCTTTTAACTGAGAGAGAATTTGGGAATGTCATCACGAGGGGGCTAAGAAACAGAGAGGATTTCGAATCGTATATTGGGGGAGTAGAAGATACTAATGAATTGCTAGGCAAGGCGGTTTTTAAAAACAATGAGGACCCCCGACCAGCAGCCCTGAAGCATTATTGGTATGTGCTTATTGAGTTTCCTTATGCATGTTTTGTGCAAGATAGTTTTCAATTTGCAGCGGGGAATGAAACACTTTTGCTTTTAACTCCACATGAGATGGAAGGAGCTTTGTATCGATCCGCGAGGAATCCTGAAGATATAATTTCGTTCTTACGGGAACATTCTTCTGAGGATTTGGTTGACTAGAAATCTTTAGACTCTAAAGATTTTCTTGAGGAGGTATTTTATCTTGTCAGATAACAGAGGCGGTGAATTCTTAACTTCAGAATCTTTTGAAGTGGATCAGTTGATTTTTGAAGGGGGTTTTGCTTATAAGGAGAGGGATGAAATAAAAAGCTCATTCTTGCCACATACAATGGATGGGATTTTAGATGGAAAAGAGACTCTCAGCGTTGAGGTCCAAGACGCATTAAGCAGAACATCGGCTAAGTCATCTTTTCTAGAAGCTCGAAAACGAGTAATGAAAACTCTTGGAGTGGAGGAGTCTGCGGGGGTTGTTCTCATGACAGACAGCTTGAGGGAGATTGGTGCAAAGCATCCACGTAAAAAAGAAAGCTCAATAAGAAGATCAGATTTATTTAAACCAAGCAGTATAGAATATAGCCGATGTGGTTCGTGTTGTGAGTCGTTTACTCTTTCATTGTCTCATAAAAGTCATGCAATGGTGTTAGAGGCATTAAGTAATGGAACTTCTCCAATTAGAATAGAAGTTAGCAACGATGATGGAACTTATGGACCAGAAACAAGAGAAGTCTCTTTTTTTGAAGATCTTTTAAATTGGTTTCAAAATATTGTGCCTATCCCATTAGAGGAGGCATGGTCGAGAATGTTGGTATCACCAGGACATTACGAGGCTTCTGGCATTAATGCTTATCGATGCCAGCTTTTTGTTAGAGATGAAGAGACTGGTCTAGGGGAATGCACCATACATGAAGAACGTCCTCGTGTTTGTCGCGAATTCCGCCCATATTCTGATGGTGGTTATTTGAGATCTAGAGGAGGAAATCCATACGTAGAGTGCAGTTATAGGATACATCACAATGAAGAACAGTCGGAGGTGTATAGACATTTATTAAATAGATTTGTGGAAACGGACTTAACAACAAACCCATACGATGTGCTAGATGGAGAGGGTGTAGAAGAATGAGTGATAAAGAAAATAAAGAAGTGGAAACGTTTGAAACAACATCGGACAATCGTGAGGAGGAGTTGGATGAGATCCAATCGATTCTTTCGAAAGTTTCAGAAAGTAGGTCAGAGCTTCCAGATAATGAGATAGAAGATCGGTGGAGTGCAGCTCAAGAATTAGTTTTTGTTGTTGCCGAAGCTCTTACCAGTGAAGAAGAGGATGTTAGAGGGGCAGCTTTTCAATCTCTGATGGCAATGGGTGATGTTGCTTTATCTATTCTTCCGAATCTTAGAGATATTATGCAGAGTCCCAATTTCGGAGATTTGACAAAGAAAAATAGAATACAGCTTTTAGCTTTGGCGGGTCATTTGATACGATTGCAAAAGAGGGCGATGGAACAGTTTGGTGGTTTCAATGCATCCAAAGGTTCTCCGCGGACATATGTAGGGGTTTCAAGCTAAGGAGAATAGTTTTCATGCCGCAACTTTTAAGTATACCCAACAAAGAGTTTTATCCGGATTCAGTAGACAAGTTCAAGTCTTTATTGCCGGATCCAGACACTTTGGATGATTATCAATATTGTGTCTATGAGTGGATGTGCAAGATGTTCGAAGAACAGCTTCGCCGTCGCGCCATTTATAGATGGGTTGCTGGTCATGAGGGTTGTTTGTGGACACATACTTATGAAGGTGCAAAAAAACCTTTCATGAAGGCACACCAAGGAAATCCTTCATGGACATTCTGTACAGGCGTTTCGCTCGAGTTGTTTTATTTATCTTGGAAAACATGGATGGGTGAATTCTATGGTTCTGAGATAGACATGCATCACGATTTCATATGGACTGTGAGGGGGCATTTTGAAAGATGGAAGTCTCCACCCCAGGAGCCATATTATCGTGGCGCAGGAGGGGGCTTTGAGGCCCTGCAGGGGCACTTAGAGGAGAGGTGGAAGAAGTATGGGGAGTCCGAAGGGGAAGATGTGGGCTCAATGGATTGGGTGAAGTTTTCGCACCACCAAGACTTAGACAGTGCTCGCTTCGGTTCGGTTGTTCAGTTCCGTCGCACTACAGGAAAAATGGGCAAGGGGCATGCGGCGGTTTTGATAGGTATGGAAGATCGCGGAAAGTACAGGGCTTTGCGTGTTTTTAATTCTAACTACGATTATGCGTTAGATTATAATTTTGGAAAGGTTTCTCCCAATGGTGGCATTGGGGTGACGTGGTACCAAGAGAATAAGCCATATAGTGATGGGACTTATAGAGCTTCTGAGTATGGGACATTGATCATCCCTGAATAGTTCCTTTTTTTTGACATATTTTTGTTTATATCCTTTTTAGTTTGGAGTGTTTTTTTACTCCACAAAAAGAGGAACATTTATATGTTTAGATCTGGAGACTTCCCTGGAAAGTTGTTTGTTTTTGAGGGTCCTGATGGGGTTGGTAAAACATCTTTGTCGAAATATGCGCATGCGAAACTACTTGATTTACATGATAATGGTGGGTGGTTCCCAGGAGCGACTCGAATTCTTTGGATGCGCCAACCCACGACACGTTGGCGTGAGAAAATAAAGGAAGCGGATCCAAAGAACTGGCTCCAGGTTCTCTATATGTTTATGCGAGATAGGGAGAGGCAGTGGGAGGAGGAGCTTCGACCTGCGCTGGAAGATCGATGCATTGTTGTGATGGATCGGTATTTTTTGTCGAGCCTTGTTTACCAGGGGCTTTGTTTTTCTGCGATGTTTCGTGGGGAGCTAGAACATGCAGACAAGTTGAGGTATCAAAGAAATGTCTATGACATAATAAGAGGTCATAGCGATTTCGTTGTTCATCCTTATATGACTTTTGTTGTAGATGAGGATGATTTGATTATTCATGAGCGGCTTCAGGCTTCTCGTGGGGATACTATTGACGTTTTTGACGAAAACTCTATACAGACTCGAGTTAGAGAAATTTATCGATATTTGTTGAGTTGGGACATAGATGATTGCTTAGAGGTGGGTCTTCCGACAATGACGACTATACACGGTCGAGGCAGATCAATAGAATCGATATTTGAAGATGATTTGCGAGGGATGTTGATAAGGGCCTTGGGGTATACTAAATTGGCTTCCCCTATTTAAAAAGAGATGTAATTGTTATGGTAAATGCAGATAATCTAAAAACTTGTGTGGCAATATTTAAAGATGCAGTTTGTTGTGCCATTGGTGGGGACAATAGACCTCTTTCTATCATGCTATTGGCTTCGGCGTGTAAGTCGAGAGATATAGAAGAGGAAATAGCGGCTTCTGTTTTTTATCATCTTGCAGAGAACAATGGTTTTAGCTCAACTCCCTATTTTTCATACGATGGCAAAATGGCAAAACTTTTGGAAATACCTGAGAATGTAAGGCACGGAAGGACGCTGAGGAACTTACAAAAGTCTTGGATTGATTATTTTGAAGTTTTTTCATTAGAGGATATGGAGATGTCATGGGAACAGGTGGGTGAAGATTGGGCAAGGCTTGTGACAGATAAATCTCTACATTTCTTACTGGAAAAGGTTTTTGATAGGGAGGTATTGAGGCTAGAGAAGGTTCTGAAAATTTATGACGATTCGATTGGGGGGAAGGCAAAGAAGGTTAATCAAAGTGATTTGGCAAAGTCGTGTGTGGAGTTAGGGGATCTTGTTTTTGCGTATCCGTGGGCGACTCATTTGATGATACAGAACTCTGGTGATGGAGGGGAGCCATGGATACATTTACATATTAATTCTGGCCTGGATGCTATTCCCTTCATGCGGGAATACTTTCTTCCAGGTTTTGAAGAAGCTTCAAGGGAAGGCGCACACCTACGTTGGCAGGGGACACCTGTTATAGTCTTTTGGCACCAAGCTTTTGAGAATAAAGAAATTATTGCGAAGACTTGCGGACCAAAATATCGACCAGATGTCGATGATATAAATGCTCCATCTATGGATTCTTTGATTTTATGGATGTTGTTGACAAAAAAAATAAAGGACTTGAGGAGAGATGTAGATTTTACAGATAGGATATCGAGGACAAAAGATGAAAGATTGTTCTCATTAGACTTGGATGACAATTCGGATAGTTCTGTTTTGTTTTTTGCGCCAAATGAACAGATCTCGATGCTTTTTTGTTTTTCTGTGGGCTTATTTGAGGTTTTGCATGGAAGAGACGATATGGTTTCTAGAGAGGATGAATACTACGTTTATTTTGTTCTTCGAAGTGTGGGTAACTTCCAATTTATGATTTATGATCATGAAATAAAATTGAGTCCAAAGGATTCAGTGGATCCGGGGATGTTTGCAGCGGGGGGTGTGGGAGACTATGAGCTTGCAGTGTTTTTCACACGAACAAAAATTATAAAAGACGGTGGTAGTCTTGAGCTTAAGGATATTCTCAATGCGGGTAGTAACGATATGTATTGGGGTGAAATCTTTCGTTACAAAGTTGAGGGTGTAAATCCATTTTTGTTAAGGAAGTCAGTGTAGCGAACTGGTTTTTTTTATGACATCTTGGATATAACTAGATTGGACAATTAATCATTGTAGGAAATCTAGATATGTCTGAAACAAAAAATATCCTATCTCCACCTATGGATGATGCGGAAATCGCATCTCTTTCTCATGTTGAAGTGGAGGATACAATTCAATTGCCAAAAACCCACGAGGGTTGGCTTAAGCGGTTTTTAGCTTATTTGAACATATTTGGATTCCTTAGAGTTTTCTTTGGTCAAACTCGAGATTCTACAAATCGACCCAATAATATTCTCATGTTGTTTTATGCAGCATGTCTTATACATGCGTCTGTTTTGGTTGGATCTGTGTACTTTAAGGGGGCAAGATATCATTTGGTCTTAGATTGTCCACCGGGGACAAAGCAAAACTACATAGGCAAGAAGATTTTAAAGAAATCTTTAGAGTCTAAAGAAAAGTCTTCCAAAAAGGGGTTGCGGGGAAAGATAAAAAGGGGGGCTAAGAGTTTAGCTAAGAGAATAAAAAATAGGTTGTCGAGGAAGAGGGTTCGTCGAACTTTTAATAATCCATCACCCACCGCAGTTTCAAAAAAAGAAAAAATCATATGCGGTGGTTTAAAGATTACAATACATTTGACTTTGCAGCCGTCGCCTTCTTTGCCTGGGGCGGTGTACTGGACGTGTTTTTGGGCATTAGTTTTTATAGGAATGTTGTATATGGGAAGGCATCAGCAGACTCGGGATTGGTCTGTTGATCTAATGTATGCGTGGAAGGGAGGAAGTAGAAGAGATGGTTTGGATTCGAGAACTGCATCTATTTCTGTTTCTGGAGAAGGAGTGAGTTTTGATACAGGAGATGCAGGGGGTACAGTGACTGCCCCTCCAAGTGTAGATCCTCGGGGAACTATGGGAGATAAGAAAGGACATAGTCACTGATCGGTATAAATGTCGGGGGAGAATTGAAGATTTGGAGGTTTCTATGACTATTGATCGCTATTCTTTTGTTGCAAGCTCGAGGAGAAGAAATAGAGAAGTTGAAGAGAAAGAAGTGGATTCGAGTTCTGAAGCACAACATCCTCTTTTTGGTGAAAGCAATTCGGAGTGTGTAGAGGACAGTGGGAGTATTGCGGAGTCTCGAGTGCAGGAGTTGCGGGTTAGGGAAATCTTCCCTTCTCTCAATTACTTTTTTAGTTTTTTCAAATCAATGCGAAGCAATAGGGAGTATCGTGTTCTTGTCCCAGTTGATTCTTTTTGTAACTGTATAAGGAATAAGAACAGTGATGAGTTGTGGAATTCTCTTGTTTCGTTTGGTGGTGAGCGGGTTTTGTATGCTTCTGTAGTTAGCTCCCCTAAAGGTCTAAGATCTTTTTACTCATGTTCTTATTTAGAGTGTGTTCTTGAGAAGCATATGGAATCGTTTATAGAAAATGAAACTGGAGAAGATTATCCTTCCCCAAATAATGATTTTCTTTCCAGAACCATTTCTGATGTTTTAGAAGTTTGGTCTTGCCATGGTTATAAGGGTTTCGTAAGGGAGGTTAGAAAGCATCTACGTGTTTGGAAGTACTTTTGTTTTCTATTTTCTCTTTGGGATAATATTGTAAAACAGGGACCATCTAATATTTCTGTACAATTAATGCAAAGTATTCGAGATGATATGTCGAGAGTTTTTTGCGACAAGGCTAGTTCTCCATTATGGTCTCAGGAAATATGGAGAGATGAGTTTCGAGAGATGGGACAAGAAATTTTTGCTCGTATGGAATTAGAGTCTCCTGATAAGGTTTCTGTTATCCGAAGAATGTCATCTTCCTGGGATCGTGTGATATCAAGATCGTCTTAATCTTTTGATGGGGTAGTTTTTTTTATGATAGCAGTCGACGGAAGAGAAATAGTTTATCTGGGGATTCCATACTCGCATAAGGATGCGGAAGTGCGGCGAAAGAGGTTTGAGATCTCTTGTCTTGTTGCGAGTATTCTTATGAAGAATGATGTTGTTGTATATGCGCCAATTACTCATTGTTATCCTATCGCGGTAAAACAAGGTCTTCCTCATGGTTGGGACTTTTGGGAGAAGTTTGACACCGCATACCTGCGCTGCAGTAAAGCTTTATATGTTGTAACCATGGAAGGTTGGGAGAGTTCGAAAGGGCTAAACGCAGAGATTCAAATAGCAGAAAACCTGGGGATACCTGTTTTTTATTTGTCTTTGTATGAGAAGGTGAATATCAAAGTAGAAGAATATATGAATACAGGCGTGGAGGTTGCGGAGTTTGCTGAAACTCCAAAAGAGACAACTGTATTAGATCCGCCTAGACTTCCTTTCTTTTTAATGCCTCAGTATAGAGAAGCTGGGTGTTTGGATGTGGTTAATGTTTACAACCGTGTGGATGGGGATCTGGAGATGGTATATCAATTCGCAGCACCACCAACAACACAGGTGGAATTTGAGGTTATTAATCATCGTACGTATGGGGTGTTGGTTAAATACAAGGATCAGATTATTTATGTTTCTTATAGGGATTGTTCTTCTTTGCGAGACATTGAAGAAGGTGGGATTTATGATGGATCTATGAATGAGGACTTTTTTGTTCGTATGGGAGAGAGGTAGAATCTTTAGAGTCTAAAGATTCTCAATGTGGTGACAATAGAGAGAGTGGTGAAATGGATTATTCTTCAGTCGAACTTTTTGTAATTGAGCATCGAGATCGATCGGCACTTGTTCTTATTGAGGGTGAGGAGGTGGTGCTTCCATATTCTCAATGTGGGGGCTTGCATCGAATCGATACGGATAAAGAGGGTGTTGTGGAAGTGCCTGATTGGATATTGAGGGACAGAGGGCTTGAGGATTGCATTTCGTAGGAGATGACGAAATTGAAAAAAGATGGTCAAAAAGAAAATAAACGAGTGGTTATAACGGTTGAACTCTGGGAGAGTGATGTGGAGTTTATGCGAAACTTTATGGATGAGGTTCGCAATTTCACAGGTGGGATTGTTGAGGTCTTTGGTGTAAGGACAGATCTTTTGCTATCCCCGTTCTTTCGAAATACGTTATTAAGACAGGGCCAGTCTTTGGAGAAGATGATAGAAGTTGTGGGACTATCTAACGTTTATCGAGATAACCTTGGGGATCCTCTGTCAGTGTCTAATTCTTGCTCTTGTTGCAAATGTGAAAATAAAGACTCTTGAATAAATATTGAACCTTTCTTATATTTTTCTTGTATAGTTCTTATAGCTCATTGGTGATGAGTTGTATCTTTTTATAAGTCGAGGTGTTACTTGATATAGATATTTTAAGGGACCGGGGAGAGAATATGAAAAAAATAGTATTGATTTGGGAGAGAAACTCTGAAGAAGACTTGGAGTATAATAGAGAAATAATTGAAGGAATACAGTTGTCCGGAGATATTTTAGGGGTGTCTGTGGACGTTTTTGAACTGAATCCTGTATATCGTTTTTATGGTAACGATATACCTGATTCCGCATATCCAAATGTCCCAGAATATGATGACATGGTTCTGGGGTTTTGGATTGGGTTTATACCAAAGCGAGAACATTATCAGAGTGTTTATGACTTTCTAAAGTCCAGAAATGTTGTTCTTGTGAACACCCCAATCGAGCATCTGCGGGGGATAGAGTTTGATTTGGAGAGTTATAATTCTTTGGGATTTAGAACACCTCTGAGTGTCGAGGTTCGCGATAAAGAAACGGGCCTAGATGCTGCGGAAAGAGATCTAGGTTTTCCTGTATTTGTCAAAGGAAGAGTGCAGTCCCTGAAGCAGCGGGGTCCGAGTGCTTGTATAGCCTATGACAAAAAAGAGCTAGCGGATATTCTGGATGTGTATATAGAGGCAGGAATGCAAGCAGGTTTGTGCGATTTGATTCGCGATGGATTGATTTTACGTCGTTATCATCCCTTGGTTTCAGGGAGAAAAACGGACTATGGTTTTCCACAGGGGCGAGAGTTTAGGGTCCTTGTGTTCAAAGGAATGGTTGTTGGTAGAGGTTATTATTGGCGGAATTTAGATCCACCTCATTCTGAAATATCAGATGATGAGAAGAAACAAATTGATCGGCTGGCGGAGATGGCTTATCAGGCTTTTGATATTTCTTATATGTCTGTAGACATTGCCCAAAAGGCGGGTAATATGGAGTGGATTCTTGTCGAAGTTGGTGATGCTCAGTTCTCGGGGATAAACCATATTAATCCTCTGTGGTTGTGGCAGAATATTTTGAGGGCTCTTCTGGGAATATCGTGTGGAACGGTTATTCAAGAAATATCCTCGTTTGCCTCTATGACATTCTAGTTTTTAGCAGGGTAGTACTCAGGCGAGGTTTTTTTTTAGAAGGAGTTCTAATTCTCTTGAGTAAATTGCCTAGTCCGCCGTTGCCGAATGTTCCTCCTCCGCAAAAAAAAGTGTCCCCTGGCATTGTCACAGAAGATCCCAGTAATCAAATAAACTTCTTTTCTCCCCCCCCTTCGGTTTCTTTGTCTCCACCCTCTTCGCCCCCTCCGGCTCCACCCTCTTCTCCTCCTCCACCACTTCGAGTAGTTCCGCAACCACCACTATCCAGTTCAGAGGTGGTGTTTTCTCCTCCTTCTCTTGAGGGAACGAATCTTGGCTTCATAAGTCCTACACAACCCATGCCAGTTGTTCCTTTACCAGAGTCTGTTTTACAGGAGAGACGAAAGAAGGAGATAGAGGCAACTATAGGAAGAAAAAGAGGTCGGGCTAAGTTTGTTTCCCCACATGAGTTCAGGATGGTTTATCGGTATCCTGAAGGAAGTAGATTTTCTAAAGTTTCTCATTTACATGATAAGGATTGTCGTATACTTATAAAGCGAACAGCAGAAGATCCACAGTGTGAGTCAGGCAGGTGTTGGGTGGAGTTTAAAGATGGTCTTCATGTTTGTGTTCCACGAAGTCGCATTTTCACAAAAGAGTAAAATACAGTGAGTGCAGGGAGTTATTATGTCTTATATCTGTATTGTTGATGATTTGCCCCCAGAGATCATTTCAATGCTTCAGGCTTTCTATAGCCGTAGCCCAAAGTCTATTCGTATTCGCTTAGAGGAGTTGGGCTATATCCCCAATAGGGACGAATGGATTATAAGTGTATTATCGGAGTGGATTGGGGATTTATTGGGCAACGAAGGGAGAAACGAAGAAAACGCCAAAGATTTTGAGAGATTCGAGGGCATTATAGAAGAATTTCGGGGAGCAGATAAGAGGGGCATTCAAGAGAAGTTGGAGATGTTCTATGTGAATTATGGGCACAAATCTATTGGCGATTGTGGGTATTTCACAATTTTCATAGAGGATGTATCGATACTGGCAGCGAAGGTTATTCAGGATAATCCTCTATACTCTGGACAGGAAGCTTCGACTCGGTATATGGACTTCTCTGTTAGTCGAGCGCATTCGAGTAACTTACATTGCAATCCTTATGGATCAAGGGAGTCGGGTCATGATGTTTGGCAGAGAGCGAATGATCTACTTGACGGTTGGTTCTCTTTATATACGGACACTGTGCTAGAGTTGGAAAAAGGTTTGTACAAGAACCTCGATCGTCCATCGGAGATCTCGGAAAGTAGGTGGGGACGGGCTATTAAGGCGCGATCTTTTGATATAGCAAGATCGTTATTGCCGATAGGCACGAGGACGAATTTATCTTGGACTACAAACTTACGCCAAGCCGCTGATCATTGTGTCAGGATGTGGCAGCATCCATCTTCAGAGATTCAGTTTTTGGCTACACAAATCATGCAAACTATGCGGATAAAGTATCCTCATAGTTTTCGAAAAGATTGGATAGATCGTGTTCCCATGACAGGAGGACAGGAGCTATCATTTGAACAAAAAATGCAGATGAATTTCTGGAGAAGTTCTGATACCGATAAAATGATGTGGGGGAGTGAGGATTGTAAGGGATCCCCTGGTTCTCTCTTTCAAGTGGTAACTGGAGAAGGGTCTAGAAGTAAGTTACTGGGTTTTTCTTCTCTGTATGATATTAGTGGTGCAGAGAAGATGATAGAAACGATGGGATTAAGAAACAGAAATAGGTTTTTTGAAATCCCAAGAATATTTGATCGCTTTGGAAGCTTGTCGGCTCTTTTTGATTTAGATTTTGGATCCTTTAGAGATATACAGAGACACCGTCCTTGTTATCTCCCCATTCCTTTAGTTGAGAATGTCACATCGTTGCATTCTTGGTATTTAGAACAGATGGAAGGTTTGCTTTCTGGTGTGGTCTATGGCGAGTTTCGGGCGAGATGTGGGGAACTCCTGCAGGAAATACCAGAGCAGAAGCGTTTTGATGATGAAGACTTGGTTCGCCAAATGTATTTATCTCCATTGGGAGCATCTTCTGTCTCTCCACTCGTTGCTTCTTTGAAAGGGTGGGTGTATATATCGGAGATTCGAACAACGAAGCATGTACATCCTACTTTGCGGGAAGTAGCTATTTTGATGTTTCGATTTATTGAAAGATTACATCCAGATTTGGCAAGAGGGATGTTTTGTGATTTGTCGGATGATGAGATGTCTATTCGACGCGGAGATCAAGACATTTTTGAAAAAGGCACCGTTTTATAGTTTTTTATTAGAGGAGTGTTGTTATGAGTAAGATAGGGGCGGTTCCCAATCCACTTTCTGTTCCAGTTCCATCGGTTCCCAAGAACATGATTAAAAGGAGGAGAGGGGAAGAAGAGACAGTGGTAAGTATAGATGGGAAGTTACTAAGCTCGAGTTTAATAAAAAATTCGACTGAATTGGTAAAGATTCGGATTGCTCTTGTTATGGATGAATATGGCAATTGGAGTGCTTCGGGGTGGAATCCGAAGGAGGGGGGCGAGGGTCCAGAGGCGATGCTGGACATTGCGCATGATGGTGACTTTGTGGATCCGGATGGATATACGAATCGTGTTTTGTTCCCGTTTTGGGTTGAGGTTATGGTTCCTATCCCACAGCCCCGGGTTTTAGAGGGAGCTTCGATTATTCCGGCAAGGAGACCCACTGAGTAGTTTTTTTATATTTTTATAAATGAGGATTCAATAGATTGAAGAAGAAAATATCTTGGATGTGGGACAATATGAAAAATGCTGCAACAGTGACGATACTATCTGGTATTTATGTTAAAAATATAGATGCAGATCAGCTTGGTGTGTTGTGTACGGTTTGGATTGTTTTTATTATTCTTAGTTTGATTTTCTCTACAAATAAGGACTCTTGAAGATATGAGAAAAGTGGGTGTCTTTGTTGATGTTAATTTCTTGAATAACTCTGGTGGTTTCGGCATGAATTATGATGTACTCCGAAACTTTGCAATACGCGACGGTGGAGTACTTTCTAATTTATTTGCCTATATGAATTATAACCAGTTCAGGGCGGAAGAAGAAGAGGCGTACCATCGTCGGCAGAGGGATTTTGAAGATCGTCTTCGTGATTTTGGTTTTACTGTTACTTCTCTTCTTTACAATGAGGTTTTTTCTCGAACAGATGGGAATTCTTTTTTGCAGTCAACATCTGAAGTGCGAATGGCAATGGATGTTTTGGTAGCATCCGAATATCTAGATACTGTTGTTATTGTTTCTGGGAGCGATGTTTTCTATAGTCTCTTTTCGATTTTGCGTAATAAGGGATGTAGGGTTGAGGTTATTGGATTCAAAAATGTTTCGGAAGCAGTACGATGTGGAAGTGACTTTTTTATATCTGGGTATTTGATTCCGAATCTTCTTTCACCACATGATTCAGATGGTATCCGTGAGGATTCTCGTAGGAAGTGGGGTTTTCCCGGATTCAGGACTCGTGGTATTTGTTATTCTTTTAATCAAGAGAAGAAGTTTGGGTTTATTCGATTCTTACGATCGTTGGACAAACTTTGGATTGTCGATGCTCGAAATCCCGAGTCTCCTTGGGGAACGGCATTTATTCATCTCACGGAGTTACCAAACTCAGTGAACTTCGAGGATTTGCCGAGTCGGGATAAAATTTTTGAGTTTACTTTATGGGAGTCAGACAAGGGATTTCAGTCAAAAGAAGTTGTGCAGGTCCACGAGTTTCGTTAATTTTCAACATGTCCAAATACTAAAAAAAAGGGAAATCTTTAGAATCTAAAGATTTCCCTTTTTTTTTATTTAATCGGGTTTTTATATTTTGTTTACGGGGTTACTAATGGCAAAAACGAATAGGAAAGAGAGAAAGTTGAAATGAAAATCCATGGCCTGATAATTGATCCTCAGATTTCCTTTTCTTGGCCCGGTCTGCAGGAACTCACGGGGAAGAATCCAGATGATATTCTTCCACCAGAAGTTCGACCCCATATGGGGGATATGTATGATCGTCTTTTGAATAGGGGTGAGTTATATGTGGACGGAGCCCATGAGGATATGCTGCGATTGGCAGCGATGTTGGATCGTTTGCGCGATAGGTTGGATGATGTTCATGTCACGCTCGATTCGCATCGGTTTGTGGATCAGGCGCATCCTTCTTGGTGGAGGCGTACTAGTGATGGATCCCCGCCCCCCCACTATACGATATTGGGGATAAATAACGATCGTGTCGTTCGGATGGATCCACAGAGCGATGGATCGCTTGTTCCTACGGGAGATGAATTTACTACGCGCATCCCCTCTTTTATGTACAAAGGAGGGCCAACCAAGAAAGGGAGCAAAGGATACCTGGAGGCGCTGGCGAGTAACGGTCGCTATCCCCATGTCGTGTGGCCAGTGCATTGTATGATCGGCACAATGGGCCACTTGGTTCACCCTGCGGTTATGGCAGCGCTACTGCGATGGGAAGAGCAGTTTTGTTCTGTGGACTATGTGACGAAAGGATCCAACCCACAGACGGAGCATTATTCTGGAGTGCAGGCAGAGGTTGTGGACCCCAGCGACCCCTCGACGCAGATCAATATGGAGTTGATACGGACTCTGGAAGAGGCCGATATTGTCTTTCTGGCGGGAGAAGCTCGATCCCATTGCTTGGCAAACACGGCGAGAGATATTGTCGCAAAATTCTCAGATCCGAGCTATGTCAAGAAGCTCTATCTGATCGAAGATTGCACCTCTGATGTTCCGGGGTTTGAACATCTGGGCGAAAAGTTTGTTCAAGATATGGTGGGGTTGGGAATGAATGTTTCTAACTCATTAGATTTCTTGGCCTAGACATTGTTTGGGTCGATAAGTCTGAAGTAGTTCTTTTTACAAATATGGAGAGCGATTAAATGCCTCGAATTACAGACGAGACAATGGAAGACCATCAGATGGGTGGTTCGAACTATTCTTTTTCGGCGAAGAGGATAGACGACTTGGGAGCCTCAGAGTACACCCTCGCCTTTATCGCGGTGGACGTGACGGGATCGTTGCAAGGACAGGAAGCAAACCTCGAGAAGATGTTGAAGCTTTGTGTCGCGGCTTGCCGTAGAAACCCAAGAGCAGACAACATGATGCTTCGTGTTGTTTTGTTCTCCAGTCAGTTTCACGGGTATCTGGAGGAAATTCATGGTTTCCGACCTTTGCCCGAAATCAAGGAAGATGATTATACCGGGGTCATCGATTGCAGGGGGGGGACGCCACTGTACGAGGCGGCTTATACCAACCTGACCGCTTTGCAGCAATTCGCAAAAGATCTTTCGGACAACGACTTTTTTGTCAACGGCATCGGCTTTGTTTTGACCGATGGCGAAGACAATATGTCCAAGGTCACTCGGACTATGGTGAAGGATTCGATCGGCGATCTGGTCAAGAGCGAGGATCTGGAGTCCTTTCGCCCAATCTTGATCGGCTTCGGGCAATCCACATGGCTGCGAAAATTTCAAAATGAAGCAGGCTTCGATCAGTTCGTCGATGCAGGGAGCGCGAGTGAGTCGACGTTGGCGAAGGTGGCAGACTTTGTGTCTCAGTCTTTGTCTTCTGCCTCGCAGTCTCTGGGAACTGGCGGTCCATCCGTTGCCCTGACTTTCTAGGGGCTTAGTTGATATGAGAAATCTTTAGACTCTAAAGATTTCTCTGCTTGTTCGCGATTGTGGTGATTTCCGCAGTCGCGTTTTTTTTTGGTTTTTTTACATGTCGTATGACACAAAAAGACACACAAGTTGGCTAGTCTTTTTGGGAGTCGAGAAGGGTTTTGTTCTTTCTTGACTAGTGGCTCTTTTTCTAGATAGGAGAGAAAATCTGATGAGTACCACACAGCCCTTTAATCCTGATTGCAAGTTTATTATGTATGACTTTGCGGCTCGTCCCAAAGCTTACTTCGTCGCGGAGGAGTTGGATGTGAAGCCACCCGACCCTGGGGAGACAACAATGCGGGATGCGGCACATCACGTCATTGTTGTGGATCGATCAGGATCGATGTGGGGGGAGATGAAGTCGTTGAAAAACACACTCCTGAAGCTTCTCACTCTTCAGGAGTATCGGGACAAGGCGCTCAAGGTGTCTTTGATTTCTTATTCGGGAGTTCGCGATCTGACTCTCCACTTTGAGAAGGTGGATGTCGCGGACATTATGGAGATGGACTCTCCATACCAAAAAGAAATCAAAAGCATCCGGGTCACGGGCTTGACTTGTATCAGTCAGGCGATGCAAATGGCAGAGGGCTTAGTCGAGGATGGAGAGTTGACGTGTATCACTCTTCACACAGACGGCTACGCCAACGATCACTCCCCACGAGATGAAAGGAGAAAGTTGCGGGAGATCTGCAACCGACTGAAGGAACGCAACTGCTTCCTCAACACGATTGCATACTCGCGGTATAGCGACTTCCCGCTTATGGCGGAACTGGCGAACATGGTTTCGGGTTCTTGTGTGAAGGCACAGAGCGCAGCGGATGTGTATGACAGCTTGTATCAAACATCTTCTCTCTTGGCTCAAAGCGCTCCCCCGACGTTGGTCTTTCCTGATGGAAACGATTTCGAGCAGCAAGTGTATGTGGAGTGGGGGGGGAGAAAGGTCATCGGAAGCAACGGTGAGCTTGTTATCAGGGGTGTAGACTCCTGCGGTGATGTTAAGCTCTATCGCTATCAAGAGGTGTCTCAAAAAGAGTATGAATACTCGGATGCCTTCGACTGCCTCACGGGCTGGACGGATGACATCTTCCCGATATTGGCTTTTGTGCGATATTGTATTGCGTCGGGCCAACTGAATCGAGCGAAGTTTCTTTTGTTTTCGACTCTGAATATGACGCTCTCTGATCGTCATGCAGCAGCGTTGGACAGTGAAAGGATTGCGGCGTTCGCCACAGACGTTGATGCGGCTCTCTTTGACAACTCGATGCCCGACAATCACATCTTCGCGGACGAGATGGCCCCGAGTGACATGGTTTCGATTTTGGAGCTTGCAGAGCTTCTGAGTGAATACTCGGACGCCATCGAAATCAACAAAGAAGCGCTCTTCGAAGTGTACAACAAGAGAAGCGTGAAGCGTGTTCCGGGGAAGATTGACCCGTTGGGGAAATATATCCCGCCTCGCTTCAAGCTTCGCCCAAAGAACTCCAGTGATGAGTATTTCTCGATTCGGGGTGTGGAGTGCAACGAGTCGTCGGCCACCATTAATCTTCTCTTCTCGTATGAAGCGGATCTTGTGGAACAGGATGCGGGAGAGAATATCGTGGGGGTTGTCGAGGAGGTTTCCAGTGTTCGTTTGAACAATTTGCGCGATTATCGAAACTATACGCTGGTGGGCGACGGTCTACTGGCGGTACCGCATCTGCAGGTGAGGTTTCGATCCAAGAAAGCCTTTGCGGCTCTCGAGAGAGCGGGTCTGGTGGATGGTCCATGGAATCCATCGGAAGATTACATTCTGGACTTGGAACATCTTCCACTGGTCGATTTCCAGGATGCAAGCTTCGACAGTCTCTCGGGCGAGTTTGAACGGATGGCCAAGCTCAAAATGCTCGCCAAGATGCTAGAGGCAGCTTTGAAGGGTCAGTCTGATCTGTACACGCCCGAGCAGATCGCAGCTCTCGACAGTCACCACCTCAAGCCATCGCTTTTCTATTCGGGTCCTTCGATCTACAAGTATGTCAAAGATGGCCTGACGCGGGAAGCGGCACTGAGCCAGGGGGTTCTTGATACGAGAGTGAAGCACAAGGTTCTCTTTGGCACAGAGGACACGTTGTCTCTCGATAAGATTCCGAGTGCCAACGCCTTCCTCCGGGCCTATTTCACAGTGACCGATGCGAAGGGGCAGTTGGTTGACAAGCCCACGGTGCAGGATGCCTTGGCCCCTAATGCGATGGTGGGTTGGAAGGTCTTGAGTTCGCGCAAAAAGGTGACGCGGCTCGACGATATGTTGAAGCCACTCGCCGCCTCCTTCTTTGGCATTGACACGCCCTACGAAGTGTTGTCGGTTCTTCGAAGCAGCAGCCTGAATCATCTCACAGATGACTTCGAAGACTTTAGCAATCGAGACGAATCGACAATCCTGGATGACCTTGTTGAGTTTTTGACTCAAATGAAGCGAGACGTCAAAGGGGTTATCGATCGAGTCTACCGCGACAAGATTTGCCCCATTGTGTTTTACATCGGAGCCACTGGTTTGCTCCCCGATAACTATGATGTCCCGGCTATGGGGAAAGTGGAGCTTGGGGAAGTTTGCCCCAATATCAAAACGGGCAAAAAGGAAGAGGACGCCATCTTCTTCAAAGTAGATGATGTTCTTCTCACGGTCTACACGGAAGTAGCCGAGTTCTCCAGGGAACAAGCCGCCTCGAATTAGATCCGATTTTTCTATTTCGGGTTTTGTTGAGCGGGTAAGTCTTTTACTTTAGAGATGTAAAATCTTTAGAGTCTAAAGATTTGCCCGTTTTTTTTGGAGTTGCAAATGGCAGTGGTGCGTGATGTAGATAGTTTTTTTCGCCGAGGTTCTACACATAAGATTTGTGAAGATTATGCGTGGAGTGGTTTCTTCAATCGCGGAGGCGGGGCTGATGATATAGGAAGATCTTTAGTGGTCGTTTCCGATGGATGCTCTACTTCCCCCTTTACAGATTTTGGTGCTAGGTTATTGGTAAGATCTCTTATGAATAGAGTCGCTTCTTGGGGTGAATATATAAATATGGAGTGGCTTATTGAACAAGCCCATGGGCTTGTTCTGTCCATGAAGATGCCTTCCGATTGTTTGAATGCGACTTTGCTTTATGCTCTTGAAAATAATAAAGGCGATATAAATGTGGGGATTTCGGGTGATGGCATGGTTCTGGCGAAGTTGCGCTATTCGGGCGAGTGGAAGTGGTTAGATGTTTCTTTTTCTGGAAACTGTCCTGCCTATCTTCATTACCTTGCCCACTATGAACACTTGAAAGGATTTGCGAATGTAGTTGTCGGTAATCTGCCGACAACTAATGGAGATGAAGACCTGTCAACGCCCCTGGGAGTAAGGTATTGCAAAGGGACATTAGTCGAAGAGATCGATTCAATCCCAGAGGTTGAAGATGTTCTCTGCGTTTTTCGTGAATCAGATGAAGGAGATTTCGCAGATTTTCAAGATCGTTACTCATTGTCTTTCACTCTTGATTCGGATAGGTACTCCTCTGTTTTGATAGCGACAGATGGATTGTCTAGTTTTTTCACATCTGGATTAACTAGAGATAATTTACAATCTCTTTTTGAGGACTTGGTTATCAGACAAGTAACAAAGATAAGGAGTTTTCGAGGTGAGTTTCTTCAACGCCGAATGCGCAAGTTTATTGATAAATATTGTGTGGATCGTCTAATAACGCACAGTGATGATGTTGCCATTGCGGGGTTATTTATGCCCAAAGGAAAAAGTAATGTCTAAAGAAAGATCTATTGTTTCGAAGAGGTGTTTTTTTCGGTTCAGTAGTGTATGGGGTGCGACAGCTACGGACTTGGACACTTTTATCAATCATTGGATCGCGTTGCGAGATGCAATAGTTTCTGAACAAGGAAAAGATTACCCAGACACTCCGAGTCCGTATTTAGAAAATGAGATTTATTTCTGTCCCGATAGTGCAGAGTGTCCAGAATGCGGAACAAACTCAGAGCCGATGTTGATTACAGCCTACGACAGGTTAGAAACGGATGAAGAGTTCGAGAATCGTGTGGGGGTAGAGGAAGTAGAAAAACAAACAAGAGCATTAGTAGAGAAGGAGAGATTGAAACGAGATCTTGCATCAGCTTCGCAACTTCTTTTGAGCCATGGCTATGAAGTCATAGTGCCTTTTGTCGAATCAAAAGATGTGGCTTGTATAGTAAATGATTCGGACGAATCTTGAATATTATGGAGACTTAGACAGTTGCGGATTTATTTAGAAGGTGGTGGATATATAAATTTAAATCAAAGTCACTATGTCGGAGGAGGTGGCGAGGGTGATGTTTATACAAAGAATGGAGTTGCGTATAAAATTTATCACAATCCTATAAAAATGATTCCATTGGGAAAAGTGACAGAATTATCAGTTTTGCGTAATTCGTGTTTCATAAAGCCCGAATCAATTATTTTCGATAAAAAGAAAAACCCTTTGGGATATGCTATGCGCTTTGTACAGGGCGGGATACCCTTATGTTCTATTTTTCCTCCGTCTTATAGAAAAAGGCATTCTATCACTCACGATCAGATCTATGAGCTTATTGGAGAATTGAGTGTGGGGATTTCGCTTGCGCACAAAGAAGGGATTATTTTAGTTGATCTCAATGAAATGAATTTCCTGGTGTCGCCTGATTTCTCGTCTGTTTGGTTTATTGACGCAGACAGCTATCAGACCCCTTCTTTTCCAGGCACTGCTATCATGGAGTCGATCCGCGATTGGAGCAGCAATGTTTTTACAGAGCTATCGGATTGGTTTAGTTTTGCGGTGATTTCTTTTCAGATGTTTACGGGCATTCATCCTTTTAGAGGTAAATATAAGGGACCTAAAGAGCAATATAGAAAGAAATTGCCCTCTGACACAGAAGGGGATGATTTTGCGATAACAAGGCGGCGCATGAAGGATAATATCTCTGTTTTCGATCCAGATGTGGGAGTTCCACGAGTGGCGTATCCCTTTGATGTTATACCTGATGATTTTCTTGATTGGTATAAGAAGATTTTTGTTAGAGGTGAGCGCCTTCTACCGCCAACATTAGTAGGGGATGTGATTTTTATTGCTCCTCAAATAACGAATCTGGAAAGCACCGACAGGCTTGTCGTCCAGCTGTGGCATTCTTTTGGAAAAGATATTTTAGATATCGTTCAGGATTCTTTGGGCAATAGATCCTTTATAAAGTTACCGGGTGAGGTTTTCGAAGAAAGACGATTTATTCATGCCCACACTTGCGGCCAAGTGGCATTGACTAGGAGTGGTTGTCCTATCGAAGTATTCCTATATAAGGATGATGGATTAAATAAAATTAGAATTTCTATTTTGAGCAATGATCTGACGTTTACAGATGGGGATAGGATTAAATATTTGGATGTCGCGGCAGAATCTATTTCTGTCTATGAAGGAAATGCTTATGCAAAGTGCGGCAGTTCAATTATTCGCATCGACTGCGCTGCCGGGAAGATCCCAATCTTCCCACATGTTACTGACGTGCTCCCACATGCTTCTTATTTATTTAGTGGAGGAGTTCTGCAGAATCTTCTTGGTTCGGCTTACGTTTCTTTGTTTGTGAATATAAAGGAAACGCACCAAATAAGATTGGGAGAATTGGATGGCTATCAAATCATCGAAGCCAAATTTGATAGAAGAGTGCTTATTGTTAGGGCAAACAAGGACGGAAAGCTGAATCGCCTTGTCTTTAGATTCGCAGATGATTTCTCAGATTATGATGTTCGTTTGGTAAAAGATATTGCGAATGTGGGGATTAATTTTGTTGTTTTAGATTCAGGTGTTTGTGTTTTGATGGACGAAGAAGAGAACATCGAAGTTTTTCGTTCGAAACCGGGAAAGATACAGGTTATGAAAGTTGAAGATGATTCTTTGGGTGGGGATATGAGATTGATTCGATGGGGAGGGAAGTTGGGATTTACTAGGGGTAGCGGTCTCTATACTTTGTCTATGAAGTCAATTTGATCATGGTTGCGTATGTGTGATTTTTATTTGGCATCTAGCCGCAGGCGGATGAGGGTGGCGTCCGCGGGTGCCCCTGTGTTTTTAAAGTTACTAAAGCTAATCACGGCGTTAGTTTGTTCCACGCCGAGGAGGAGATCGCCACTTTTGTCATAGGTTATATGGCCGTGGAGATTCATGTCTTCGATATTGGGCCAGCCACCCGAGTAGGTGCCTGAGCGGAAGAAGATTCCTCGTTTGGTTTGTTCGATGCACATTACGTCGTCGGTAAGGTGTAAACCACTGCTGGTGAAGCCATTTGCCCCACCTGCGGACCCGTGGTAGATCCCCCATTGATCGTTGTTACCACCATCATGTCGGAAGATGCTACCGGCCATGAGTTCGCCGCCGACGCCACCTTGCCGTTCCAACATCATCATAAAAGAGTCCCAGTTGTTGACCGGAACAAAGGAGAAGTGGGACCAGATCCGTAGCAGATTATTGGCGGCGTTATAACTGGGCCAGAGCGAAGAGATCAAGGCGTAGAGGTGGGGAGAACTGCGGTTCCCATAATCATAGGTCCCGGTGGCGGTATCCCATACAATTCCTGTTGAACCATCTATATCTAGAGCAGTGGCGTTGTTCAGATCTTCGGCTTGCCATGTTTTACCGTCGATGGTGACAGCCCCGGAGGCAGCTGGGCTCAGAAGATCCTTAATGTCTAAAGCGGGAAGCGCAGAGAAGTCCACACTGTATTTTGTATTCCATCCAGGAGGAATTGGCGTTGGTGGCGTTACTAACCATCTGCCGGGATCCATCGCCGCTATTGCCCCTGGTCGGATTACGGTTAGACCGTCGTCTGTAGCGGTGGAACTGTCTTCGTAGTGAAACAATTGGTTTAAAGACTCAACATAAATCAATTGTTTATCTTTTTGTCCCGTCACTAAACGAAGTGCAGCAGCGTCGACTGCGCCATCGTGAAGGTCGTCGCTACCGCCGCTCCCTTGTAGTGTTCCATCTATGTAGATAGGCGACATGTTCGACTCTCTTTTTGCTATGACGTCGTAGGTAATGTTCTCACATGATTGCTTTGGACAATATGGGAGCGCACCACCTACCACGCAGTGCTGAAAAAACTAAAACTACTCGTCAATGAGACTATCACAAAACCTATTGCAGCACAACGATTGACCAGATTACTGTGATTGCCTATTCTACGGCCCTCTACTAGGAAAGTGACTGGGAGTTGGTTGTTTTTGTGATAGTATTTTTTCTAGTGGCAGATATTGTTTTTCTGAACTTGCTTTTATATCCTCTTTAAAAAAAGATAGAAGAGCAGGCACCAAGGGGAGAGTGCTTAGTTAGTAATATCTTGTCGTGATTATATTGCTCTCTAATTTTTTCCACATGGTTTCGGTTTGGCTTTTTCATTATAGAAGGTGGTTACCCTAAAGGTATTGCCAAGAAATATAGAGAAGTGAAAACGGTATTGTCTTGATGTCTGTAGCCCTTTCGACTTTGGTTAAGAGGGCTTTTCTTTTGTTGTTTATGAGTTGTGTTTATTTCTTTAGACTCTAAAGATTTTTAAAATGTCTTTTTGACATCTTTTCTTTTTCTTCGCGAAAATCGATGAGTGTCTCACCTTGGCCCTGTGTTTATCTTTTATAGTGTATAAGATTCTTATGGAGTCATCATAAAATACGAGGTTTTTGATGAGTAATAAAGAAGATGTGATGCTTCGGTATCAAAAGATGGTAGAGGTCTTACGAAAAAATCCTGGCAAATATGTGTTTTTGATTGCGCAAGTGGATCCAGATGCTTTGGGATCCACCGTGGCTTTGAAGGAGTTATTAGAATATGTCACTTCTGAGTTCGAAGATGTCGGTGATGCGAAATGGTCGTTTTCATGTTGTTATGCAGGAGGAATAGGGCATCCGCAGAATCGATGTATTTTTACAAAATATAATCTTGGTACAAGTATTCGTCTATTAGAGGAATCTTTACCTCTCATTATTTCTTCCCATGCCAATGAGGTGAAATATATTTTGGTTGATTCTTCGGATATGTTGGATCAACGACTCCCCGAATTTCTCCGTGAGGAACGTCCACTCATTATTGTGGATCATCATCGTGGCTCCACTCTCGAGGATGGGGATGACGTTATGTATTGGATTGAGGACTTGGGTTCTGCCAGTACAATGGTTTTTGAATTAATGCATGAAGGGGCAAACTTTTTTGATGACATCTTACGGAATCGACCAGAAAGACGTGAGCAGCTTGCGGATCTTTTGGCTTTAGGGATTTATATAGATACGCATGATATGCGAACTGGATCCAGGCGTGATCTGGCGGCATTCAATTTACTGGGGGAGTGGAGAAGTAATATTCATGTGGCAACGGATTATCCCCTGCCTCCTAGTTATTTTGCCAACTTGCGGACAGCGTTGGAGACGATGCGACGTGAGGATCATATACTGGTGGCTAATTTGGGAGTTATTGAATCGCGATGCGCGGACGACATCGCGGTTATCTCGGATGAGCTTATTCGGATGGAGGGGGTATCGCTGGTACTAACGTGGGCTGTTGTGGATGGGAAGGTTAGAATAAGCGCTCGTGGGACGAATCTAAGTAACCCATTGGACGAGTGGCTAGCCAGTCGCTTTGGGGAGCGCAGTGGGGCTAAAATCACCCCTACAGGTAAAGGTGAAGGGGGTGCGTTGCTAGATGTGGGGATGGATTTTTGGGTAACGGCAGATACAACAAACGAGCTAGTGTCGTTGGTGGGCAAGCGAATATGTTCGTTAGCCTTCGGAAGTGATTGAGATTTCAGGAGGGGGGACTGAGCTTCATAAGGATGCTACGACCCTGACGGAGAGGGTTTTGGTCCACGGAGCAGGAGAGGGAACTCTTGAAGCGCTCGAGCAGTCTCATCCCAATCTCAGGGTGGCTGGCTTCTCTTCCGCGGAATTGAAGGACCACCTTTACTTGGTGTCCTTGATTGAGAAACTCTTGTGCGCGTCGTATTTTTGTCTCGAAGTCGTGATCCCCAATCTTGGGTCTCATCTTTATTTCTTTGACAGTTGTTCTTTTTTGCCGATTTTCTTTTCTTCGCTTCTTTTGTTCATATTGCAGCTTTCCATAGTCGACAATTCGGCAAACCGGAGGATCTGCATCGGGAGACACCTCGACTAAATCCAGATCCGAAGCTTCGGCAGTTCGGAGCGCTTGTGCCAAAGGAAAGGTTCCTAGTTGAGCGCCTTCCTGATCGATAAGCCTGACCACTCGTGATGTTATTTGGTCGTTGATTCGTAATTGTTTTTTAATTGTTCTATCTCCTCTGTGTGTTTGTTTCTATCGAATAGACTCTTTTGGTGATTCGATAGTTCGTTCTATAATAATGAAGTACTTCCCAAGATAGCGAAATGAATAAGGGGTTTGGAAATGTCCACTTTGATGTCTTCCTCGATTCGCCAGAGTTTTATCGATGCTCTCTCTAAAACAATAAAAGAAAAAGATGTGCTAGATGCAGTGCTAGAGGCTTTCGATTCTTGTGTAAATGGGGATTCGATACAGGCGCTCGTAAAAGAATCGTGCTCTTGTTCATATGAGTATGAGCAGCAGGTAGAAGAGATTATGATACTTCGAGCCGAGAATAGAGAACTTCGGCGTCACGCAAAAATACCATAATTGCTTGATAGATAATTTGCCACAAGTGTCCTGTATCAGAGAGAATTAGTTATTCGCTTTTGCGATCTTTAGAATCTAAAGATCCTGTATTTTTATTCGAGAAATATTATGTGGTTTTTTGCAGTTTCCGGCGAGATCAATATGTGGGCAGTCGCGGGAATTCTTTCGTTTTTTATTGCTATTATCGTGCATCTTATTGAGGATGATGACTTGGGGAGTTAGGGCATGCGAAAAGTAGAATCGGGTTCCAGGTTTCCTGGTGGATTTAAACCAGACTTATATGATCGGACTTTTGGGGAAAAGGATCTGGTTTGGTACCAAGCAAATAAAAACAGATTTGCGGTTTGGACTATTTGTGTATTGGTGGGGTTGGCTATATTTGCTTTTGGGAAGTATTCGACAGTGGTTCAGGTGAAAGCAGCTTCTGTTATGTTTGGATATCCAGGACTCAGTCCGATCTACACTCGCTTCTATATCATCTTGTCTGCTTTTGTTGTTTGTGTGATCTCTTCTATCTTTTGGATAAGGTCGGGCTGGGTCTTTATAGGACTTTGGTTTGATCGCTTCTCTCACAAGTTTCTATACGATGATGGGATGAAGAGAGTGGGAGAGTTCCTCTCCACACATCCTCATCTTGGATTGGTTGAGTTGTGGAGAAAGGGTGAGAAAGGACTCTTGTTTGTTTATGATCACAATATGTTTAGCGGAAGCCACGAGGAAACAATCGGCCTGCTGAACGATCTGTATAAACCCTTCTTCTTAGATTGTTTTTATTGGGCAGAAGATCTTGAGTTCGTTGACTACGAGGAGAAGAGGGTAGGGAACGAGTTGATCTGGGTAAACCGAGGGTGGTCGGGCTTCGAGAGCTAAACGGATTATTCCTCTTTTCTGATATTTGGTAAATGCTCTCTTTATTACACTGATGTTAGTTGGCGAGACTTGCAGGTTCTCGCTTTTTTATTATGCATCAGGAGTGATAGGAACATGACCTTGAGAAGTAACATAACGTTAAACAAGAGAGTCCTTCCCAGTGGAAACCCGATTTACATGCGTCCTCTAATGATACACAACGAGGCTGAGATTGGATGCATCCATGATGCAACTGCCTTTCGGTATCTGGCAGATGGAGGGGTGTCGGGGGGTAGGATCTGGGCAGGCGATCTCCCTGATCCAAGTACGGAGAGTAAAGAGACTCGACATCTGGAGGTAGTTGATTCTAGGAAGGTGTCTTTTGGCAGCCTTCCTTGTTTCTCTGTGACTAAGGGTGGTCGTGTCTGGGATGGGGTTGTTGATTCAGAGACGAGTGTTTCTGTCTTCTTCTTGCCTTTAAAAGTGTATCGGATCGTGTTGGACTGTTTTTTTGATTACAGAAAGAAACATCAATATCTGCAGAAGTTTTTCGGCGCAATCGATGGATTTGCACCACCACTGACCTTTCCAGGAGAAGGCTTTGGCAACGGAGGAGGAGACTTTGGATCGGAATGTCTGTCTTACCTTATGGAGGAGATGGAGGAGCGTGAGGAAAGAAACGCTCGACTCGGAGTTCACGCGGGTGGGTATTCCGCTTTTGAATATTTCCTGGATGTATTCTTTGGAGGCAAGAAGAAAACGGCTGCTCGGGAAACCCTCCTAGAAAAGCTTCGAATCATTATCGAGAACCCAATCCCCATTCTCAGGATCGAGAAGTCTGGTCAGAGGGCGTCTACGGCGTATAATGTGAGTGCAGTCATTTCGCCTGAAGACTATGTGGGTGCATGGGCAGAAGATCTCACAGATATGTACAAGGCTATTCCTTTTGTTGGGGAAGGCATTCCAAGAGAAGCGCTTGAAGAGTGTTTTATCGAGAGCTATCCCAGAGAGCTTTAATTCTGGTTACATAAAGGAAGGTAAAGAGAGAAGATGACCGATAGAGCAAAAAAGACTTTCCATGAGAATCTCCGCAAATTAGAAGAGTGCTACTCCGAAAAGGAACTCCCCGCAAGTTGGAAAGACGGCCTACTTTGGAAGCTGGAGAAGACCAACCTGGATATTTCGGCGATGAAATCTCGGATACGTTATTATTTTTTCTTGGGTATTTTTCTGACTGCCTCGTTCTATCTTTGCCGCGAGGTGGGTTTATTTCAACACGACCTTTTTAACTTTACATCTTTACTATTCCTAATTATATCCGGATTATTTGCGGTTATAGAGGTTATCTATAGCTCAAATGTTTTCTTAAAGAGAAACAATCGTATCTTGATTCTATCGAAAGGTAGGGATCTGTTCCTGGAGTGGGTGGATGTTTTTCTTCCCACAGATTGCTATCTGATCTATCGAAAAAACGACGCTCTTGTCTTCTTGTTAAACCCTGAGAAGATGGTGTATCAAAGCGGGGGCGAAGAGGTGAGGGCAAATCAGATATGTCGATTCAGGGGTGTTTTAGAGGACTTTTTTCTGTTGGATCCGCAAAGCTCATTCAACAGATATAGTGATCTCCGCCTTTGCTTTCCCTGGTTGGAGCGTTGTGAGATTGCTTTGGTTTCATCTCTAGATATTAGATCGGTAAGGATAAGGTCTGAAGGTTTGGGGAAAGAGGTTTTGTGGGATGCGGCGGTAAAAAAAGCCTGAGCAATCTTTAGAGTCTAAAGATTTAGTATGAAAAAAAACGAAAGATAGGTGAATGTGTAAGATGGAAAACAACGGAAAGCCTTGGAGAGTAGGATTATTGGATACGTTCAGAAGCAATAAAGAAGCTCGGCTATGGGCTTCGATTATGAACAAAATTAGACAATGCTTTGGGTGTTATGGATTTTATCCGTCCAGTTTTATTTGTTCTTCTGTTTTCTTGGAGGAAGTTTCTAAAATACTTGGTTTCTTGCCGAGTGGTATTGAGTTCGAATACCAAGAACACCATGGCCTGTCTCTGCTCATTGTGATTGATAATGGGGTGCCGTATGGTTCATTTGATGTTGTGGATGAGTCATATTTGGAGGGGATGCGGATCGCCCCTCTTTTGTTTAAGTCTCGTCAGCTAGCCAACAACACAATAAATGAACGATTTGATACAAGAGTAGCTTTGGGGGAGTGTTGGGAGGAACTTCATAGTTCGATGCGTCGTCGCTATTTTTTCTGGGCGCGTGAATTATGGATTCTTCTGCAAAGAACAGAGGGAGGGGTTTCTTCTTACATGGGGGAAGAGACCGATAGTGATGAGGATAGCAATATGGAACCGGGTGGCCGAGATTTTGTCTTCGAGCGTCGTAGAACGTTACCGACTGGAATCATTTGTAAGAAGATTGTTGAATACATTGCGCAGGAGCATTGGAAGGATTTGCTCGTGGAGTTGGACCTTTCTAAAATGAAGGGTCCATTTTCTGCAGATGAGTTCAAACAGGTCACAAAAAGATCACAGTGGAAGTCAGGCACAGAGATTTTTATATTTTCCGATAAAGCTAAACAACGGGAGTGGGATATCCTTGGGTCGGTAAACACAACGATGGATTTCATGGTGAATGTAATAGAGGCTCAAGATTCACTGACTGTTGTTGTGGGCAGTATTTTTGGTGGAATTGCTCCCCAATTGTTAAGTTGGTTAAAGGATTTGGATGGAATTAAATACGTGGAGAGATGATCTTCAACTTTTCTTGAGGTAATAATAGATGAGTCGTTCATATAATTTTGGAACATGCACGATCAATATTCCAGACGGTATGAGAGTTCGGTGCCTTCAGCATCGGTGGGAATCGAGGGGTAGTTCTGTTGTAGTGGACAGAAACCCAGGAGGCACAGATTCAACAGGAGATCAACACTACAACTTGGAGCGTTGTTCTTTTTGCGGAGCCGAGCGAAGAAGTGGTGTCTTTTTCATGTCTGGTGCTTCGACCTCAACAGACTAAAGGAACAAAAGGTTACTCGTTTGCCAAAGAAAATTGAAGAGTTGTTTAACTCAGTAAGAAACAAGCCAAACTATGTAGATGAAAAAGAAGAAAGAAATTGGGTGGATTCACTATTTATAAGTGGAGGTAGTAAAGTGTTTCGTTTTATGGAAGATGTTAGGGAAATGTGCTTATCTGGTTCATGCGATGATGCGATGAAGGTTGAAAAAGATATAGCAAAGGGAATAGATACCGATACGGGTGATAAGGAAGGAGAAGATCTCTTCTTTCCCGAAGAGGTGGGGCAACTTCTTTATCAAAGAGACCCTCGTGAGCTAATCTCTTCTTATCCGGACTTGCCCAGAGTGGTTCCAAACTTTTCAGTAAATACTATGTCTGGGATTAGTGAGGGGAGGCATGTTTGGACTGCGTGTCTAGATCTTATGGAGTGGTCACTAACGAGCAGTTGTGTACCAAAGAGGGATGTGGGGACGTTGGATTGTTTAATGGGGATAACACCCCATTACGAGGCGGCTTGGCAGGATTTTAGAAATTGGCCGTTAGCAAAAAGTACGGACAGAAATGATCCCCTTCGTTGGGGAAATAGACCATTACTTCTTATGTCTATTGTAGTTCTTCGCTATAATGGGGAGTACTTTCTATATGTTTGCCATTCATCATTGCGGGGGATGAGTTCGGACAGACAAAGAGCATCAAAGAGGGGATTGTTTCTCTGGAACTTTATATGTCACAACATGCATTGGTGGCTACCAAAGAGTATTGGGGGAGGGGGGTTGGCGGTTTGCTATTCGGTGACAAGAGATCCTCTAGAGAGGGAGAATGTTGCTAAACTTGGGACTTTGATGGGGGTGTATGGAGGGGTAGATGCTTGTATCATTGGAAATAGTGGGACTGTATTAATGCATCATCCTAATGATTTTGAATTAGATGATCATTTAGGATTAGAGTTATTGCCATTAAGGAATTCTGATGGGGTTAGATCGTCTTTGAAGATTTTTGAGTCATAAGAAAAAGGTCTAGGGGATATTCTCTATTTTTGTTTTCTCCATTAGATCTTTGGATGAATGCAGAAGATTATCTATTGTTTTATCCTCTACTTTTATAAGTTCCGCAGATAGTTTTTTTTTGTTTCTTTGAGATTTTTTTTCAAGATCGGCTATTTGTTTATTTATTTGCTTTCTTTTTTCTTTGCGACCTGCTTCTGTTTTTTTTATAAGAGCAAGTTTGTGTTTATTGACGGCTATATTTTTTTCATATCTGGCTTGGTCTCTCTGAGCTTTTAGCCACTTGGTACTAACCCGAAGTTTGTATACGGTTCTTTTATATCGTCGAATCACAAACTGTTGTACGGATATGATAGCGAGAGTGGCGGCTAAACCCCAGACAAGTATTTTTACCCAAATTTTCTCTGAGTACCCACTTGCGATTTTGCCAAAAAAGTTTTTTACTTTTTCCATAATCGTCTTCTAGTTTTTTTGTGTTTTTGGCACCGGGACAATTGGAATGGACTCTGCTTTAGAATCTTTAGAGTCTAAAGATTCTTCTTCCAGAATCTTTCCTTGCTCGTCGAATTCTATATCGACGGGTGTTATATCGGATAATTCTCCAGATATGAGGTGTGGCTCAATTCCAACTCGTTTCATTCTGTCGAGAATAATGGCTCCATATCCAGGATCAAGCTCTATCCCATATCCTCGGCGACCCGTGCTTTCTGCGGCGATAAGAGAAGTGCCGCTTCCCAAGAAAGCATCGTATACAGAATCTCCGGGGTTTGTGTGGTTTTCTATAGGTCGGCGCATGCATTCTATTGGTTTTTGTGTTCCATGACCTGTTTGTTCGTCGAGTTCGTCATTTCCTCCTCCAAAGGCAGCCAGATTTCTTATTTCCCAAACATTTGATTGTTTTCTTCCTCCCTGCCAATTTGCGCTCTTTCCCTTTCTTACTGCATACCAAGCCATCTCATATTGTTGGTGGTAGTGACTTCTTGAGAATGCAAAGTGTTGCTTTTTCCAAACAACCATTGTTCTTGGTATAAAGTTGCAGTCTCGCAGTCCATCCATAATAACATCGGTAAATATGGCGGCGTGCCATACATAGGCAACATCTCCGGGAAAGAGTTTATATGCATCTCGCCAGTCTGCTATGTGGTCATTAGCGACTTTTCCAGTAGATCGAACATTTCCTCGCATTGTGTCAGCTTCATTTCTCCATCCCGGATCATAGTTCACTCCGTAGGGAGGGTCGGTAACCATAAGGAGTGGAACTTCACCACCAAAGAGAGTACTTACGGCTTGAGGATCTGTTGAAGATCCGATCATGAGTCTATGGTCACCGCATTGCCAGAGTTGTCCTAGTTGAGTTTTCCATTCGCGTTGCATGTCCTCTCTGGGGTCAAAGTCTTGTCTGTTTTCTTCATCACGGACATTGTTTTTCTTTTGATCGATTTTGACGCCTTGAAGGATTTCTCGGAGGTCTTCGGTTTTGAAACCTGTTCCTCTTAGTTTTATTGCGCTTTGTTTTACGTTCTCGAGTATTTCTGAAAGTATTTTATTGTCGTACGTTGCGATGTCAGATGTGCGGTTATCGGCGAGGAGTATTCGGAGAGCTTGGTCATCATCTACGTCTATAAATATAACGGGGACTTTAGTTTCTCCTTCTTCCAGGAGAGCTTTGTATCTGTGGTTTCCAACAAGGATGAAATTTGTTGTTTTTTGAACAATCAATACGCCATAGAAACCATTAACTTGAAGGCTTTCGCGTATGAGGTCGATGTTTCCTTTTCTTGGGTTTCTTGGGTGAGTAAACACTGAATCAATGGGAACTTCTTCAATAGAAGATCCATCATTCAGGAAGTGTATTTTTTGTTCTTGCTTGATTTCTTCCATGGGTTTTTCCTTCTGTTGTTTTTTTGGCGAAATAAAGCGAGGAGTGTTTTATTGTGGGAACTTTATCTCTGGTGTATCCGGAGCTTGATTTGTCTCTTTTGGTTCACTGGATTGTGAGAGACCTTTGGTCGCTTTGTGAATCTCGCCAACAACTTTTGTTTGTATGAATTGGATAGCACTTTCACTGACATCACCGTCAGGGTATACCAAATATAATTGTCTTGCCATCAATAATTTTTGTTGGGCACGAATTACAGAAAGACCAGATGCGGATGCTAAGTCTTCGGCGTTGTAGATTGTATGTTCCCAGAGAGCATTCCATAATTCATTGTCTGACATGGTTGCGCCATTTTTTATTTCATTTGGGGGATCCCATTTTACACCGATACGACGCCATGCGAGGATTAGATTCAAGAGTGAGTCGTCACCAATGAGAGAGTGTGCATTTTCAATACTGTCTTTGACAATAAATGAGCGGAGGAGTGTTGATGGATGAGCCATTATTATTCCTTGTACGCAAAAAAAAAGGGCCATGACGTTAATTCGCCATGGCCCTTTCGATAATAGTCTTTTTTTGAGTCTATTGACTCATTTTTTTTAGAAGAGTCCGGAAGATGCCATCGATTGACGAGCGAGTCGATAGTCATTTTCTATAGCGGTTCTGAGCAGGAGAGCCTCATCGTTGGACAGTGGAGCTTTTACGCGAACAACGCTCTCGGGCAGATTTTGGAATTTAAATCCAAGAACAGAAGACATTGCGAGGGCCTCAAACTCAGTTAGGGCGATGCCAAGGTTTGATTTCCGAAGAGCTTCCTGAACGATTCCTTTGGCGTATCCTATATCAATAGCTCCATTTGGATATCGACGCCACAGTCCATGTCCAATGTTTCTGCTCTCTTGTGAGGGAACAATGCTTCCAGTTGGTCTGTTTTCAAAAGGCCAATTGCTTGTTCTTCTTCTCAGATGAAGAGGTATGGCAGATGGTCTGGGTGATTTCATAAGTATGGATGCGTTGTGTGAGGTTTGCATGATTAAATTTCTCCTCCCATAGCAGGTGCGGCTCCTTCATCAGAGCCACCCATGCTATCTATCATTTTAGCGAGTTCGTTGTTGGTTTCTTGTAGTTTTGCAAGGTTGTCTGTGTCCGGGTGAAGTTTGTCCCCCATGGCTTTCTCGAGGTCTTGTATGGCTTTTTCGAGTTCGAAGCTAGTAGAACTCGAAACTGTGTATGGGTGACTGGCGTCTGTGACTTGTCCCTCTGGTCTTTCGCTAAAGATGGGGACGGCGACCTGTGAAAGTTCGCTTATGGCGGGAATGCTTTTGTGCAAGCTCTTTTGAGCCGAATCCAACTCACGAAGTTCTTTTGCTTGCCAAAGCAAACATTTTCTTTGCAAGAGAAAATACTTGCCTTGAACATCACGAAGTTCTTCTCGGAGGGTTTGTCTTTTATTTTTATCTGGATCTATAACTGTTCCATAGTTCCAGTTCGTGTCAGTAAGATCGTAGAGTTTTGCTTCGATTTCTTGTTCTTCTGCGAGGATTTCCATGCTTTGTGCTTGAAATGGAGTTCCTGAGAAGAAATCAATCCTCTCTCGGAGATTTTCGTGGAGCCATGCTTTGCTAATATCCACATTGCCGGGGATTGATTTTCCGAGATTTTCTTCGAATTGGACACTTTTTTGGGTCTTGTCGTTTCGACGGCATTCAGCGGCTTTGAAGCGCATGGCCTGTGCTTGCAGTTTTAGGATGTCGACTTCGCACTTCTTTTCGTCTTCGTCTAGTTTTTTTCTCTTTTTCTCATCGGGGTCATGTTTATTTCCAGCTTCCCATTTTATGGGTCGAAGCGCTCGGCGTTTTGCGATTAGCTCTTTGAGCTTCGCGCAGAGTTCAATTGATTTTGCGTAGTAGGGTGTCCCATAAAAGTCTTCGTAGATATGGGTGTCATCCCCCACCGCAATACTCATTGGTATTCCAAAGCCCTTGGAAAAGTCTTGTTCTAAGAGACCCATGGCCTGATCAAGAGCGTTGGGATAAAGTTGGGCTTCAAGCTCTAAAATGGATCGTTCCAATGCTTTGTTCATTGTTTGGGCCTCTGGGTTATATTCGAAGGAGTCCTGATATCCTTCGTATGGGTGTTGGTAACTTGGGTCTCTTCTTGATAGCGCATGTCCGACGCCTTCATCCCATTCTTTGTTTTCTTTTTGGCGATCAAGGTGTTGAGCGGCGGCACGGTCGTATTTGTCGCGATATCCACCCATTCGTGCCAATGCAGTGCCCGTTCCTTCAGCCCATTCTTTGTCTTCTTTTTGGCGATCAAGGTGTTGAGCGGCGGCACGATCGTATTTGTCGTGATATCCACCCATTTGTGCTAATGCAGTGCCTGTTCCTTCAGCCCATTCTTTTTGTCTATCTTTGTGTCGAAGTTGGGCAGCAGCGGCTCTTTCGTGTTTGTTTCGAAAGATGTCAGCCGCGGTGTCTTTGATAGCGGTAGCTGCTTGCCCAGGGGCTTGTGCTGCTTGTCCTACTTTGTCTATTGGTCTGAGGGCGGCGTGGGCTAATTGGGCTATAAATTCTCCACCTGTTGGATCATTTGCAGCACCACCTGCATTGAATCCAAGAACAGCTGGTGATGTTGGTGAGAGTCCCGCTACTCCTCCGATCCCTGCATATTCTTGGAAGGGGTTGGGTTTAGCGGGAAGATTGGGAGTTTGTTCTTTGCCAAGTCCAGCAGATCCTTCCCGCCGCTGCTGTCCAACTTGGCGAGAGAATTTCTCTGGGTTTTTTGGAGCCGTCGTTGTTTTAGGCGGGGCAGACGGTGCTGAAGATCCTTGTGGGGGTGCGGAACTGGAAGTTGAGGGTGTTGAGGGTGTTGAGGGTGTTGAGGAGCTAGGTCCAAAAGGTGTTTGGTTTTGTTGGGGGCTTTGGTTTTGTCCTTGGCTTTCTTGGGGACGGGGAGTGTTGTTGGGTGAAAACTTTGCATCGAAAGAAGAACCAGATCTTTGGTTTCCTGCGGCTTGCTTAACCTTCTCATCACTAAACGAGTAGTTTCGAACTTGGTTTGGGTTTGATCCTGTATATGTGTTGTTTTGGCCTGCGTTACCTGTGGATGTCCCTCCATTCGTAGCGTTATTGGATGTTCCTCCACCGACAGATGTAGTGGAGGACGGCTGGGGAGCGGGGGGGCTGGTTGCACTACCACCTTGCGGCGAGGATGCTGGTGGTGTGCTTGTGGAATTACCAGCGCCCCCCATTGCCTTTCCCAGCACACCATTCCAGCTCTTCATTGTATCTTCTCCCGGCATGGCGAGAGGTGAAGGAAGACCTTGCGCAGCTGCAGGGCTGGCGGGTGTAATATTAGGAATAGCTCCAGGGTTAGCTCCGGGGACGGGTGGGGCCATTGGAGGTGCGGGAATTCCATGAGGATTGCTTCCTCCCATTCTTGGTCCACCAAGGGGCATGGGGGAGGGGGGAGGGGTAAGTGTGGGCATGGCGTCTTCCGGAGCAGAAGATGGTCCGGGGAGAGGTGGCGGGGGAGAAAGCATTGTGCTTTGGATATTGCCACGAGTGGGGGGTGTTCCCCAACCACCTAGAGGTGGATTGTTTGTTTCGTTTTGGGGTTCGATCTCATCTTCTTGGGGTTCGATCTCATTTTCTTGGGATGGAGGGCTTGGAGGAAAGGCATTCATGCTTTGGGGCATGTTAGGAGGAGCGGAGTCGAATCCAGGTGCCTGTCCTCTGCCGGGAGGCTTCGCAGGCATTGGGGGCTGTATCATAGGCGGGTTGGCTTTGTGGAGATTTCTCATCTCGGCAGGAAAGATGGTATGACTTCTGACGAAAGGAACACCTCGAGAAGTCACGTTATTTCCAGAGGGTAGAAAGGAGACAGACTGTTGGGGGAAATATTGCCCAACGGGAGCGTGGTTGTGTTGCACTCCTTGCACTATTCCTGCGTGAGTGGTTCTCCTTTGAAATCGCGAAGGGTTGCCAGGGAGAAGTTGTCCTGGCAATGGTTGTTTGGGGTGACTCATTTTTATTTTCCTCGAATGTGTATGAAAAATCTTTAGAATCTAAAGATCTTTCTACGGTGTTTTGTAAGCCCAGGTTAATAGCCCAGGTGAATGAGTGTCAAGCGTGAGTTTTGTATAAATGATGGATAATTCGTTTTTCGAGTGATGTTTGTGTTGTTATTTTGTGTGCTTTCTTTATAGGTGTTTTATTTAGATATGAACAAGAAAACATTGCCATCTCCTCCTCTCCCATCTCCACCACAGCCTCCCTCGGTGTCTTCGCGCGGTGTTCTGCCAAGTCCTCCCCTGCCTTCTCCACCATTACCACCAATTGTGCCTTTTGTTCCACCCTCTCCTCCTGTTTCGAATGTGGGTGGTATGGGAGTTTTCTTTAAGGTTCCTCGAGGTGTTGAAGTCGATGATGCTCCTGTTGGTGGTGATCGTGTTTTGTTTTCTCCACAAGTGAACGAGGTTCCTGTGGAGAAGTTGGGATTGGCTCCTATCCCTCCAAAGCCATCGCCACCGAGTCCCATTGATTTGGTTTCTTTGGATAGGGGTTCTCCAGAGCCTAAAGGCTTTGCGACCCTACCAAGGCCATCGCAAGATGGAGATAGTGGGGTGGCGGGACATTTCACTTTCCCGGTTGGGGGAGGAAGAGTTGAGGTCGCACCCAAACAAGAGGATTCGTATGTAGTTGAAGAGTATGTGAGTTTGAGCGAGCAGATAAAGAGAAGTCTTGTTTCCTTTGATGGAGATAAGACAATGATGATTCTAGGAAATCGTCTAGATTCTGAATCAACCTCTTCTCATATTTTGAACATGCTTAGGGGGAGTGGTTTCCCCCCTACTCCAACACCTTATTTCCCCTCTGATATGACGTACAAGCCATCTCATCACGAAGCCTTATTGTCTCTTCTTGGTGTCACTAATTTATTGATCGTCTGTATCTGTTCTCCGAAGAATAGAGATCTTGGTAAGTTTCGAGTGACTTCAAGATTCTCTTCAACCCCTTTTCCACCAGATCATATTTCAAAACATGGGATGGCTTGTTACCACAAGGCATTTGAATTGAACGTCCCTCGCATATGGGTGGACTTGGACAAGGATCCGATCGCAGCAAGGAATTATGTAGAGGATTCTATTTCTTTGTGTCTGAGTCTAGAGGAGATGGTTTCGGATATACCATTTACGCAGCAGCACCCTCTTGCGCCACAGACTTTGTCTCGTCTGTATCACAATCCTGATTTGGGATCTTTTACAATTCTTGTGGTGGGACCATCGATAGAGCATATGGGGGGAGAGGAGGCTTTGAACCCTGTGGTGGGTGGGATACTGGGGGCGTGTCTTCCTTTCTAGTCTTCGTTGTCGGGGAGCATGTTGTTGTTCCCTCTTCGTTCGACCTTCGCTCCTTGTATGGCATCAACGACGGGGGCAAGAATGGGGTAGCTCCGACGATCGGAGAGGACACCGTTTTGACTGATTCCGTGTGGGTCACAAAAAACGGTGCCATCTCTGTAGAGCATTAGAGATCGAACGTCGAGTTCTTCTGGGTATCTTTGTGCGCGAGATAGCCCGAATGGATCGTTGAGGTCGACAACATATCCATCCGGGAGACCGATAGAGGAACGGCACTGCAGCAAGACTCTGTCGTCTTCCAACACAATTGCAACCCAATCCCTACCTAGTGGGATTGCGTTTCCTATATTGGGTGGTGGTTCTTTTTCTTTGGGCATGAGGCAATCTTTGTGAGTTGAAAATCTTTAGAGTCTAAAGATTTTTATTTAGATGCCGCCTTGATGTCTTCGATCACGAGAAACAACGATTCGCCCAATCATGGGAAGAGTTGCTCCGAGTGTGATTATTTTGAGAATGTCTCCTTGGGGGAGATGTATGTTGTCGGTGAGCATGACATACTGATCTGTGTTGGCGAGGGTGACAATCAGTTGTGGGGTCTTGGAGTTTTTTCGGAAGACGAATATCCCACTGCCAGCACCACGCGCCACAGGCTCTAGCCCACCAATTGTTTCAAAGGCGATGGATTCGATGATGACGTTGCCACCAAACATCCATCGGCCACCTTGGGTGGGTCCAGTAGCTCCTCCAGGTGTTCCTTGGGCGGCATTGGGAGTGGCTCCCGTAAACTGCGAGGTAGGAACGTGTTGCGAGATCCACTGGATGTCGGTTCTGGTCGAAAAAGGAATGGGGAGGGGTTGGAACTGTTGTTCGACAACAGGGTTTCTGTAGTTACTGCTTCGTTGCTTTGAGGTGTATTGATTATCTATGGGCATGATCCTGTCCTTCGCTAGTAGAGAGCATTTTGTTTCACTTCAAGATACGTTACTTATCTTTATCTGTGAAAGTATCTTCTGGATCAAGAGAGAATGGTCGTGTGTGTGGCATTGGCATTGGGGATTCATCATTTTCTTGATCGATGAATCCGGGTTGTCCCTTTTGAACTGCGGGTTCTATATAGTGTATGTCTCTACCGCGCATAGCAAGAAGTTGTTCTGATTTCATCCCAACTCGTAAGGATAGAATTTGAGTTGCGACAGCTTCCAGATTCTCTTCACTGAGTTCGGCGTGGAGGTGAGCATGTCTTACTTCACCCTCATGCTTAACCGAATGTTCGATCCGCTGTGGGGTTTGGTGGATGGCATTGCAGTCTTGGAGGATTTTTGTTTCTCTCAGACGAAGCTCCGATATGAATTTGAGACACCTGATCCGGTCACTTACCTTATTAGCACTTTGGAAGTCTGTCCATGCCTCTTCTCTCATTTGAGCAAATTCGGATCTAATCTCTCCCAGGTATGCGTTCTGGTCTATAGATTCTACGCTTTGAGAGGCAGAGTCTCGATAAGCTTTTATGTAATTGTAAACAGTCTTTCGCGAGACATTTAGTATTTGAGCAACCTGACTAACTGTGTACCCACGAAGCCTCATTTGGTAGGCTTGCCATATCTTCTCTTTTTTAGACTCTTCGTCTGGGTTGTACTCGACAATTGTAATAGGAAGCCCATCACTTCCACGTTTAATCATCTCGTTGCTCATATAAACCGTTCCTCTATTTATGTAGAAAATCCACTACGGATTATTTTTCTAGGAGAATTATATCAATAAACTTCATGTTTGATAAACAAAAATCTTTAGACTCTAAAGTTTTTTATGTTTGGGGCTTGAGTTTTTTTTATATGAGAGTATCTTGTTTTTTCCGCATCTCCGAGGAGCAGAGGTTTTTTAGTATGATCTCGGAGTTCTGCTCTATTTCTTTCTAGTAATTGGCGTAAATGCTTGGCTTTCTACAGGAAAGAAGATCAATTTTTTATTATTGCGAGGTGCCCTTGTCGTCTAATCATTAAGGAGATTGAGTATGACGGTACAGAACGAAACCGAAGAAATTGTCCAGACCAACACCGAAGAAGAAGAAGTCGAAGAGACCGGAACCAAGGCGAAGAAGAAAGGCTCTTCCAAGAAGAAGTCCGGAGCGAAGAAGAAAAAAACTGGTGGCAAAAAGAAAGCCGCTTCCTCCAAAAAGGGAGGGGGCAAGAAAAAAGCTGCGGCTAAGGCAAAAACCGTTGAGCCTGTGGTGGTTGTTCCTCCAGAAGAAGGAGCCGATGAGTCTCAGCAAGAGGGCGAAGTGATCGAGGCGGTTCGGGAGCTTGAGTCTCGAAACATGGATCCTCGGTTGATTACCTACCCGCAGCGATTCAAGAACTCTCGGATGAAGCCAGACCCTATCCACCTTCGCGATCTCAAGGCCAGCGTCAAGCGAAACGGGATCCTGACCCCTCTCATCGTCTGGGAGATTCCTGACGAATCTCAGGAGTCCGGTTTTCGCCACGACATCATCTCGGGGTTCAGCCGCTTCAAGGTCATCAATGACTTGATCGCGGAAAATGAACTCAGCTTCTCGGAAATCCCCATCAGAATCTATCGCGGCAACATCGCGGGTGCGGCAGAGATCAACTTTGCCGAGAACCTGCAGCGCAAAGATCTCTCGCCCTTTGAAATCTGTATGTATCTTCAGTACATGCGAGAGGAAGTGGACATCAAAAGCACCGACCTCGCCTTGATCGTAGGCAAGTCTGAGGCATGGGTTTCGGTCGCTCTGAAGTTCATGGACAACGCGATCGGTGAGCTTCAGAAGGTCGTCGAAGAAGGAAAGATGTCCTACTCCTTGGCTCTCGATGTCTCTGGCTTCGAGCCGCATGTGCAAGGAAACTGGGTTGACGCCTACCGAAAGACTCTCGCCACGAGCGGAAAGAAAAGCGCGGTGCGGGAGGCCAAAAAGAAAGCAGGGAAGGCTAAGAAGAAAAAGAAAAAGCCTTCGGACGCTTACCTTCCCCCCGAGACAGTCGTTGCCACGTTCAACTCCTATTACGATATGGAACTGGACACCTATGACGACTTGGTCAAGTCCTACCTCTTCGGCTTGATGGCAGGCATGGCCCACTGCCTGGGCTATGACGTCAACCTGACCCAAATCGAGAGACCGGACATCGGAAACATCAACGTCAAAGATCTCCCCCTCCTTCAGGCGACAGAGGACGATGGAGAGGGCGAAGGTGAAGGCGAGTCGGCAGAAAGCACCTCCGAAGGTGAGTCGGCAGAAGAGTCCACTGAGGTCGTTACCGAAGAAGAGACGACGGAAGAAGGCACCGAAGCCGAAGCCGAGTCGACAGAAGAATCTACCGAAGCCGAAGCCGAAGGCGAAGAAGAGTAGAATCCCGCATCGAGGTTCTTTCTTCCCCACTCACACCCCTCCTTCTATCCTTCCTCTTCCCGTTTTCTCGGGATATCCCCCAACCACATCTTGATCTGATATTGTGATTCGCCGACGTGCTTTGCATCAGCCGGATTCAAGAACTCTTGTGAGAGTCGAAGTTTGTTCGGTGCCTCTTCCAGGTTGAATGCAAAGTGATAATATCTTTCACTGGAGAGTCGACCCTTGGGAAAGCCATAGGATCTTTCTAATTTTCGAATATGGTCTGGATCCAAAACACCAACAAGAGCAATGAGTCTCTCATTGCGTAGATCTATATCAGAGATTTCATCTGCGGTAAGCTTCTCTCTGTATCCATACCAAATTGGATATTTGTTTGTCATACACTCAGCAATGCGCCACTCCTCACCGCTGATGCTTCGTGATTCGCGCATCGCGACTTCAAGAGATTCGCGGCAAGCAGCGCTCTCAGCCACTCGAGCGCGTTGTCGTTCCTCTTGCTCTGCTCTTCTTCTTGCCTTACGCCGTTCTCTGTTTTTATTCTTCTTCTTTTTGCCTTTTCTCATTTCGCATCACTCTTCTGGGTTTTCTTTTTTCGAGCTTTTCTTCTTTTTGCTTTTCTTCTTGGTAGGTGGTGTGGGGGCAGCAGGCGTTTCTTCTATTGGACTATCTTCAGATGACTCATCTGCTTTGGGAATTTCTGCTACCGAGTCGCCGGGTGAGAGTTTTTGCTTATTGGCTCGATGGAAGACTCGGACTTCTTGTGAGAGGTTCTTTACTTGCTCTTGGAGTTGGAGGATCAATTCTTTTGATGCGTCTTGCCCGTCTGTTAAGGAGGCAATTTGTCTGCTTTTCTCGGATACTGTTGCTTGGAGGTCATCTGTCTGTGAGCGCAGAGCCTTTCTCGCGAGTTTGTTGTCATAAAGAAGCCCACAGACATAGGTCCACAAACCTTTCAATCGTCGTAGCTGCTCTATTCTGTCTTCATCTTTTGTGCCGACAATATACTCTTCCAGGGCACTAAAGACTTCCTTACCTTCATCAATGTAATTAATGGGATCGTCTATCTGAAGTTCTTTGTCGGACATCTTGTGTTATCCTCTTTTTGTTACATTTTTATGGACTAAAATCTTTAGAGTCTAAAGAAGTCAAAATTCGATATTCTTTATAACATGAGGTTTGTATAGATGAGAAGTGATTCGTGGTGGAAGGGCTTTGTCCTTGGAGCAATTATTGGTTTCTCTCTTTGGTTTGTTTTTCAGAATATTGCCAGGGGAGAAAAGACAAAGATTCCATGTGTCTATAAAAACGCGAGAGGGCAATTTCGATTCAATAAAGAGAAGAGATCTTGCATACAATACACAAGGACAGATGAGGTCGCTGCGCAAAAAAGACTCATCGTCCTAAAAAATTATATTGAAAAAAAAGAACCCATATGGCGAGAGAAAGAGAAGAGGTATAAGCAACTCGAAGGATCTTATAAGAAGAGCGAGAAAGAAAGGGATAATGAAAGAAAGCTTTTCAGAGAGATAATCGAGAGCAAAGACAAGCAGGTTGGTGTTTGGCGAAAGGCTTTCTTGGATGTTAAGAAGCTGGCCGCACCACCAGAAAAGAGATTCTGGGAGAATCCGTGGTTTTGGTCAACGGCTATTATTGTGGTTGGGTTAGGGGCAGGGGTGATTGCGTGGTTGAGCAGAGGAGGGGATTCTGGTGGGCAAAACGTTAGAATATCGCCCCAGAAAGGGCCACAGTCGGGTCTTCTTTATGGCTATCGAGCAAGGGCTAGGGTGAGGGTAGGCGGGGGCATATATCGGCGCAAAACGGGAGTTTCGGGCGGGAGTAATTTCTTAGTGTTACGCGCTCGATAGAAGATTACCACTCTGCATCTTCTTCCATCTCATCGAGGATTTTTGACAAGTCTTCAGGGTTTTTGGTTAGGATAGGAGGTGTAGCGGGGCTTTGTTCTTCTTCGTGGAACCACTCGCTCTCTAATTCTTGTAAGTCCTCTTGGTAGACAGGGGCGAGTTCTTTGTGTTTTTTCTCCAGTTCTTTTTTTGTGCTTTCGAGTGGGTCTATCTTTTGTGGTTCGGGCAAAGGGGGAGTTGAGCTTGGGGCGGGAAGGATAGATCCTCCAGACATAGCAGATGGAGAGGATTTATCGCGAAGACTTTGGATGTTTTGAATGGTGCAGGGGTCATACTCCCATCCCGGTTCTGCGAGTCTTCTTTTTATCTCGCGAAGAGCTTCAAACTGTGTGGTACTACCACCCGTAGGCCCATCAGGCTGTCCGGGTAAAATGAATTGTGAGCCGACGACTCCTGTGAGTGTCGTGGTTGTTCCACCTGTTCCTTTTGCTTCAAAAAAAAGATTGTTTTGAGCATGTATAAGGGTTACTCTCCAGTTGCTCCCCTTTTTTGCTTCAGATTCTGCGAATTGGACACTCATTGGGTGGGATGCACCACGAGCCGCAGACCTCGAAGGTTTCCTTGATCTTATCCTGTGTATGTGGGGGACGCGGTGATGTGTTTTTGTTTGTGACAAAAGTATGTCCCTTATGTAAATAAAAAAAACAGGACCAGAGAGAAGAATAACAAAAACGACATCTTCAACAAGAACATCTTTTCTTTGTTATTATGGTTGAAGTATGATGACCAACAAAGAGTCTCATTCTCTAGTCTTCTTTTAGAAAAACATTTAGGAGTAAAAAAAAATGAAAAGTCCTTTCGAAGACAAAAATCCTTTGGAGTCTCAATTAGAGGGATCTTCCCCATTACCCCCTATGGGAATGGGAGAAGAGCAACCTGCAGGCCCTAAGCCCTACGACAGGTCGGCAGCGGAAGCGTATTTGGCAAAGCTGCCAAGAGATCCAGAAGATCCTCGAGCTGATATGTATCTGGACACAAATGAACACGGCGAATATGACGATACTGGTTATTTGCCGTGGTCCATGTCTCCGCAAGAGTTGGCGGACTACGAACACACTCTCAACTCTCCAGTAGTAGAAGGTTCGAGATATGAGGATCTTGTTTCTGCTTCCAGTAAGGGGACGGAGGTAGACGAGATTAAGAATCGACAACTAAGCCCTGATGGAAGTAACGTTCCTCATATGGATGATTATTTGTCTATGGATATAGGAAGTCCCATCCACCAAACGGAGCTGCCTCTTTATTCAATGGAAGATGTGCAGCAAGATTATGCAGATTTCTATAATGAACCTCCTGAAGTACAACAAAAACTCGAGCACCTACTGGCTAGCGCACGAAATAGCATGCTTGAGCAACAAATTTCTAATGCGAACTCAGTGAGGTCATTCTATAGTCGTCTTCGTGGTGCGCCTACAAGGGATCCAGAACCACAAGAACCTATACAAAGCACTGCGTTAGAAGACGATACCGAATTTTAGAAAAAAAGTGTCACTCGGAGATAGAGTCTATGTCGGGAAAGATGAACTTGACCTTTGATGAAAGCGGTCAACTGAAAAGTGTGAATATCTCTGGTGATATTCCTCCAGATGCTCAAGAACACGTCAAGCGAGCTTTGGGCTGGGAAGGGATGGAGGAAGAAGGATCTTTAGACGCTAAAGATTTGAATCATCCGACAACACCTCCGGGTGATAAACAAGACTTTGGGATGGAGACAGGAGATCCATCTTTGGATCAATCGCATGAGGAGCATGGTTCATTTCCTCACTCCGCTCCACCGAGTCTGGATCCTCCTCCTCCTCAAGAGGATCCCGCGAATCATCCTCTGGAGACAGCTAATCCAAGAGCATCCGGTAATTCCTCTATGGGTCCTTTGCCGGTTATGCAGGATGCAGGGATGGCAGGAGGGCCAGTAAATCCTCCCGATCCAGATTCCTTTATGACAACACCACCTCCGGAACTATCAGCTGGAACAGTTCGAGATTTGTATGGTCCGAGTCCGGGGTCAGCAGAAGACGGGTTTCATGTGGCTCCTCCTGGTGAGAATGAACCAATCCTCAATCAAATGGTTCAAGATCAGCAGATGGAAGAGATGGGTGCTTCCCCGGAGGCAGTCGTTGATATTCCGAGGGGGATTTCTCAGGAGCAATTTGCTCAACTGCCTCCTGAAGAACAGGAGGAATATCATGCTCTCCTGAGTCGTATGAACGATGCTATTGATGGGCACCAACATCAAACATTTCGTACATTGATAGGTCGTGTGCAAGAATTACAGCGGAAGATGAAGTCCTTTGCGCCAGAGCCCATGCAAGAGATGCCAGAAGTTCCGCCACCGCAGTATGCCAAGTCGGTGTCGGGGTATGATGTTTCTTATTATCTTGGAAGAGAAGGAAGTCTGCGAAAATCAGACGAAGATTCTCCGATGAGTGCAGACGGTCCGAATTTGAGATCGGCGGTTTCTTTGTCTACACCTTCTAGCAAGATGGATTCACCGGGGTCCGAAGGATCTGGTGGAGGCTTGTCTTCAGGAGAGTCGACATCTTCCTCGACTGCCTCCCCCGGTTCCTCGGTGAAGCAGAGTTCACTCTTCTCGTCTGGATCAGGATCAAATAAATCTCCTGGTCTTGGGTCCTCCTCGAGTTCAGATGAACCCGACTTGTCATCTTTTCCGGTTAGGCATGTGGCTCCGGGTAAATTTCAAGAAAGCCAAGACAGTGGCGATAGTGCGTCTGTAGAAAGTACTGGATCGAGTGGGGTTTTCGGGGGTAGTAATGATGATGATGTTGATATCTCTTCGTTTCCAGTTCGGCATGTAGCGCCGAGCGGTCCCAGCGGAGGGAGCGGTGTGGATGATGGGAGAGAGCGGACAAACCTGCAGGCTCCTGCAGATGTTTTCGGTCGTCATTTGGATTCAAAAGGGGATCTTCATTCAAGAGGATCTCTCCATAGAATGAAACATCCAAAGTTTCATCATAGTCAGTCTCATGCTCGCTTAGTAAGTACGGGGAGCAGTCATCCCCACGAAGATCATGGTCAGATGGAGAATTATCTTCACGATCTTCTTAATCATCCCGATCATGCGGAGAGTTCCACGAAACTTCGCGAACTTCGTGAGAAGTATGGAGAGGATTTTACTCCTTACGTCATGTCTTGGTTTGAGCACAAGCACCACTATGACCCGGAGCATCCGGAGCAAAATAGGGGTTCAAGAGCTTCTCGTGGTTCTGATGGCATTGTACCAATGATACAAGGGAAGTCCCATAATGGGCAGGGAGCACATATGTTCCAGTTCCAAGAGGGACCACACCCAGTTCATCATGGTTATGGGGGACCAGCCGCGACGGCAACTGGTCTAACGCAGGCTAAATGGCAGGATCGAGATGCTCGTGGGGCTTGGCACCAAGCCATTGCACGAACTCATTCGAACGAAGAAAACAATCACCCCAGCAACGTTGATTTTGAATTTCAGGGTGTGCCTCACACAGTTCAAATTCATCCGGACCTATATGAGGATGTTGCTTCTGGTGAGATTTCGCCCCTCATGGCTTATCATCGAACGATGGAGATTTTAAGGGCGGAGAGTCCCGAGAAGCTACGTTGGGGGATAAAGGACAGAGAGAATCCAGATAGATATCATGCTTATGAGCAGCAAGGGATGTCTGCGGGAGGAAAAACCAAGAGAATCGCAAATGGCCTAGCTGCGGATCAAGGGCACTACTTAGATGTCTTGGGACACGATGGTTCCTTACATGGGGAGCAATTACCCAACTGGGGAGATGATTTCAGTAGACAACAGCATTGGTTCTTTCATACCACTCAAGATGGATTTCTAGGTGGTATGAGTGACGAAGATGTTGATCTGGGAAGAATATTTGGTAAAGATAACCAATCCCTTCAAGATGGATTTTTGAAAGCTGCTCGTAGAGAAGGCAAAAAAGGACTTCATGGTAAGTTGAGTCCTTCGGGGTATAACCAGCGTCATTATTTGTATCACAGTGAGGATGATGATGCTCATCTGGGCGCGAGGTCGAAGGCTGCATTGCAGAGTGGTCGTTCTCATGTGGAGACATTCCGAAATGAAGACGGATCTCCACGAGCATCGTTGTTTCGGAGAGAGATTGGTCCCGATGCGAGTGATACTCGTCCAAGTTCACAGCCGTATGTTTTGGTGGAGCATAGTACGGATGATAAAGGAAATCCGACACCAGGAAATAAGTGGTTTACCGCAGGAAAGGAAGGACAGGATCGTGTTTACTTTGGAACGGAGCATGGTGCTCGTCACGCGATAGATTTATTTGATCGGGTGAAGCGTGGTCAGCAGCATCCTAATGGGATTCATCAAGCGTATGCAGATTTGCAACTGCGAGAGAAGTGCCATCCCGCAATACGTGAACAAATGGAACAACAATTTCCCTTGCTTTCGCGTATTCAATTTGGGGAGTTGCCTTATCAAGCAGTAGAGAAAGAAGTTCGACTTGGAACAGGCAAAGGTGGTGCGGATAAAACGTACCGAATGAGGTCGTTGAATCCTGTTATTACGGATGAAGAGTTCTGGGGAGACTACGAGTCTGTTCTGGCCACACGCGGGTCGCTGCGCCCTGAAGGGGAACAAGGTCAAGGATCTTTGCGTGCTCGTTTTGCTAATTCTGGCATGGTGGGTGAGATGTTCCCCATGATAGATAAAGCGATACGAGAAACGAAGAATGCATGGGGACAGTTTGATGCTAAACATTGGCGTCACGATGCAAATGGAAATGTTGATTCCGACTACCAGCAAATGTTCATCGAGGCGGTCAGGGCAATCAGAGGAAAGTTTTTGACTGTTCGGCAAGGGGCGATGAACCAAGGAGGTTTTGTTCCAAACCAGGGGCCAACACAGGCAGCGCATCGTGGTAAAGGTGAAAGGGGGAAAGATTATGCTCCTCCAGGACGTCGGTGGGGAGCGGAGTGGAATGCGGGGCAGGGTAATTCCTTTATTGGATCCTATATCAGCACGCTCTTGCGATCTCAGGGTGGTCCTTTATCTAACTATTATCGTGACTATGTTGACCATGGTGCTAGCATTCCAGAAGATGTTTGGAAGAAAGAATTCCTGGATGATTGGAAGCAAACTCAGGTAGATCAGTGGAATGTGGAGATTGGCCCATTTATACCCGAAGAGGAGCAGAGGAGTTTATTTAATGAGTTCGTAAAAGACTTGCGGGGTATTGGGAATAGAAGTCAGGCCAGAGAGTTTTATCGAAGAAACCGTGGATGGGCGATGTATCCACAGTATAGGAAGAAGATAGGGCAGGGTGATCTGAGTGAGCGAACGGGTGTTGGGCATGGGGCAGATTATGCTTCTCAGGGGAGGCGTGAGGAGATCGCAGATGCGACGAGTGCTAGCATGGGGATGCTCAACCCAGAAGAAGCGATGATGGAGAAAGAGAGATTGGGGGGGAGTTATGCAGATAACTTATTATCGCTTGCCCCTGAATCTTCGGATTCGGAATCTGGTGTTGGGGGTCTTGATGCTTTAGCAGCTTTTGATCAAGGTGGAGAGGTGTCGGAAGAGGAACAGCGTTTTCATGACAGCATGGCTCGTATAAAAGGTGAAAAGAACGATCCTTCAAAGGAACTGTCAATCAAGGCAGGAGCGTATGTTCGGAGAAATGTCAACGCAGAGATGGATGCGTTGGTAAAGAATCACCCTGAGTTAACACAGGGGGTAGATTTGGACGAAGATGGTGATCATAACTTTCTTGACAACCATATCTATTGGCCCATCTATGATGCTTATCAGGCAATAATGACGGAGAAGGTGCTAAGGGCATCGGGGAAAGTGGTTAACAACGAAAATCTAATATCTCTGGGAAGCAGAATATTGGCTCGTTACATTTATGATCAGCATGGTGGTGAGATTGACTCCTTTGATCGAGAAGACATACAGCGCCTTGCAGAGATGAGTCGAAAGTATATTGAGCCTCTTGTGGAGAATCAAGAGCTTATGCAGGCTTTGACTAGCCATGGAAAGGCATCAACTCGAAAAAGTCTCTCTGGTTTAGATGCGGGACATATTTTGGCAACGAAACGACTGATACAGCAGAAGCGGAATAGTGTTGTGAAGTCCATATTGGATGCGGTTGCTCCTGAAAACGACATCAAGCGACTGGTTCTCTTGCGTCTCATTAAGTCACTCCGAAGTGGTGAGTTACTCAAGAGCCGTGGAGAAAGTTTAGTTGAATTGACGAGTCGATATCACCCAAAGATTTCAGAGTTTGTGGATTCAACGACTCCTCAAGAGTCGCTTCGACATGTATTGTCTTGGTATGCAGAGTTTCGCCATCATGAATTGTTCAAGGGTCTACTGGATCATGTTCAAGCGGAAATACGCTTAGATGAGGCGGATGCGCTTCACAAGTCTGCGAAATTGAGGTTCGTATCTGCGTTTTATAATCCCTTACAGAGTAATTAGTTTTATAGAGGAGAAGAGTGTCTGGTTTTCTTCGAATCTTTAGAGTCTAAAGATTTCCTGATATGTTGATGGTGTGTCAATTGTCTTTATGGATCTTTAGACTCTAAAGATTTTCTTATTATTTGGATGGTGTAATGAGTGAAATGCGAGAACTCCGATGTTCAAAGTGCGGCAATCGTATGTTGCGCAAATCGGGCAAGGACGGGCGTTGGAGGTTGAGCAGTTTGGTTATTACTATGGATAACCAGGGGATGGATTTTACTATCATATGTAAGGATTGTCGGTCAGAGGAGAAGGTCCCTGTGCGATTACAAATGGCTCTCCCGCCGACCATCCCTGGTAATCCTCTTGCTCCTCAAGAAGAGGATCGACCCAACACACCACTTACTTTTAAAGAGCAGAAAAAAACAAGCGGTGAAGCAATAGATTGAAATTGTGTTTTTTGTAAAAAAACTTGACACGGATTTCATTTTGTTTGTAGTTTGAAAAGCACAGTTCTTCTTCGGACTTATTTTGGTTCATTTGAAATAAGTGTGAAGTGGTTCAAAGAAATGTATGCAAAGAATGTGTTTTGCATGGAAGGGAGAGTGCCCTACGGTCCTCTCCCTTTTTGCATTTAAAGTGCAGAGTTTCTTCAATGAGATGAAAAATGCTTCCTTTTATACGACCCGCACAAGAAAAACAATATGACTATGGCACTCTAATAGACCCGTGGGACTTGCTTTCTAAAGCGATGCCTGATGGACAGTTGGGTGATTTTGGTTTTGCCATAAAGGGCATGGCTCGAAAAGAGGAGAGCACTGGATTCCAGCGGAGGTGGATTCGCGGTGTTGCATCAACACCGGATCTTGACTTGCAGGAAGAAACTATTATCCAGAAAGGCTTAGATCTTAGATATTTTCGTCAGTATGGTTTTTTCAATGATGACCATAAGCCGGGAAATAATAACAAGGTCGGAGAACCCACAGTCGCTACACTTAAGACCGTAAAGAACAAGTCAGGGAAGTCTCTTCTTGGTTTGTGGACAGAGGGTTTTATTTGGGCAAAAGGACATCATCCTGGCGCAGACCATATATGGGAATTAGCGAAGGCGATGGAGATGAGCGGGTCTCGTCGTCAAATGGCATTCTCTATACAGGGGAAAGTCCTTCTTAGAGACGGTGGAAGAGTTCTAAAAGCTTGGGTTCAGGATATTGCCATTACACCAAGTCCCATTAATCCTGAGACATGGTTGGAGCTTGCTCCACAGTTAGCCAAGTCTTTGGACACACCACATGATAGAGATGTTATTTGTAAAAGCATTTCTATAGATCCAGATGCATTTGATGATTCTCCCTCTGTTGATCTTGGGGAAGCAATGGAGAGTCATAAGGCATTGAGTGTAGCAGGAGGTAGTATCCTGGTGCCTCAGTCATTAGAGGGTACTCGTAACGCAACGTTTCGATCCTATCCTCCTGGTCATCCCCAAAACAACGAAGCTCCTAGTGAACTTAATAAGAGTTTGGTTTTTGCTTTCAACGAATTTCGTCGTCGCAACTACAATGAGCATCGTGCATGGCAGTTGGCTCAAGCCGCAGTGGCTAGAACCATGTTTCTTTAGTGTATCTCCCCAACCTCACAAGAGGAGAATTTGAGATGTCCCAACAACCAAACTCGAACACAGCACTCTTGCACAGCATCGATCATCTCGATGACCTGCTGTCCAAGTCCCAGATTGTTACGGGTGGAAATTCCGAACGCCGAGAATGGGCTGGTTCCCAGCATACGGATGAGAAAACCCCATCCCCGGCTCCTGATGGCACAAGCTATCAACCTGACAAACCTATCGCTCACAAGTCCATCGCGGAAATGTCGAATGAAGAGATCCAATCTTTTCTGGAGCTTCGCAAATCTGGACTCCCCAATGTTCGCGCAGCCGAAGCAGAGATTGAGCGCCTTCCTGGTGTTCACAAGTCTATCTGTGGCGATTGTGTTGGTGTTGGTCAGGACGTGATGCGCAAATCCCGATGTGGAAATTGCGCAGGACACGGTATTGTCTTTGCTTACCCAGATGCGATGACGGGTCAGCAAGCTATGGCTATCGCAGACAAGTATAACTGTGGTCCCAATAGCATTTCCAAGAGCCAACCTTCCAATGAAGGTGGTGCTCGAGCGCAAGATCCAGATGCATCCTCGGTTCCTAAGACCATGACTGACTATAACCCCGATAAAAAGGGTGAGACCAGTCAAGATGTGGCAAAGGGTGGCGGCGAGTGTGACGAAGATCTTCTCCCAGAAGAAGGCGAAGAGTGGATGAAGTCTCTCCGGACTATCCAGAAGGGTCTCCATGCAGCGCTTGCCAGCTTGAAAGAGCAGGGCGCTCGTTTGGCCCATGTGGAGCAGCTTGCCACAGCGAGTGGGCGAACGACCTCCAATATGGCCAAGAGTTTCTCTGGCTACCAAGGCAATCCCGATCAGTCTCGTGTTCCCGCTCGTGGTCCCATGGCGCAAGGCCACGGTCTGCAGATAAACCCGCAAGATGTCCAGGTTCTCAACAAGAGCCAGGGTCCTGGTCTGCAACAGCAGCCCCAGGAAATCTCCCGTGATCAGTGGACAGAGATGAAGAAGTCGGCTACGGCTCTCGTCTATGAAGGCAAACTCGACCCTGGTGTTGTTTTGCGAATGGACACCGATCAGATGCCTACCCCTGAAATCATGCAAATGATTCAAGAGCGTATGCATGCAGGTCGCCAACAAGCCCCACAACAGAATTACTACCAGTAGTCTCTCTTAGCGTTGCCGCGCTCAGAGAATAAAAAGGCAGGTTTACTTTTCATGAAATGGAATCTTTAGAACTCAAAAGATCTTCTGGCAAACACAAAGTCAAAAATCTTTAGATTCTAAAGATTCTAAAAGAAGACGTAGCCTCCTTTTGTCTCTTTAGAAACTCCCTCTTCACTTAGGAGAAGAAAAGATGTACCCACCCGTCAGTCTTTCTCAATATAACGAGATGGGCTTGCATGGTTTTGGACATGGAACTCGACAGCAAGTCGACGAACTGAACAAAGCCCTCTCCGCAGGCTACGTCACAGATCGGACCAACATGACAGGCGGCAACGCACTTCGTGTCGAGTCTTTGGAAGAATCTTTGAAGGTTCTCACCTTCACCGATCGCCACCTTAAGCTCTGGCCCAAAATCCACAAGAGCCCCGCGTACTCCACTGTAGAAGAATACAATCAGCTTACGAGCTATGGGAATGATTTCTACGGTCCCTTCATTGGAGAGGGACAAACTCCTCAGTCGAATGACTCCAACTTCCAGCGTAAAACTGCGCTCGTGAAGTTCATGGGCACGACCCGAGAAGTTTCACACCAAGCCACTCTCGTCCATCCAGCACACGGTGACTTGATTGCGCTCGAGAACCAGAACGGAATCATGTGGCTCCTTCGCCAGATTGAAGTCTTCTTGTTCAAAGGAAATCGAAACCTCGCCTTCAGTGGTGAGAGTGTGATGTTCGATGGGCTCGATCAACTGATCGATTCGAGCAACTATCTCGACGTTGAGGGTTCCCCTCTTCAAGAGAGCGACTTCGAAGAAGCCAGCAACCTGCTCGCCGAAAACTACGCCTTCCCCACTGACGCCTTCCTCGGCTTCCGTCCCATGTCGGACCTCGTGAAGACCTTCTATCCCCGCCATCGTGTGCAGCTTCCTTCCCCCACGGATGGTCGCATTGGACAAGCCGTAACAAGCATGTCCACACAAGCGGGTGTGTTGAACTTCAACGCAGACGTCTTCATCCAACGACCTGAGACTGCTCCCGACACTGTTCGCGGTCCCTCCACTATGGTCCCCACCGCTCCTGCAGGATTCTCGACCCTCGCGGTTACCGTTTCGACAGACGGTGAATTCGATAAGAGCCAGGGTGCCGACGACGCCGTTTATGGATACAAGGTCTCGGCCTGTAACCAGTATGGCGAATCCGTGGCCTCTGTTGCCGCGATTACCCCCACCCTCACGGGCGCAAACGCAGAGGCGGGGCACGTCATCACCTTCGTCATCAAAAACGCCGCAGCGCTCACCAATCCTCCCGAATACTTTAACGTGTATCGGACCCTCGCTCTGACTGCGACGACAACCTTGTCCGACGTTCAAGCTCTCTCCGCTCTCGCGTTCTCTCGTATTCTTCAGGTCCGCGCACGATCCCAGGCCGCAAACGGTTTGACTCCTGCCTCTCCTGGTGTTGAGACAGACAAGAACCAATTCATGCCATTCACGGAGATGGCCTACGTTGGAGAGCTTTCTCCGCAGGTGATAACTTGTCGCCAATTGGCTCCTCTGATGAAGATCGACCTTGCCCTCCAAGGACCCGTCTATCGTTGGATGATCTTGGCGTACATGGTCCCGATTCTCTTCGCTCCGCTGAAGTTCATGAGAATTCTGAACATCGGTAGATTGGGTAGCTAGGTAAAAGCTTTCCCAATCTAGGGACTCTCGTAAGAGTTCTCTAAAAGCCTCCCCTGATATTAGTCGGGGGAGGCTTTTTTGTTCGTGGGAATGAAAATCATGGCATTATATATGAACGGTTTTTCTATAAGAAGCGGGGCTTAGCGTGATTGATTTATATGATCCAGACTATTTTCAACCTTTCCCCGTGTTGTTATCTGTTGAGTTGTTGTCTATTCCTGGTGATTCGGAAGAGAAACAAGAAGGTGATGTCGAGTATTGGAAGTTATCTGTGGGGTGGGTGGATCGTGTGTATACGTATACGATGAGGGTGGAGTATCTAGATTTTGATGGGACTGTTGGGGGATGTTCTTCGGGGTGTAATTGTATTGTTGAGGATTATTGGAAGAGAGGGTTGAGAGGGGCGTGGTCGACGATGGAGTCGGCTTTGATTTTTGTGGCATCGAGGGTGTGTAGAGGGGTGATAGACTTGCCTGTATTGATTAATCCTCAGTGGAGTTTTTGGAGTTTCAAGGTTTCTTAGTGGAGTTTTGAAGAATAAGTTCAAGGAGAGAGTTAGTGTCGGCCACATAGGCAGAAATAACATATTGAGGTGGAATGTTGTCAGAGAGCGATCCATCTCTATACCAAATACCATTACATCGTTTCCATTCGATGTTCTCATGAATGATTGTATATGTTCGGTGTGAGGCTTTTCCCGAAAAGGAACCACTCGGTTTTCTTTTCGAGGTGGAGTCTGTGATTCGATGCTTGGACATTGTTGTGGAGTCTGTGATTCGATGCTTGGACATTGTTGTGGTTTTATTTCTTTTTGTATTTACGGGGCCAGTATTTTTCTTTAGTGCTTCCGAGTTCTTTTTGTAGGTAGAGATAGTATGTATATTCTGGGTCCAAATTATCGAGGGTAGTTTGGCCTCCAAAAATGGTGTCAGGATCCACGGATTTCCTAACGTTTTCTATGTCTTCTATGGTTTTGTCTTTCATTGCTTACATTCCTTGTTGTTCTGATTCGATGCGAAGTTTCTCGAGATGGTCTTGTAGGTTTGAGAAGGATCTCCATCCAGCCTCTGTGAGGTCCCTCCCGTAGACTTCGCCCCTTGGCTTTATGGGTTGCCATCCTTCGTCACAGAATAGCCTGAAGTGCCATGTTATTGGTCTGTTTGGCGTTAGGCTCATAAGGACTTCGTATGGGTCACGTCCATCTATATTCATGGGAGGTTCGGACCAGACCCACTTTGCGTAATTTCCATAGAAAGCCTTTACCCACTTTTCAGAGAGGGGAAAGTTATGTGGTGCAGGATCCATGGTTTGGGGATCGAAGTAGCTTAGAGAGAGGTGGTAGCATCTTTCGTAGTCGGGGTTTTTCCACCATCCACTGCTATGGTATCCGATGTCTCTTGTGAAGACGAGGCATGTTCCGGTTCTATTGCAGAGTCGTCTGGAGCTTTGGATAATTCGTCGGTTTGCGGGTCCTGGATGTCCGTTATAAGTAAACCGTTGTGAGTACAGTCGAAGTTCGTGAATTAGAAGTGGGTCGACTTCTTGGGATCTTATAATGTGCATAAAATGCTCCCTCGCGAATCTTTAGAGTCTAAAGATTGAGAAAATGGATAGTTTTTATTCTTCAGTTTCTTCTTGTAGTTCTTTGCATCCGCAGCATTCGATTAGTTGAATATGCAGTGTGCCATCTCTGTCTACAGAGATTTTGGCGTCGAGTATTTGTTCTCTCCTTGTTTTGGTTTGTGCTTCGATGAGACCTTCTGGGGCATTCTCTTCGAGTGGTACGTAGCCTGCTTCATATCCCCATAGACGATTGAGTTGCATGTTTAGCTCTCGACGTACTTGGGGTGTTATGGCTAAAGAGAGACCCGTGCTATACCCTTTGGAGCATTCGCTTAAAAGGATGTAGCCCTTCTTCCATCTTCTTTTTGATTTCCTGTTATATTTCTTCCATAGCGCGGCTATTTCGGGATGATTTAGATCGGGTAGTTCTCTCATTTTACTCTTGACCCTGTTGAGCCCATCGTGGTTGAGGCCATCGTGAAAAAAGTCTTATTTGTGGGTCACTGAAGGTTACTATGGTAAATGGCCGATCGTATCCCTTCACCCTGGCATACTGCTCCAGGCCCAACTCACTCCGCTGGATGTGGTCACTAATGGGGCGGTCACCGAGATATTTTCCAACAAGATCGAGCGCCCTTCTTATGGAGAAAGAGGTTAGTACTTTTTTTGGGATCTCACCTCTATATTTCCTGCCATCTTTCCACCACGCTCCATCCCAGTGAGTCCAAAGGTTTCCCTCGAATTGGAAGAAGAATCGTCCGTCAAAATAGCCGTGGAACATAACGAGTCCATCCTCTTTACATGGGAATAAGGGAACCATCATCTTGTTCAACAAAAAAGACAACCAACGCGGGAGTTGTCTCTCCGTCCCAAGGGAAGTCTGCTTGGATGCAGAGTCGCGCTTCTTTTGAGTGTGACTCTGCATCTATTTTTTCTTTTATAGAATGACATTCTTGGATGGCTTCTTCGCGAGAATCAAATCCGTTAGTGTGGTGTCCTTTTGACTTGTGACGAATGGGCTTATCTGCAGATGGAGGTCCAGGAAGGGGAGACTCTCTAAAGATTATAGGGTGAAAGCGATTTGTTGTGGTGTTGTGAAGGTTTCCAACAATCGGGTTAAGAAGCATTCGCTATTCTCCAAATTGAGAAAGTTTCCTGTGTTTCAGTTGGTTTTTTGAATATTTTAGGTGGGGTCTTCTTCGTCGTATTCGGGGGTTTCATTGTGCAGGAATTCTTCCATTCCAGTTTCAAGGATTCGCCCTATTTTCATCAAACCTATCTCTATTGATTCTCCAATTTTATTACCTGCGTATTTGAAGACAGATTGTCCAAGACTTCCCATAGTGAAAGCTCTTGCGATTTTAGCAAGAGGGTTAGTTGCGGCAGTGTCAGATCGCCCCAGGCTTTGATTGATGCTTTCGGCTAATCCATCGACAGAGGATGCCATTTTTACCCCGACTTTTTCAACAGCATCGGCCAGCAAGGCAATCGCATAAGCTTCTTGGGATGTCACATGGGGTCCGGACTCTTGTAGTTTTTCAAGATTACTCTTCATTCTTCTTCTTTCCTCGGGTGTAACGAAAACGAGGGATGGGATTGTCAAGAATATCTTGGACCCACTGTGGGCGTTTTCGTCTTTGTTGGAGTTCTTCTTTTTCGGAGAGAGTTATCCAGAACAACTTCTCTACTTCTGGCATTTTGTCCCATTCTTTTTCCCATATTTTATGGGGTATGCCTTTTATTCCTTTGTGTGGGTTTGCTTTGGCAAAGTTGATTTGGTGTTCTATAAAACAAAATTTGGCTTTTGTTTCATTTTCCATGGATTGAGTGTTCTCTTTATTTGAAGATGTGGAGAGTGGGTTTTACTTTTGGTCTCGAATCCATTTTCTGTGTCTAGATGTGTTGCATGATGTGGATGTTCCATATCTGAGGGATCGGAGGGCAACACTCCTAGTCGTTCCGCAAACACACATACATCGTATATAGCGGCGTCCCTTTTTTTTTCTCTTTAGTTCTCGGACAACAGTCCATTGACCAATAACTGTTCCTTCTTCAATAAGGACTCGACGGCTTCTTCGACATCCGCAGGATGCGGGATATCTTCTAGTATTTTCGATGCTCTGGAGCTGCTGAATTTGTGCGGCACTCTTGGTAAGTGTTGTGCCGCATTCGCAAGTACAGTTCCACAGGAGTTCATCCGAGTCGAAAACTCTTTCGTTGATTGTGAGCAGCCCGAAAACAGTTCCACAGTATTCCCTGGCGTTATGGTGTTCCTGGCATTCTCCGCAAGAGCGGGAGAGTCCCTGTCTTAGATTGCCAAGCCCAACGCCTTTCTCTTTTCCGCATGAACATCTGCATAAAAAATACCGCATGTTTTTTTTCTTTTCTATTTCTTCAATAACTGTCCAATGGTTATAGGAGTCCCCTGGGGAAATTGTTAATTTTTCTTTATTGCCTTGGCCTTTTATGCACCCACAAGACTGTGTTCTTCCATTGCGAAGGTTGGAGTGTATCACTTCTGTGCTATTGCCACATTCACAAACACAAACGGCATAATACCGCCGCTGTACTTGTTTTGGTGAACAATACCTAGAGATGCCGACTTGAGTGACGGTGAGCATGTTTATTTTTTGCCCCAAGATTTCTAAGTGGCTTGGGAGTGGTTCTCTTTCTTCTCGTTCTTGCCAAGCAATGTCTTCTGTCATTGTCTTTATTCGCTCCTTCCATGGATGACTGGACCTTTGCCTTGGACCCACAGAAGTAATTCTTCGATGCTATACCAGCCGGATTTTGGTTCATACCCTTTCTCTCTAGCGAACTCTGGTGGTTGATGACATCCTGAAACTCGACTTCTTAGGGTGGATGGATTGAGCCAAAAAACAAGCTCTTTCTTCTTGTCGTTTTTAAATCTTCCCGCTAAGGCGTAGTATCGAAGTCCAGCATCGTCGACTGTTTTGTGTATGCCAGACTCTTCGATTGCATCTTCTAATATTTCTTGCTCCCTTTGTTCTTCTCGAGCTTTTTCCCAATGTTCTTGGGGGATTCTGTCTGCTATGAATATTCCAAGAGATCCATTTGCAAAAGCAGGCATTGCAGCTTTTAGGATGTAGAAGACTGCATTCCTTGCAAGAATCTCTTCGTATAATTTCTTCAGGTAGGGAATATTGTCCTCTCCTACAACAATCTGAGCGGATCGATCATCCCAAGAGCAATGTATTGATGAAGTTACTTCTTCTGCTCCATTCTTGCTCCATCGAGACCATTTGATTCTATCGAGGTTGTAGTGGTGTAGGTGTCTTTCAAATCTTTTTGTTTCGTCATCTCCATCTTTCTCAAGATGTTCTCTGATAAATGGATAATTTATGTTGAGGATGGCAAAACTTACTATTATTGGTTCGTTCGATTTGCGAGTTGGTGGTGAGATGGTGTGTAGATCTACGTTGTCAAACCTCTCGAAGAAAAGATTATTGGATTGTGTGATTCTTCGAGACTCGAGCGTTTTGTCGGGATCATCTATTCCCAAGGCATAGTTTAGAGTCTCACATGAAAATTCATGCTCGGCAGTAAAATCCCAACCCAGAGTAATGCCTGTGAAAAGTTTTTCTTCCGGGTATTTATCGTCCTCCAGGAATATGAGTTCTCTTTCTCGTTCTCCGTACTTCATAGGAATCTCCTAAAATAAATCTTCTTCGAGAAATAAAGTTTCTTCGAGTACGTCTTTTTGCCGCAACCGAACCACCCGCTGCCGAAGGACGGTGAGTAGCTTTTGCCTTTCTTTCTTTTTGTCTTTTCTTTGAAGACCCCTTTTTTCTATTAGTCTTATAAAAATATCGACGGTCGCGTTGAGGCTTTCGTGACGAACGCTATCATTTTGATCGGAGAAGGAGATTTCCTCCGGAGAGATGGTTGGACTTAGGAATCCTCCTAACATCTCTCTTACAATATCTCTCACTTGTTGTTTGCTATCGTTTTCTTTCGATGACATGATTTCGTCTCTTGTTCTGTTGTAGTGTCTTATAGTCAGGTGCTAAAGCATTTACCTGTTGGGAGTGATTAAGTTAGATGTATATAGAATACAAATTTCTAAAAATACCTGAAAAATATTTAGATGCAGTAAGTGCGATGATTGCAGAGTATTTATTTGGTTGGACTGATTTGGAGGAAGTAATTGTTTTTGACGATGAGGTTATCTGGTATGGAGTTGACGTATCAACGGGGCTAAGGTCTCCTGTTCACAGCTATCATAATGTGACTGATATTCGAGTTTTTATCTTAGAGATGGCTAAGAAGGGATTGGAAGTTGATATAGGATCGTGTTTGTATTTATATCCAGAGCGATTTAGGTATTTGAGTACGGTGACGAAAATAAGAAAAAAAACAAAAGGTCCTGTAATCTTAGCAGAGCGATATGGGGATGTTTTGACTTTGACACTACTAGAAGCTATTTTATGTTCTCTGGGTCACGAAAATGAGTTGGAAACACTGCGGCGAAATTATAACCTTTAGAGTCTAAAGATTTACGATAGAGTGATGGTGTTGAATTACAAGAGTCGAGGTAGACGAGGAACGGTCTTTTAAGTTTTACAATTTAGGAGATTTGTTCATGAAAAAGAAGAACAGAATTAGTTTACGTAGAGCTTTTGGTGAGGATGAGTATGGCGAGCTAATGCTTCCCAGAAAGATGTCGGGGGTGAGGATTTCTCGACTTTTTTTTGGTGAGTGGATGGGTTGCTCGTTTTGCTTTCCGCATGGCAGAGATACAATCAATAACAGAAGGAAAAAGCCACTAAGGAGTTGGAAGGGGTACAGGAGAACACAGTGGAAGAGTTAGTATTTCTTTTTCCTGTGTATCTCATATAGGGTGTTTTTTTGGGTTAGATTGTAATAGAAAGACACTTTATGGAGAAAGAGAATGCTTTACAAGGTAAGTGATGGTTCGGTGAGTTACCATGTCTTTGCGGCTATGGATGAGATGGTTCTGGGGGTGTTGCAAGAGGGTGCAGATCTATCTGATGAGGAGATGGAGGGGTTCTCGATTGAACGACACTATCCAAATGATGTTGTCGTTACTGTTTCTTTTGAGGGAGGGGTGTGCGATCCCGTCCATCTGGCTGCCGAGCAATGGGTTGCCTTATGGGAGAGCTTCTTGGGGAAAGGTTCTGCTATCTTGTCTTGTTCAGAGTGATAGGGGTTTATAAAATGATAATAGATGAAGTTGTACAGAATTTATGTTTTTTGACTCTTCATGGTTCAAGAGCTTATGGAACATCTCGTCCTGATTCAGATTGGGATGTTCGTGGAGTCGCCATAAGTTCGATGGATTGGCATCTGGGTTCAAGGAAATGGGAGCAGACTCAAGAAAATCATCCTCGAGTGAAACATTTATTGGGTGAGAGATTCCCATCTGCTCTCGAACATCCCGATCCTTTGGATTGCGAGATAAGGTGTTTGAGAAAATTTGTATCTTTGGCATCGGATTGCAATCCAAACGTTCTGGATGTTCTCTTTGCGGATCCAAAAGATTGGATTTTTGCAACGCGCCCATGGATAAACCTTTATGAAGAGAGACATCGCTTTCTTTCTCTTAGAGTCCAGCATACTTATACAGGGTATGCCGTATCGCAACTGAAGCGAATTGTTCGTCATAGGGGGTGGTTACTTAATCCACCGTCTAAAAAACCAACGAGAGAGGGGTTTGGTCTTCCTCCACATAAGAAATTAGTAAACAAGGAACTGAGTGATCTTGTGGAGTCTTTGTTATCAAAAAAAATAAATGAGTGGAGACTAGATCAGTGGTTTGAATCGATGCCCGAAGAGGTGAGGGATTCTTTTCGTGAAGATTTGTCTGCTTATTTTGAGATGGTTCACGGTCGTCATATGGATGGGCATAAAGAGCATGAGCGGTATCAGGCTTCGCAAGCGGTGGGTTTGCCGGATCATTTATTTGAGGAGATTGAGAGAGAGAGAAGATTCCCCAATGCTATGAAACAATGGAAGCAATATCAAAGTTGGAAAAAAAACAGAAACCCAGAAAGAGCGAAACTAGAAGAAGAGTTTGGGTATGACTCCAAACACGCGAGTCATTTGGTGCGACTCCTCCTAAGTGCTCAAGAAATATTGAGTACGGGAACACTGAGTGTTCGGCATCCCTATGCAGAATTACTGAAAGAAGTACGTTCTGGTGAGTGGGAATATGATCAACTAATTGAGGAGGCAGAGAATCATAAGGAAGCAATTAAGGAATTGGTAAGAGAAAACCCAAAGAATCTTCCGAAGTCTACGGATAAATATTCTATTGGAATGATCTCAACAGAAATTATATTGGAAGCAAATGGATATGTCCCAATGGGAAGTGGATTGGATGAAATTTTCCCTTATCCAAACTTGGCAGGGATCTATCCAAACTTAGGAGGGGATTGATTCGAGATCATCAAGAGTGACGGGGCGGGGAGATGGGGAGAGGGGCTTTCGGAGGGTGTGGGTTCCTGGATGGGGTCATCTATGGCGTTTTGAAAGGCTTTGGCTACGAGAAGGGGGATGTTGTCGTAGGAGTCGTTATCGGAAGCGGACCATCTTCCAATATCATAACCTTGGGCGGGGTGTTTCTCTACGATAGTCACAGAGCTTAGATCTGCGTGAACAACATCAATGGAAACTTCAAAGAGTCGCTCTGGGTGTTTCATTATTGTTTTTATTATATGGAGAAGCCAGTATCCGCCCCTGTCTGTATAGGCAGGGACAACACTGCTTATCATTGTTGGAGAAGATGGCCTTGTACCCGTTGGTATTTCGCCCGACCATCGGATTTGGTTCCATCCAAAAAGATGCTCTGCCAGGAAGGCGTCGGCCTTTCTCTTTGCCATATATGAACTTCCCACGTTTTTTTCTTTGCGTTTTTCTTCGGGCATGATGTCTTATCCCTCGGAGGGGTTGGTTGGGATTTGCTCATACTTTCTGTAGTGCTTCAGTCTCTTGAGCTTTATCTTGCTTTTTCTTTTTTTCTCCACACCATCCACAGTGACTTTGCATATAGCTTCTTCTTCTGGTGTGACCTCTTCGACGATGAGAATGCGTCCTGGACGCCGGGGGTCTTTATCTCTGAATCGGCATCCAACCCATGATTGACTTACTGTGATGTGTCCCTCTGCTTCACTAGTGTCGGAGTGGGATTGTTGTTTCTCTGTTTCCACATGGGAGCACATTTCTTCTTGTTCGTCTTCGGTTGACTTTGGGATGGGTATATTCTGTTCTCTACAGAGATTCAGAATAAGAGAGAGGCGAGCTAATCTTAGAGCGCGATTGAGTCTTTCTCTGGGTATGAGAACTAAATCTTCCCATCGAATTGGGGCGCTATCCTTGCCTAACCATGCGATGCGATGCGTGTGATCGGTTCTTTTGATAAGTCCTGTTGTATGTGGCTTACTTTTTCTAAAGACGTGGTCGCCGGGAGAGAATAAGATTTTCCCTCTTGAGGCCAATTTGGATCTCACCTCTTCGGAAAGACCACCTCCATCACGACCCGCAGCCTCAGATGCGTTTGACATTTTTTTATCTCCAAAACATTCTACTTGTGTTCTTAGATCTTTAGACTCTAAAGATCTTCTTTTTTTGGTCGAAGAGCTTCAAGAGGTTCAAGACACATACTGGAAAATAACATTCTTTTTCTTTCTTCGAGTAACTCGATTATTTTCCTCCTTTCTTCTTCTTTTTTAGTAGAAAGTTAAATGGGCATAATGTGTGTCCACATGCCAATAGGAAGTTTTTCAATGAGCTTATCTGCGGCGGTTGAGGCATCTAAATTTATGGCATTGCCCAGAGGAACGAGTATTTCAAATGCGGCGTCTTTCAATTCTTGTGGCAATAAAACCCATTTATTAGAGACTGCTACTTCTTTCAAAAGGTTATAGGCAAGAACAGACATTTCCCCCACAGCATCTTGCTGCGCCAGGAGAATGGACCTTCTTATGTTGTCCTTCATTGAGATTGGCGGGGTTGTTGGAGAATCTTTGTCTTCTTCTGGTGTGTGATTGTTTTTCTTGGGAGCAGGAGTTACTTCTTCATCTGATTCGGTATTAGTTCGAACATCGTCAAGGGCTTCGGAGAGAAACTGCATCTGTTCTCCGAGAAGTTGGAATGTTCGAAAAAACTCCCACTGTTCTTTTATATAGTTTCCTGCTTCCATGTATAGACTGGCTACATATTTACGAAGAAGATACATAGCATGGTGGAAACTTCTTACTTTGATAAGCCAATCTTCTTCGGCTTCTGGAGGAGCAAAAACTCTTTCGATTAAATCTACTTGCCAGTCCGCGTTTTGGAAAAACCTCTTCGTGGGAAGACCCCAAACACGCTCGTTCACTCTGTGTATGAGTTCGAGATGTTCGATAATAGCATCCGCAACAATCGCGAGATCTTTATCTCTGTCGCGACCGTCTAGATCTTCTTTAGTTATTCTGGTGAGGTCATTCATTCTTGTTTTTTTCCTTTTTGCATCTAGCAATGGCTTTTAGGACTTTTGGGGTACATGGAACATAAGTGTATCCATGTGGGGGTGAGGAGGAAAAGCAGATGTCTGTTCTTTTGTCTTGCCAGTAGTAGTTATGGCCACAAGCTTTTCTTATGCGATTTTCTTCTTGTGTTATCCCGGAGAGGCTTGATAAGAGATAAGCAAAAGACACAATAAAAATACAAGCGATAACAACGAAGGCTACTGCTTTTAAAATTGTTTGTGCGGTCGACATTGTTTTGCTTTCTTGCATACTTTTACCAATCTTCGGGAAAGAAACAGGAGATGAGGAGAAATCCGCAAATAAAGGTCGCGGTATTCCAATTATGTTTATAGAACCCTATTGTGAGAGTAAGCCAGAAGAGGGCGGCGATGGCGCGTTGTGAACGATAAGAGAGAAGGGCAGCCGAGAGTCCGATGGCAGCTATGGTAAACATATACGTTCCTTTTTTGTTAGGGGGCATAAAGGTACCTTACGACATCGACATTATAGATTAGAGCATTTACGTTCTAATATTATCAAAAGGAGAGGGGGGAAAGAGGGAGTGAGGGAGAGAGGTGGGAGGGTAAGTTCTATTGCTCGGCCCATTGTTCAATGGGGCCGTATCCGGCGAATTCTTCCTCCTCGGGTTCCCTCTTTGCTTGGTTTGTGGGGAAATCTTCTTCTGAGCAAACAGTCTCCAAGAGATCTTCGTTTAGAGTTTCCATTGCGAGACCGAGATTTCCACCTGGAACCATATAGGTTGCGTAATAGATAACAGGAACTCTGATGCAGTGGTTTGTTTCTTCCAGAACCATTTTCTCTGCAACAGAGGGGTAGTTGTCTTTGATCTTCTTTTGTAGTTGCTGAGATGGTACTTTTGACCAGAACTCGACAACTTCTTGGAGGGTTGGGTGGCGCATAATGGTATCGGATGAGATAGAGTCATTTTTTCCACTACTCAACCAGTGGCCTGTTATGTTTCGACCTCGAGTATTGGGTGATGCTCCAAACCCGCCAGTAACAAACATAGCGCAGTGAAAGATGCTACGGGGTAGCGTTTTAAATGATTCGGGTCCGATGATAACAATCTGATTGGTGATATCACAACGAAGGGGGTTGCTCATGCTTGTTCTCCTAAACAGGTTCTTCGAAGATTGTGTCTTCTAGTTTATCCCTCCATGAGGCGAGATTGTTTTCTAATAACTTTTCTCGAAGATATAGGGAGCTAAGAAGTGATTTGCGGTGATTCAAAAGTATTTCAAGTTTTTGCTTAAAAACTTTTTCGATCTTCTGTATTACTTCAAGGCGATATTTGTGAATCATGCATCCTATAATAGTTCCAGAAGTTCTTGTATCGAAAAATACCAAGTCGGACCAGCGAGACCGTGCGATATTTCCAAGGGCAATTGTTTTTACGGAAGCGTAAGCTTCTATAAGGAATCCTAGAAAGACCTCTCTTGTTGTTCCTGCTCTTCTGAGATTCTCTATATCCCATGCAGCTTGTGTTTGTGTAATGTTTGTATATGGAAGAACTAAACTAACAATAAGACGAACGAACAGATGTATGGTTAGGCAATATGCGTTTCTAATAGTGCGGTCTTGTGAACGAAGGTCTTCGGGGGACTGAAGGAACACTTCTGGGTTTTGGCGTTCCATGAGACAAATAAGACCATTAGATGCAGTATTTCGGATGAGGTGCTCGTTGTATCGAAGATACCCTAGTATGCCTATTTCACCGTAAGGATATAGTGTTTCTTCCAGAAGGCTTCTGCCTGCGGTGAGCGTCTTAGATAGGTTTGAATAGAAACTACGGTTCATGTTGAATTCATGAACAAGGTCTCTGCCGATTTTCTCTGCCATGTCGAATAAGAATCCGAGGAATACTTTTCTGGTCACAGTCTGATGACAGAGTTTACTGACGAGATCTTCTCGGCGATTCTGTAATTCGGTAAAGAGTTCTGTTTGGATTTCCAGGAGTCCATTCGAAGAATGTATACCTCGCGCTGTTAGGGTTTGAGCAAACTTTACATATTCTTGCATCGTGATTTTCTTTTTTTACAGGGGAGGGTTATTTGCCAACCTGGGTTATAATTGCTCTCTTGGCATCCCATTTGTGTGTAAAGTATCGGGAGTAGAGTACAAAGTAGTCAACCGGGCATCGTGGGTCTGACACCCATTCGCGAATGGTTTTGGTTTCCCCCCATGCGGTGATAGTGAGTGTGTTTCTTTTGGATGGAGTAGTGATTGCTTCCTCGGCGCTCATTCCTTTTTGTATGCGTCGGAGGATCGTAAGTCCTGTTATTGAGCAGTGTCGAGTTCTATGCCCGTAAGGTTTGCAATCCTTACATCGTGTCCAGCCTGCTCTAGAGCATATGCTATCGCGAAAGCGGATTCAGGATCTGCGAGAGCCATTTTTACATCAAATGGATCGAACTCGGGGTCTGGCTTGAAAAGGATTTGGAGCAGAGATTTCGACATTTTTCTATCTTCCTTTGTGATGGATCGATCTAGTCACGAGGAGGATGTGTTTGGTTTGTTTCCCTTTGTCCTCCAATGGGAGTGGAAACAGCTTCCTCGGGCGTCCAACCCAAAACGCGCACACGCTGTCGGATAGCAGAGTTGTTGGATTTGCAGCGTTCGTCTTCTTCCCACTCAGAGAATTTTTTTTCTTCTCCCCATGCCGTGAGGGTTTGACAGGTTGTTTTTTGGGGCTTAGGCTTTTTTCTTGGCATTATGCGAAGGGAGGTGGTCATTGCTTCTTCAATGCCCCAACCATTGCGAACTCGGCTTTTCAGTGTCCCAAGCCGCACAATGCACCTGGGATCTCTGCTCCAGTCTGTGATTGTTTTCTTTGTGCCGAAAGCATAACGTAGGTAGGGGACAAGGTGAGGAGGGTACCCATAGTCTTCTTCGGGTTCCTCTTCTTTAGGACCTGCTTCCTCTTCGAGGGTTTTAGGTTTTTTTTCGGAGTTTTCTTTTGTTCTTCCGAGGTATTCATCAAGGAACTCGAAGAGATGGGGGTCGAGGGTTCGGCGAAGGTCTTCTAGGCGCTGATCTATCTGTTGTGATGAAAGGAAGTGCGGATTGTATTTTTTCCCTGCAGGAACTTTCATCCTGATACAGATGTAATCCGATTCTTCTTCGTATTCAATCGTCACGTTTTCCCACCCACGCTCCATATACCAGCTTGTGATGATCACGATTTCTTTGTCAGTCACTTCAAGGATGTTCGAAAGTTGAATTCGGATAGCTGCTTGTCCTATATAGTCTCGCGCAAGATGATAGTCTATGGTTGCGGCTATATAGTAGCATTGGTTGAGGACAGACGGATATTCGAGTGCTTCTTCTGGCGATAAAGGCATGGTGGCCTCCTTTGTGGTTTTGTAGCCATATTTATTTCTTCGCTAACAAAAGAAGCAAACCATTTACCCTTTAATTATAAGAAGATCTTTAGACTCTAAAGATTCTGATATTTCTACACTGAGTTGTTATTGTCTTATAAAATAAATAAGGAGATTTATTATATGTCTTTATCAAAAGATGAAGCTTTGGGTATGGCGAGATTGGCTATAAGGGGTTGGGGTGATCGTGCATCCCTTATAGGACCAATAGAAATAGAAGAAAATGATAATGGCTTGGAAGCAGTTGAGGATTGTTTCCTACGGATGTGTTCGGATAATTATTTATCTGGCAAGAGTTTACCCACTCTGATGTTTTTCTTATTTGAAGATCTTCGGCCCGAGAAGAACGATAAGTATATATTAGCTCTTGATATAAAAGACTTATATCGAACAAAAAAGAGTCAAATGCTTATGGTGGCAATTGCGAGAATGGTAAGGAAACATTTGCGAGCAAGCTTCACATGTTTGTCTAAGACTTCGAATGCAGTTTACTACCAGAATGATCGCGAGGGTGTCGATTGTTCAACTGAAGATATGGAAACATATAGTGAGACAAAAAATATCCCGAAATCGATAGAGGTTGTCTCTATGACCTTTGATTTTAGAGACAAGGACACACCTCCACGTTTGGTTTTATTTAAGATCTCTGACAGTGGACTTGTGGATTTAGAGAGTCGAGATGAAATCTTTGGCCCATTCGATGTGAAGTTAAGTGAGAACGCTAGAATTGCAAGACTCTTCCTGGACCAGAAAAGAATCACAAACTAATCTGCCTACGACTTCATCTCTTTTTGAATCTCAGATTGATATTTTTTATCGAGTTTCCGTGGCTTCAGTATTTTTGATCGAACAAGCGCCTGCATGAGGAATTTGAACTCCTCGAGCGACCATTCGGTTATTCCCTTTGTTTCACCATCGGGCAGGTATCTATCTGGTGTGTCGTACATGCGGCGAAAAGCACCGATCGCCTGTTGTTTACTTGGGAAGTTGAGAGCCACTTTGTCATCGTAAGGCTCGTCGTCTGTGTGTGGGTCTACAACGTGAAATACCCAAACCTTCTTTGGAGATTCTTCGTTTCCAAGAAAAACATCCAGGTGGTCTCCATCCGGTGCTATGCCAAGAGTTCCGCGGATATATCCATAATCAGCAGGCATCGTTGTTGACCAAGATTTTCCTTGTGGTGATTCTCCTGATCTAGTGTTTCCTTGCGAGGTCTCGATCGAAATTCTCAGACCGTGATCATATTGTCTGGCATCGAGGGCACGTCTTCCTTTGTTTACATTGTCTATGGCCAGTGGGTCATTGTTTTGTGGGATAAAGATGTGTCGCAAGTGATCGATGTATTGACGATGGAACTCGATACCTAAGAGGTTAGCAAGAGAGGAGATGGCTTCGATGTGTTGGATGATATAGCTGAAGCCCCAATAACCATCTTGTCGATCATAGTGCAATGGAACACCCAGGACGGGACTAAGTAATTCTTCAAACAGTCGAGCTAAACATCTCCGAGGAGCGTCATTGTTGTGCAACCCATCCATGCGCCGTTTGTAGTGTTGTTGCATTTTATGTTCTGGGGTGAAGTGCAGTGGATGAATTCCGGTGCTTTTATCGGGGACGATGAGATTCCATTCTTGCGATGCTCGGATAAATTCTCTGACGTTTTTGTCCGCACTGGATGCTCTCTGTCCAAATCCTGTGTGGAAATCGAGCGCTTCCAGGAGGGCATGGGTCAGTGTATTGTTAGGCTTGTTTTTGTCTGGTTCCAGAATTGCTAAAGTGCGCCAATGAGATCGGTAGTAGCCAATCATCGAGTCGCCGGAGGATTTGTGTGTTTCTACAACAAGACCAATCCCGTGTCTTGCTAATGCTTCTCTTACACAAAATGCTCGATGGAGCTTGCCCATGTATGCAGTCAGTTGTTGAAACACAGGAAGTGCTAATTCATATTGTCCTGCGAGCGGACCATCTTGTGGAGAGAAAAGTATCAAACCCCATCGATCCCATGCTTGTTGGATGTATTGTTCATACATTCGAACCCAAGGATGTGCATCGGGATCTACTCCGAAAGACTTATAGTATTCTCTCCAGCCTATCGGGTTGTTTACCAAGTACTCTCTGGCAATAACGGCATCTCGTGTATGCCCAGAAAGCAGAAAGTGTTGGGGCGTGGTTTTATTCTGTTGGCTTTCTACCTGCGAAAGCATGAACACATAACTGGATGCGTCTTGTATAGCATCTTCGCTCATGGAGGGATGATTGTCTTCTTCCATGACTTGATGTTGTTGTAGTTCTACCAGAGCAGTAGAGCGAGATGTTTCTTCAGGAGCATCCATCAGAGCTTTGTATAGAGTTATTCGCTTTTGATGCAGAAAGAGATCTCGTCCACGAGTAGAAAGAGATGCGGCACCAGAACTTAATGTTGGCGCTGCATCTGTCGTCCATATTTTTTCTATCTCAAGAGGAGGAGGTGGCGGGAGAGTTCCTTGTGTGTTGGTCCATTGTGGTGACCATGATACCTTTTTCTCACAGGGATGTTTATCGTCTAGACTGCCAAATGCAAAAGTAAACATGGTGAACTCCGGTGAGTATAAAAGCTATCTTTATCGTAGAGTGAATTTATTTCATACACATCAATCTTGTATCAGATTATATAGGGTTTGATCGAGAACATGTAAAAAAATAAAAAGGCCCAAGATATAAACCTTGGGCCTTTTTACAAGGAGATAGGAGAGAGAGTGACAAAAACCTCGATGATCGTAGAGGAATCGTCAAGACAATTAGATCACACAGAGTAGATAATCGTCAAGTTTATGAGTTTGGTATTTGTGTAAAGATATTTGCCGTGGCTTGGTTTGGTGTGGTGAATACTCTTTTGTACCGTGTCGCGGGAATTCTAATCTGCACCCTAACTCCTCTTGGTAGCTTGAGTGAAAAGAATCCGTTACTGTCCGTTTTGACCTTTTGTTCTCTATCTCCCCAGGCAACTCCCATTGTTAGGTTGGGCATGGCGATGAGTCTTCCAAAGACAGGGACATCAGCATATGGGGTTGGGGGGTAATTCTCGGGATTCCACACTTGACCTGTCAGTTCAATAATTCCACTTCCAGGGATGCTCGAGGCATCATAGGTTACCTCCACTTTTCCACTGACTCTCCCACCGGGAGTATCGATATTAATAACCTTGTTTTTTCCCGGAGATATTGCGGTTCCAACGGTGACTTGTATTTGTGAGTCGGTATTGGCAGTGATGGCAACAATAACACCATCAATGGTAACAGATGTAGCGTTCGCTAAATCCTTCCCATTTAGATTGAGTGTGGCGTTGTGAGCTACTGGATCTGTTCCAACTCCTGGAGGTGCGTCAGTTTGCAGATTGAGTGTTGGTGGATCTTGAGCAGGATAGGTTGGGAAAGTGGTGACAACGTGTAGTTGATCTTGATATGTAACAAAGGCTCCAGGCGTTACCGGAGTTATTCGGTATCGAAAAATCCCGGCAGTATCAACATCGCCGATGCTAAATTTCAGGGTATATAGACCTGGAGTGACAGCGGTTCTATCAATCCAATCGGATATCAGTATTGATTTTGAAGTAAATCCTGGATCTCCTTCTTTTTTTATAGTCACTAGTACTTCGGAATGTAGCAGGTTATCAACGGGAACATTATTGCTATCGAAAAGTTGTACTGCGTCTTCGGTTGCTACGCTTTTAAGGACTGTGTTCATATTATGGCACCTCTTTTTCAAAACTTTATACTTTTCCAAGATACAGTGGTCTTGTGAAAGGTACAATCTTTAGAGTCTAAAGATTATATAGATGGGGTGGGGAGAGGATTTAGATTAGGAGTGTGGGGGAGGGGAAGTGGTGGGATTGGGGTGGGGTGTTTGGGCTTAGGAGATTCGGTGGAATTCGACTTCGACCCAAAGCTCGAGGATGCCAGCATCGCCATCGGTCAGTTCGATATCAACAGTATCGACGCCACCTGTAAAGAGGGAGTAGGCAGCGGTTGTGCTCAGGTCGCCAGAATTGACGGACTTGCCAACGGCAGTGGCACTGGAAAGATCCATGACAGCAGCGAGGGCAGAGTTTGCACCGCTCTTTATATCGAGGGTGTCACCTGCGCCACCGACTCCACCAACGAGGAGGGCTTTGGCGGATTTGAATTGCAAGACCATTCCAGTGGGAACAGCAACACTGACAGTCCCTGCAGCAGTGAGTTTTTGTACAAACTTAGGATTGTTTGACCATGCTCCATTGAGTTGTGGGGCAGAGTTTTCGGCACCTATTTGCGTGGGAAACGACATAAGGAATTTCTCCTATATTGTGGGGTATATGCTTTGTTTGTGATGTTTGCGTGTGTAGGGGTTTAGGATTTGCGGGTAGAGCGTCGGAAGTGTGCAGAGTTCACGTCAAGAGCTTTGGCGATGTCACTCGGCTCGAGTCGCATTTTATCAGTGGGGGATGCGATGAGAGAGACACCGATGGTTCGAACGCCTACTTCCGCATTGTTGAAGGAAACGTAGATGAGGGTTTGTTTGGGGATGATGATGTTTGATTTTTTCCCAGTGACGGTATCTCCGATAGCCACTCCATCGATTTGCTTGAGGAACTTGATGGACTTTGCGGGAAAGTTATTGGTAGCAAACCCGGTCACGCCGAAAGTTGTCCCTTCGGTGCCAGTTCCCCCAACGACGTCAGCATCAGCTGCAGTTCGTGTATGCAGCTTGATGGTCGTACCCGCTGCGATAAGAGCATTGTTCTGAAGGTTTGCGATAGCGATTTGTTTGATATGTACAGGATGCTCGAAGAAGCCAAGGCAGACGTGTTTTTCTTGTCCACTATTTGTTTCGATTTCACGCATACTGCAAATTTCAGCAACGTTGAGTTGCTCTGTGATCTCACGAACAACATTCGATCCAAGATCATCAATAACGCGAATCTCGTTTCCAGATCCGGCTCTGCGGTTTCTACCCATTGTTTTGTTCTCCTGTGTTTGCCAATTGAATCTATAAACAAGCCTATAAAAATAATGACTTGCTCGTTATTCTTACACGTAGGAGGGTATGCGAAAGATTCTTTTCTGGTCAAGTTATAAAAAAATGTCAGCTTTTTATTTAGTATTACGTTATATTGTATATAGCATTCTGCGAAGTACCCCCTCACTGATCAGAATGCTGCCCTTGGAAGCCTTTCAGGCAGGTGATTGTTTTATTCTAACGCGAGTTGAGACCCAACCCTTCCCTCCGGGTTGGAGTTTCCTCCCTCAGAATAGAGATGAGTGGATCCCCACCAAAGAACTCATCTCATAAAACGTTCGCCTCCTGGAAGGCTTCTTGTTTTTTGTAGTTCTTTTCTTCTTTAGACTCTAAAGAAATACTAATCTCCTTTTGTAGTTCGTGACCACTCTCTATACATTTTTCTTTTTTGATGCTCGTATTCGGCTTCATCTGAGGAGATGATATTGTAATAATCATCCTCGTTGAAAACTAACCAGCCTAGCTCTCTAAATTCTTCTGGAGGGATGGTAGAGTCAACTTCGGACTCCTCTATGATAAACCTTCCGTTGTAGAAGATCCCAAAAAACTCTTTCGAGTATGCGAATGTCTTGGAGTCTACCCAGTTTTCAAAATTCCACCCACCTGTCACATAATCCACAAGTTCCAAAGGCAGTCCCCCTTCTGGGTTAAAGAAGTTCATTATCCGCAATTCAAACTCCCCTCCCCAAAAGCAACCATCGGCAACGAGCAGGTTTCCATCTGGGCTTGCGACCATTGACGAGATGCACCAACCGAACCCCTGCAACTTTCCAGCGTGGATTAAACACCAGCGTTGCCGGGTATCGAGGTTTATCAGGTCTAGTCCTTGGTAGTCTTCTCCACATAAAAGGTATTCATTCCCATTGAGATGATCTACAAAGCAATGCCAGAAGGATGAGTAATTTCTATATATGGCAAAGTGTTCTTTTGTATCATATGGGATTCTTATTGTGCCCTTTGTCAGCTTCCAGGTCCTTCGCCCCGCTTGATAGAAATCAATAGAGAGTTCCCATCTACCTGAAGGAGAGGTGAAAAACTTTTTAACCCCTCTAACTTTATTTTTGTCTGCGTAGAGGTGCATTCTGTCTCTGCGCATAAGAGCCATATATTCTTCTATAGGTATGGATTTGTGTATATTTTCTAGTTCAGTCCATAGCGCTCCAGAGATTGCGCTGTAGGCATCCCCAAGTATTTTTCTGTCCAGGTGTCGTATTTCGTATCGCACCATATCCATTCTTCTAAGCTTCTGTGTAGTCTCGAACGACCACGGGAGTTTTCGAAGATTGTGTATGATCCGACGAAGCTTCATTCCTATTTTTTGAAAAATGTTCATTTTCTTCCATCTTCTCCTTGTTTATTTTTTGTTCTATATAAAGTAATCGTAAAGGGTTGATCGGCGCGAAGGTTTTTTATTATCTGCTTTGTTTGTCTTTTTTTTTTGTGTATAGTGTAGAGGTTTTTTACAAAACTTGGCGATAGTCTTGGTTTCTATTGTCATTCTTCCCTTAGTAGACAGGAGAGCAGAGATGGCGAGGTTATACGTTGATCAGTATGTTGGCAGGGCGAGAACAGTTAGTGTGGGTGGGCACAATGTTCGGTTCGATGAGAACGGTGTGTGTGAACACGAAAGCCTTTCCTTTTTAGAGACGGTTCGAAGGGTTGTGCCGAGCGGTGTTATTCTTTCTGAAGAAGTGGTTGCCGAAGAAGTTCCAGAGGTAGTTGAGGAGCCTGTTGAAGTTGCTCCAGAAGCTCCAGAGGTAGTTGAGGAGCCTGCCGAACCAGAGGTGAAGCTTGCGATTGAATCGCCAAAAGAAGTCGAAAAAGACACTCCCGCTCCTGCTCCCGCCTCTGGTGATTGGAGAGAAGATGTTCGTCGGAAGGTGGAAGAGGATAAGAAGGCAAAAGAATCCGAGGCGCCTGCAGTTCCTACTACTTCTGTTCCCGAAGCTCCAGTGGTTCCGGAAGCTCCAGCAACACCTGTCCCTGAAGCTCCTTCAGCGAAAAAGAAAGCAGGGAGCAAGAAGAAGTCTTCGAATAAAAAGAAGTCGTCGAATAAAAAGAAGGGAAAGCGCAGTAAGATAAAAGAGTAGACATGATCGCTAGGAGAGAGATATGGCAGGAAAAGATTCTTTCATTTGTCCCAATTGCAAGGGTTCTTACTTTGGGACAACCCGAGACAAAAAGAGAAAGACAACAACCTTGAACTGTCATGGTTATATCTCAACAGGCCCCGGGAAACATTCTCGCCCTTGTGGATACAGTGTCCCTTATACCCTGGAAGGTCTTGGCGAAGACAACTATCGTCGCCTAACCAGAAATGCAGGAACTGTTATGGTTGGAGTGAGTGTGGGTCCGATCAAGACGGTCGAGGTAAAGAAGCGATCTCCTGGATACACTTTGCCTTAGATAAGCCCCTCGCCCTATGAATGGAAGAGGGCATCCTGCCATTCACTTCTCCACCTCTCTGCTCTCTCAGACATTTGAAATCCTCTCCTCTTTATGACCTCCAGAATCTCCCTCTCCCAGAAGCCTCTTGTTAGTTCACACCAAAAGTCAAAGACCAGTTCATCCACGATGTCGCTTGTGCTAAAGGCACTGTATATAGGTTCCCGCATGTTGTTTCTGAGGTATCTGATTGTTCTGGCGATGGCTCGAATGACTTCGATCTGTCTATCAAATAAATCAATATCGTTCCCCAGGAACTCCCACACAAGATTAGCAGTACTTATGTATTGATTGGTTTGAATTGCTATTTGATAGGCTTGCGGGGAGAGTGAAGGATCCGGAGATGGAGACTCCTCTTCTCTTTTTCGTAGTCTCTTACCACAAAGATCCAGTTCTGTTTTTATCTTTCTAATGAGTGCTTCGAACCCAAGGATGATCTGGTTCTTGGAGAGTCGCATCAGAAATGTGTTATTTGTGGGAGCCAATGCCATCCAGTGTCTGTGTTCTTCTCTAAAATATCTGTAGGAGACTTTGACCTCTCCCTCCCATATTGGCTTTGGGGACAAATGCCCTTCAGGGAAGTCTTCTCCCAAGAGGGGCATCTGTCCCCATCTATATAAGTAGTCATCCGCTTGTTTATATTCGGATAATAACCAAGGACAGATATGTATCGCAAGGTTTTCATTCTCTAGGCCCAATCCCATACTTCGGAGGTTCCTCTCGCCCTTAGCTATGAGGTTGCCCATAGTGATGAGGAACTTTTTAGCACCAAGTGCTCTTTGTCCGGGGATGAGGTCTCTACCTTCTATAAGCACGATTCTGTCCTTTCTTTGTAGAAAAATCTTTAGACTCTAAAGATCCATAAAGAGAGCTTGGTCTAATTCTTCTTTCAGAGACTCCAGATTTACACGGCGGGGAGCGTTCTCCAATATGAGGTTAGCAAGTCTTCTTCGCCACGCCACTTGCTCTCTCTCTCTTTGAATCCACAGGTAAAGCATCAGTTGTGTCTGACTCACAGCTGGTATTGGGGTGCGAACGTAGTATTTGTGTATGGCGGCATAGAGTATTCCTGGGAGGAAATCGATGAGCCTCGAGTGCCTTTGAAGGGGAAGGCTTGTTCGGAGAAGAGATGTAGCGCTTCTTTTGTTGGGGATGTGATATTCTTCTGCGATGCGAATCCACTCTTCCAGGAGTTGGATGTGATGATTCCGCACTTCTTCCAACTCCTCCACCCCTTGATATTGTTGCACCCATGTTGGTATTTTGATCTGGTGTGTTTCTTTCAGCAATTGCTTCATCAAGTCTACAACGATCTTGCAGCTTGTGGCCTCCAGCCACTCCTGTGTCTGGGGTTTGACGATGATGGCATTCTTCGGGAGGTCTCCAAAAATTGCGATCTGCCCTTCGAGGTAATCTATTCCAGAGAGGATGTGAAACCGAATATTAAACTTGCCTTCGTTGATATGAAAGTCACCTACGCAAGCATGGGGGGTTATTCTGGAGATGGCTTCGAGGCTTCTCTGGTATCTGTAGGGTGACATACAAACGAGGACATGCCTGTCCCATTCAAGACGGGAGGCACCCCATAGGGACTCTCGCTTGTTGCTCTCGAGTATTTCCTTTGCTTCTTGGTCATTCATGGACGGTGGCCCTATTCCTTTTTATCCAGTCTTGGTAGGATGGCGATAATATTTGGGTCAGTCTCTTTACTGAAGATGTGTTGAACAATTGCGAGGACGTTGGGTGGGAGTTTATCTTTTGGACCCCGATGGATTTGGTAGTCGTCGAGGCATACTATTCCTAGATCTCCTGACTTCCCTTCGTGAATGACTCCTCCATAAGAGAGAGAGTGTTCAAAGAAGGAAAAGATCTCTTCGTCCGATGTGTTAGCTGGTATCATTCTGGTGGCGACTGCGCTTAGGCCGTTTATGCTAGCGCATAGTATCTTCCTGTTTCCCATGGCTTTGTTCTCCTGTCGTAGGTGTTATTGCGCAAACAACCCATCTTCTAATTGGTCCCGGAAGTCTCGTGCTTTGGTTAGTTTGTACTGACGTTCTCTTAGGGAGTCTAGGAATAGTCGGTGCCAGTATGTTTTATTTGCTTCTAGCCATAGGTTGCAGAGGAGTTCTCTTTTTCTTATGGAGGGTCCATCGTTGCCGGATATTTTCATGTGGTAGCCAGCGCGGACGCGAAAGAAAACGCCCGAGAGTTGTTCTATTATGTTTGATTCTTGGTAGACGTATGCGCTTATCTCGTTCCATCTTGCTCCGGTGAAGATCTGGTCGGCGAGTTCCCGCATAAAGAGTCTGTCCTCGTTTATCCAGTAGGCTATCCGTTCTTCTTCTTTTGTCATCCTGGCTTCGCTTACTGTTCCTGCTAATAGTTCTCTCACCTTTCTTTGTTCACGCGCAGCCACGACGCTGATTTGTTGATGGTAGAGCCACCACACCCATGTATTGATGTTTGTGATGTGTTCTTCGTTGTGCATCCAGCCTAGTTCAAATGGCATGGCAACTACCATGTTCTCTGGCATCAGGTTATCTACGCACCAGACAAGATATGTTTGGTCGTAGACTATGGAGTCAAATCCATCATCGGGTGCCTTGACTCGGTGGATTCCAAAGGGGGAGTGACTGGTGAGGTAGACCCCACCGTTTTCTTTTCTTAGGGTGAGCATGTCGACGTTTGAAAAAAAGTGCCCTCTTTTAGCCCCCTGGAGGCTCTTCTTGCCAACCATCAAGGTAAGTATCCTCTTCCCTGCCCTGCGCTCCACACAGAGGACGAGAGACCTATCAGAATGGATTCTAGATGTCTGGTGTATGGCCTGCATCGCAATATTGTCTAGAAAAGTATTCTCACTCATCGCGCAAACTACTCCCTGAAATTATCTAAGATCTTTACCAAAATCTTTAGACTCTAAAGATTTTCCTGTCGCGTTTTCACCCAACGTCAAACAAAACTTCGTCCCACATCCCCCTCCATCTCTCCACGCTCTCCCCTAAACCCTTCTCGCGTATCCCAAATAACTCACGCAGCCTCCGTATAGAGCTAAACCACTCTAGAGACTTTCTATAGAACCCCAGCTTTATGACGTTCGTAACATGTGGGTTTCCAAATATAGAGCGAAGGGTATAGTCCAACCTCACCCGACCAGAGTACAGATCCAAGAGTCTTATGTTTCGAGTCTCAACTTCAACACGAGAAGAGCTATTGGGTCGAAATAAATACACAAAGAGGTCGGATGGATTTCTTATTTCCCTGATATGCCGAAGATTAGCAGTAGCATCAGCTATCTTTTTTTCGCGCTTCTCTACAGTAAGTGCAGGATCCAATAGTCTGACCACCAAGTCATTGTAGCGATTGTGACGATCACGATCCGCAGACCGATTCAACACCCCCCACGTATGCATCGTATCCCAGGTAACTCGCCACACCACACATGAATAATCAAAGAGCAAGCCATCAGGAGCATGCAGTAGTAGGCTTTTCATCTGTGGAATGAACCAAACCTCACCATTATCCAAACCATTATCCAATGAACCATGGACAAAGAACTCCACCCTTCTACTGTTTATAGAGTCTCCCAAATAGTCATCCCTAAACTCTATACGCGCCCCATACCCCAACCCACCCACCAAGTCTTCACAAACTTTTAGGCCACACGCCACCATCCCCAACCCAAGTCCCTCTCCCTCCAACCACCACCTACACGCATCCAGCGCCCCAAAGAACTGATCGCTGTCCCTGTATACAACGCGCATCTATCTCACTCCCTACATGAGTCTCACCCCACCCCAACTAATCTCTCACGCAATAAACAAATCAGAGCATTTACCACCACTACCCACCATTATTCATCCATCAACTGACCCAACTCCTCCTTCTCCCCATAACACCTCCTACACAACAACAACCTCACCCACGGCGTCTCATCATGACACCCCCTATCCACATACACCCTCACCCACCTACACACCATCCTCCTCTCACACACATCACACACCTCCCTCACCATCTTCTTTCCCTTCCTCATCTCTTCAACTCCCCACACAATGGAGCCACACCCAACACTCCATCACCCAAATCTTTAGACTCTAAAGATCCACCAACTTCTGAACCCAACTCACCACCCGCCAAACACTCACCACCCGCCAAACACTCACTACACGAATACTCCTCCAACACACCATCCACACCATAATAACCAGCAAACACATTCAACGCCGCAAACAAACCACATCCCACACACGAACCCTCCAAACCATCCCTACCCACAAACCTAACCCAATACCTCTCACCACACAATACATCAAAACTCTCATCCTCCAACGTACACACATAACCCAAACGACGCATACCACCCCACAACTCAAACATACCCCTACCCGACCAATAATATGGTAACTCCTCACCACCCAATATCATTCCACCCATCCTCACACCCACCCATCCCCTAAACCCCCTCGCCTTCCTTATCTTACTCCAACCCAAACACCTACCCACATACTTGTCTATCTCCCTACTCCCCTCCAATACACTAACACCCAAGCCACCCAGCACATCACCACATAATCCCAATAACCCATCCTCATACGGATGCACACCCACACCCTCCAATGAAGGCATCTCAACCACTACACCCAAGCCACCCATACCCACCCTCTCCCTATACCCACCCAAACCAAATATCATCCTCTTCTCTCCTCCTTCTCACCTCCTTCTCACACACCCTTACACACGCCACCATATCCACACATATACAACACACCCCAAAAATTCCTACCCATATAAACAAACATAACATCTGATCCAACGAAATAAATTATTACACTATAAAAACATACCCTACTCACTCACACACCTAACCACTACCACACCCACTCACACCACCCATATAACCCAATAAACCACTAATCTAATCTTTAGACTCTAAAGAAATACATCATCTAATTCCTCACTGAACCATAGAGGATTCTTCTCAGACCCTCTCTGAGATTAGAGAATCCCACCTAGTCCTCTCGGACCCTCTCTGAGATTAGAGAATCCCACCTAGTCCTGTGAGGATTTCAGGGCATTCTCTAATCCTCTCGGACCCCATCTAATCTTAGAGAGGGCCACCTAGTCCTGTGAGGATTCCAGAGAATTCTATAATCCTCTCGGACCCCATCTAATCTCAGAGAGGGTCTATTGCCAGCCTATCTAATCTCAGAGAGGGCTTATTGCGAGGATTCTAGAGGACTAGATGGGATTCTCTAATCTCAGAGAGGGTCTATTGCCAGCCTAGACCCTTGGGGGGGTGGAAAAAAATTTATTTTTTTATTAAAACCGGCGCAAGAGGGACAATACCGAGGCTGCGGCCATTGTTGGGTGGTGCCTGGGTTTCGCTGGGGTTCTCTAGTGGTGCCGGGGTGAGGATATAGGGTGAGATGCGCCACTTGTCTTTTGGGTTTCCTTCGATGTGGGCAGAGACGGTTCTCTTGTTTACCCTTATAACGATGGCGTGTTCTGTGTTTCCTTGGTATGGGAAGCTTACGCGCTGCCCTGGGTAGAACTCCTGGATCTCTTCATTGGGTCGTAGGTATTCGAGAGGGGGTAGTCCGGCGTCCCGTGCTTCACTATATATATAGATAGAAAGCTCTTGTGGAAGGTCGTGGTTGCGGTGGAGGTCATCGAGGATGCGATAGAAGGCGGGGCTGTGTACGTTGTTGCGGGTGGGATGTCCCCGATAAACTTGTATGAGGTGTGCGTATTCATGGAGGCACAGCGCGACCAACTGACATAGGAAGGAGTTGGGGTTGTCTTCTGAGGAGAAGTATCCACGTTCTCGTATCTCACTAGATGCGGTCCATCCGTGGGCGTGGCGCGGGGATTCCATTTTTTGGCGGATGGCTTTTTTGCCGTATCGGATGTAGTGCGTGCCTCGTTTTTTGATGTGGTGAGATGTCTTTCTATTGGACACTCCAAAGTCTACGGGGATATATGCAGTTGTTTGCATGATTTCGCGTATGGCGTAGTGGTGAATTACCTCTTTGGTGGCACTTGCCAGGATTAGGGCGAGTCTTTCTATCTGTATATTGGTCCATGGTTGAGGTGTCATGTGGGGTTATCCTTTTTATATGGTGTGGTGATCCTCTTTCTTGTGTTGCTATCGTCCTGTCTGCGTATTGTATAGAAAGCAAAGCATTTACGTGTGGTTAGTCTTGGTGCGGGAGGACTTGGTGTACTGTCTGTAAAAATGGAGAATGTGGGGATTGTCCGAAAAAAAAAGATCCGGACAGTGAGCGGGTTTGATTAGGGTCTCTCACAGGGGAAGTAAGAGCTTTTTTGGTGGGGATTGTGGTTTTTGTGAAAAAGGGTAGTTTTGGGGTGTTTTTGGTGGGGAAAGGTGTGGATCTTTAGAGTCTAAAGATTTTCATGTAGAGGACCCCACTCGCTTATATATATAAATATATATAAGCTCGTTGGGGCCTCTATGGTGATTTGTCTTTGGGTTGGGATATGTCGAAGATCTCTTGTGGGGTTCTCATGAAGGTTTTTGTACGTTGTTCTGGGTCAGGGTGGTTGTGGTATCGGATGGGTATGGGGGTGTGGGGGTCTGTTTTTAGAAGATTTGCGACAATGCTTCGTCCTTTTCCGATTCCACCAGTGTGATAGTTGACGTGCGCGATGGGGAAAGTTTTGGTGAGAAGCTCTTCGGTTCCAGATTCTCTGGAGATGTCGAGAGGGGACATGGATGTTTCAGCGGATATGGTGGTGAGTTCGTGGCATCCCGGTTGTTGTAGCACTTGGTCGATGCGCTCAATGCCACCTGCAACACCCGAAAACCCCTCGTCGCTGGATGAAGCCTGGAGGTAGTGTCGAGGGCAGGAGGTTGTTGGGTATAGTAGGATGCGGAGTCGGTATTGTTTGCCTGGGACGGGTTTGAATCGTTGGTGTTTGGATTGTGGTGGGCTGGAGGTGGGCTTCATGTTTATTTTTTATCCTTTTTGAGTTTGAAGTGGAGTTGAGTAAAGGAGGTGTCGCCATCGGAGGTCGTTCTTCTTTTGTAGACACGAAAGGAGATGGGGTGGGGAGAGGGTGGGGAGTGATGGATGCTATCCCAGCATGTCTCGGAGTTCTTCGAAGGCATCTCCGATGTCGTCGGAGTGTTCGCCCTGTGTCCATTCGAGGGCATAGGCGAGTCCTTGCACTTGGCACATCCAAATCAGTGCGCCGAGCTTTTCGGCCCCCTTGGGTCCAAAGATTTGACTGAAGTGGGATACCAGTTGAGGGTGCATCTCTACCTGGGCCTGGAGGGCTTCCCGCAGATTTTGGGTGGTGTCGGGGACGGACGCGGTGCGTTGTGGGTTTCCGACAATGGAGTAGGGGATGTGTGCTGCTGCTAGCAGTTGTTTTGCGCGTCCTGTGTTTTCTTCGACTGTGTTGTTGGGGCTGTCGTGGATGATGATTGTTTCTATTGGTTTCATGTGTGCTGGGCCTACTGGTTAGGGGGGAGGAGGTCGAGGGCTTCTTTGAGGTGTTCGTCGAGGATGTGGATGGAGCCTTCGATGTCGGCGATGGTTCTGGCGAGTCTTCTGGCGGTGATTTTATTATAGAATCGGTGTGCTTGATTGAGGAGTCTGGTGTCGTTGCAGGATGTGAGGGCGAAGTCGTTGTGAGAGAGAACGAAGTCGGGAGGGCATGTTCCGTTGTTGTTGAGATTGGGGGCGAAGAAGTTACGGAATCGTATTCGTTGGGCGTTACGGGCGAGGAGGAGAAACACTTGAAGTTCATCGCTGGTGGGGGCGTGGTGATTGTCTTTGGGGTCGTTGGGTGTTGGTGTGGGGAGGTGAGTCCATATCTGTACCCTATTGGCAATTCTTTGGTTGCCGGGAGTCATTTGTCGTCTTGAGCTATGGGGAGCTTGTGTGGAAAAAACGGGGAGTGTGTGAATGGGGAAGGTTGTGGTGGTGTGGAATGTGTTTCCGCGGAGTTTGTAGTTTTTTTGGAAGGAGTTGCTTGCTCGTGGTATTTGTCTTTCGCGTGGTGGAGAGTCGAGGGTTCCCTCGGGGGTGTGATACATGCAGTGAAAGAGTCGCTCGAGGGTGTCTTCGAAGAGGGTGGCTTCATCGAGGAAGAGGATTCCGTGCAGTGCTCGATGGAGTTCACCGGGGTGGTCGTGATTGCCGGTAAGACCCTTTGTGCTGATGGTGTGGTGGGGGGCGCGAAAGGGAGGGGCATTGATGGGTTCGGGGTTGTGTCTTGCGTAGAGGAGATTGAGGTCGCGCTGTTGGTATTCGTCGAGGGGTGGGAGGATAGTGTTGATGCGTCGGGCGAGCATGGTTTTGCCTGTGCCTGCTTCTCCGTGGATGGCGATGGGGTGCCATCCGGATGCGGCGATCAGAGCATGGCGGATATTAGGGAGGAGGTGGCGAGGGAGTTGTGAGAAGCATAGGTGGGTCGATCGAGACAGTGTTTGTGGCTCTGTGGGGCTCTCAGGGGGGCTGTAGGGGACGAGGGCTCTGCCCTCTTGAGTCATTGCGTCGAGGAGGTAGGTGAGTTGTTCGATGTCTTCACATGGGATGATGTCGACCTTGTCGGCGAAGAGGTTGAGGATGTTGGAGTGGGATCTGATGCAGTCAGTGGAGAGAAAGACTCGTGCGATAGTGTCGCACTGGGAGGCGTGGTGGAGAAGGGTGTAGAGTCCGTGACATGGTTTGATTCGGCCAGAGAGGGCCAGTTCGCCCCAAAAGATGGAGTTTAGGGTGGGGATAAAGGGGATGCGTTCTTGGGCGAGGAGGAGGGAGACCGCGATGGGGAGGTCGAGGCATTCGGTGTTATTGGTGTTGGGTTGTGCTTCGATAGTAGTGCGGTAGGGGATGGTGCGTGAGAAGGAGGTTGCGGAGTTGCGGAGAGCGGCGGTGACGCGGATCTTTGTTTCGCGGAGGGGTTTTTGGAGATCTTGTTGAGAGTGCTTGATGGTGAGTGCGGGTTCACCTGCTTGTAGAACTTCCGTTCCGATGAGCGCGGGGAGGGGGCGTGGTCCTCGCGAGAGAAATCCATTTACGTACATGGTAGCTCCTGGGTGGTGGGGGGGTGTTTTTTTATTAGTTGCTTCGTGAATGAAAGAAAGCAAAGCATTTACGTGAGGGGAAATCTTTAGAGTCTAAAGATTTTGGATAGAGGTGTTGTGGGTATACAACGAGCATATATATATAATATATATGCGAGTGTATAGGTGTGAATTAGAGGGTGACTCTTTTGGTTTCTTCTTCGGTGAGGCCATCGATGGTCTCGAGGTATTTTCGAGTGAGCCACGTTCTACGCATGCTCATGACTTATTGTCCTTTTCGCGCAGCGCCGCGCCGATGGTTTCCAGAGCGTCGTGTTCGTTGCTGGTGAGGAGGAAGTGGAGTTGCGCTTTAAAGCCTTCTTTCTCTAGATCCTGATTGCATTTTTCAAGGATGGCTTCGGTTCTATCGTTAAGGAAAAGCTGAACCCAGTCAGGAAGCTCTGTGATGTTGGGGTCGATGTCGTAGAGTTCGCAGAGGAGTTGCCAGTCACTCTTGTGTGGCCACCCGCAGCGTGAGGTGAAGTCCTGCCATGTTTGGGTGATCTCCGCGAGACCTTCCTTCACGTTATCACTCCACTCGTTGAAGTGGTCGACAAACCGCGACAGGGTGCGTAGCTGGGAAAGGAGACTGCTAGAGACTTGCTCGAAGTGTTCGACTTGAGCGCGGTGTCCATTTTGGGATAGAGACAAGATGTCCTTTGTTTCGCGGTAAACCTCTGCCAGTTCAAGGCCAACCTTCCCAAAATGGTCGTGTCGTACTTTGAGTCGTCGCTTTTCTTCAACAATGAGGCGACGGATGGTTTCATCCAAGTGGGGGGTTCCATCTTCTGAGATGTCTTCGTCTTGTGTGTAGAAGGCTCCTCCTTGTATATCCCTGGCATCCTTGCAGGCATAGTACCAGTAAGGGACAGTGACGGTGCTTTCGTAGGGGAAGGAGTAGTGGTTGGCGTTCAGGTAGTGGGAGAGGGGGCTTCCTTCGAGCGCTTCTTCGATCCGGGCTTCCTGGGTTTTGGCGAGGCTTGCTTGAATGGGTTGTCCGATGTAGGAGAGGGGTTTTTCGATTTGCCACTCGCCTTTAAAGGTGACCGTGATGGCTCCATCGGCTTCGTTGTCTTCCACATGGGAGACACCATAGATGACACGAATCATTCCCTCTTCGCGAAGGAACATGTTTTTGTCCAGGTAGAGAAGGAGTTCGCTTTGATCGGGATGTCCTTCGTTGCCTGGAGTTTCAAGTTCGTTAGCAAACTTGCAGGACTCTTCTGTTTTCTGATTCCCTCGCCAGTAGTAGGCAATCGTTTCAAGTATTGCCACCGCTTGGGAGGCTTCCTGGGCTTCGTCCTCCGCATCAACATGGCGGTCCCAATCCTCACTGGGGCACCTCATTCTTGTCTTAGACATCGTTGACTCCTTATTGGTTACTAGTGTTTTCTCATATATGAAAAAAAACAGAGCATTTACGTGTATTGGGAAGTGAGGAAAAAAGGAAGGGTAGAGAAAGATGGGGAGAGAAATCTTTAGACTCTAAAGATTTCTGTGTGTGTTGGTGGGGTTAGTTGGCGGGTCCGATGGAGATGTCGGTGTAGCCGTCCTGGGAAAGTTTTTCGTGGGTGGTTTGTTGTGTGCGGATAGCGAACTCTATCAATTTTTCAGAGGGAAACCATCGACAGTTGTTGGGGTCATATTCAGCTATGGTTTCCCCGTCCTTTGTGTCGAGGTCGGGGTTGGCCCCCATGCGAAGTTCGTCATATGTGAGTTGAAAAAAAGGAGACTCGAGGTGTTTGATGACGAAGCTTTTGTCTTCGTGGATATTCATAAATTCTATGGAGAAGATCATTGTTGTTCCTTTGAGTGTGTTGGTGGGGTTAGTTGGCGGCTTCTTTGATGTATTGGTTGAGGCGCATGGCACGTTTGAGGAGGTTGTCACTCCAATCCGCGCCAGCGTAGAGCGGTTGAAGGGCAGGGCGTTGGGGCATGCCGTATCGCGTGTTGCCGAAACTGTTTGTGTTTTCTTCGATCCACTCATTCAGTTCATTGATGAGTCTGGACGCGCGGCGTTGCTGACAGTTACAGAGGGCATCGATGATAGCCTCGTGCTTGGTCCGAGCGATGTTGGCTTCTCTGATGGTGTCGTCGTCCCCAACCCATCGTTGTTCAGCTTTGGCGTCAAGGAGGGCGCGGTGGACAGCGGCGTCAATCCAGTCCCAGAGACATGCGTCCTTGAGCATGGTGGGGCGTTCGGCTTTGATGTGGTCGTATATTTGGCGCAGGGAGGGTGGATACCCGACTCGATGATATCGTCGGAGGGCGTCTTTGACGAGACTGATCATCTCGTTCTTTTCTTCTTGGGTATAGGGGATGTTGTCGGTGGAGGACTTGAGTGGCCATCCACAGTTATCGCGACTGAGAACTTTGCAGTAGTTGGGTACGTATCCGTGGGCGTAAGACATGGGTAGCTCCTATTGGTTGTCTTGTTCTTCTTCAAGCGCAGAGAGGCGCTCAAGTCGCCAGCCCTTCAATTTTTCGAGGAGGGCGATAAGACTGTCGATTTCTTTCGTGGTTTCAAGATACAGGTGAATCTTCCTGCGGAAGGTGTACTGGTCATGATCGTCGGGGATGTTGAAGGTGATACATGAGTTGACCCGTGCTTCGAGATCGGCCACATCGTCGTCGGGTCCGAGGGCTCTTGTACTTGAGCTGGCCCCGGCGCTACATCCTGGGAAGTGTTTAGTGGTTTTGCGTCGGTGCATGCTAGTGAGGATCATCTTCTTTCTCCTTGTTGGCTAGGTGTCACCTACATAAGAAAGCAGAGCATTTACGTGTCGGGGGGGTGAAAAAGAGGAGGGGGGAGGTTGTTGGGGGGAGGTTTTACTAGCAGAGGATGGAATCACTTTCTTCAACAGTGAGGATGACTGCGGGGAGGTATTCGAGTCCTAACATTTTTGCTTTAGCGATGCGGTGCCAGCCATCAATAATGAAAAGGGATGTTTGCCCTTCGTGTGGGGGGGAGGTGAGTACTTTTGTTATAGCGATGAGCGGGATACTGAGGTTGAAGCGACCCAGACGCTGCTGGACATCTGCCAGGATGGCATCCCAGTCAACGGAGATCATCATCATTTGTAGCTTGCGCTTGCCGTCAGGACCCGGTGGATTGCCTACGTAGTCTGCAAGACCTTCTATTCCAATTTTGATAATTTCGCGCTCGTCTTGTCGGAGGATTTCTTTAGCTTTCACAACATCCCACATGGTGCGCATGAGTTGAAACGCTTCATCCTCGCAATGTTCACTGGTGGTGTCCCATTCAAAGTCGGGAACTTCCATCGTGGGGTAGTGTGTCATGATCTATTCCTTAATATAAAAAAAGAGCAGGCATGTTAGTGCTTGGTTGGGCGCTACTTCAAAGAACAAAAACTTTTTTATCAGGAGCCGTTTTGAACTTTGTGGGGATTGAGAGCCGCCTGTAGCGCCTCCATGAACACCCTTTTTTACCACCTAGCATTTAGCGGTTATCTAACATGCCCGCTCTCATGTGTTTAAGTATCAGTCATGTGAGAGGGAAAAGGAAGCCCCGCGCTGCGCATCAGTTGTTTGCTTATGCCAAAGTCTGGTGTGTGGGTTAGTTTTGGCAAATAGTGATTCGTTTGATGCGAAGCGCAGGGATTCCAATCGTAACGTTTGGGGTTATTGTTGTTAGAGAAACGGGTTGGGGTTGAGTTTTGAGAACTGCGGGTTAGGGTTGTTGTTTAGTGTGGGCGAGTGTGGGGCCAAATGGCCCCGTGTGGGGGTGGAGTTGTTTCTTAGGAGGTTTGGGCCGAGGTAGCTTTCTTTTTGCCCTTAGCGCTTTTCTTTTTGCCTTTGGCGCTTTTCTTTTTGCCCTTGGTGGAGGCTTTGGGTTCCTCAACCTGGGGTTCGGGGGTGGCTTCGGCTTGCGCTTCGGCTTCGGGGGTGGCTTCGGCTTGCGCCTCGGTGGTGGGGGGGGAGGGGACCGTGGCGGTCTCTTCGGTGAGGGTGGCTTCGTTGCTCATGCCTTTGGTGGAGTGAGCCAGCCGTTTGGCGGTCTCTTCTTCGGTGGAGAAGCGCTTGCCCTTGTAGTTGTAGATGGCGTCGACACCGTTGTCGTGGATGCTCATCGGGGAGTCGCTCACCGTGGCGAAGGCGTCGGTCATGCCGGGGAGGTTTTCGAGGTAGAGGGGGATCTTGGTGCCGTTGGGCGTGGTCAACATGAGGACTTTGCCGTCGAGTTCGAGGTTAGCCTCGCTCAGTCCGTCGAACAGGGTGGAGGCGGGGACCGTGGCGGTGCCGAAGCTTTCGAGTCGGAGGTCGCATTCGACACCGTGTTTGATGGTGAAGCCTCGGTCGATGTCGTCGAAGGAGCGTCGTTCTTCGATCACGATGCCATCGGCGTAGATCACGGCGACCTGGGCGCTCTTGAGGAGTTTGGTGAGCTTGGAGTTGGGTTGGAAGCTGGTGTTCTCTTTCTTCATGATTGTTCTCCTGCCCTATTTTTAGGGGCTTTGCTAGGAAGTTGCGCTAAAGTGCGCTGTGGCGTGTTCGCTAGTTGTTAGCGTTTCGCCGGGTTCGCTATTGAGAGAAAGCAGAGCATTTACGGGAAGTCAGTCAAAACAAAAAAGGATGACCGGGAGGCCATCCTTAGACAGTTGGGGTTTGGGTGTGTGTTGGGGCTTAGATTCGGCCATATCGTCGAAGGAGGGCCAGGATGGCTTCGTGGTGGTTTTCGATGTTTGCCATTTGTTCCATCTTTTGGAAGCCTCGTGCCAGGGTGGTGGCATCTTCGAAGATAGTGGAGACATGAAGCTCATAGAGAAGATCTAGTGTTTCTTCGAAGCTCTGGGTATCCCTTTCCTGGTTGTTGCATGTGTCGCAGCGTTTGACTGCAATGTTACTGCCGCCGAAGTCATTGTAGCGCCAGACCTCACATCCGCATGTGAGGAACATTCTGTCCTCGTTTTCCTGGAGGAGGGCGTCGTAGGGAAGCTCGATGGGTTCATCAATGAGAGCTTCTTCGTAGAGCATGAGGTGGGGACAGAGGACACCCTGTACAAAGCTGTCCATGTCTTTGATCATTGCGGCGATGTTCCATTCGCGCATGGGGAAGTGTTCTTCGTGAAGCTCTGGAGAGAAGAGGTCTCGATAGTAGGGGTTCAGTTGAAAAAAGAAGGAGGCGGTCTCTTGTTCGGCGAGTGCGTGATGTTGAATGATGTGGCCAATGCTCATGGTTCCATCATCATAGTATGTGCAATTGGTAAAGCCATACTTCACCCGCCACACTTTTTGATCTTTGTTGCTCTTGAAGTAGTGTTCGGGTTCTTCAGTGTCGTGGGGACAAAACTGAAGAGATTCGAGACTGCCTACGATTTCGGGAACGTTCATTGCTATTGCCTCGCTAGGTGGTGGGTGGGTTGACTTGTCGCTCATGTAAAAAAGCAGAGCATTTACGAGAAGAATCTTTAGAGTCTAAAGATTCTGAGAAGTGTTTGCGCAGGAACCCAACGAGCTTATATATATATATATATATAAGCGAGTGGGTTGTTTGATTGTGGTGGTGACAGAATCTTTAGACTCTAAAGATTCTCAGTCGAGAGGTGTCGGGACGGGGAGGGTCTGTTTTTCAGGGGTGGGGGCGATGATGGGGAGGTTGTCAAAAAGCTCTGCGTTGCGTTGGCAAGCCTTCTGAAGCATCTCGATGGCAAGAAGGAAGTCGTTTTTATCCAGGTATTCAATCAGAATACCCCGCGAAGAACCAATGTTAGGTTGGAGCATCCAGAGGTTGAGTTCTAGAACGGGGGCCTCGACAACAACTTCCTCAGTGAAGTCCAAGACGGTCGCGATGGTGAAGTAGAAAGCGTGGATGGTGGCAAACGCACCGGGAACCTCGTCTTTTGGCCACTCATTGCGAAAGTGCTCCCAAAGAGTATAAAAGGCAGGTTCGCGGTTGGGAAAAAAGCCGTCCCCTTTTCCCATGTAGTCATCACCAGCGCTCCAGCTTTGATGTTGTACTGGGTTGAGTCTGAGCGTTTCTTTCATCCACTCGGGGATACTGTCTTTGAATAGTGCGATCTCCGTCACATTGAGGTGTTGTGCGCGGATGGTAATGTTTTCGGTCATAGGGTCTCCTTACATTCTTCATCGGTAATGGGTTTGACTTCCCAAAATTGTCCGTCGATAGTATAGAGGCGGTCTTCGAAGGCTTCGCGGAGAGCTTCCTCACTGCAAAGATACTCATACTGAGCAACAAGCGATCGGAAGGCACTGTCCATCAGGTCGTCGAAACGATCCATTGCGCGGTGAATGAGGCGATAGACTTTTTCGCTCTGATCCTGGTTATAGCAGGGTTCTTCGCGTTCGTCACTCCACCACTCCGGTCCCATCGACTCCAAGAAGTCCTCGTCTTCATTGAAGATCGGGTTTTCAAGCTCCAGCTTGGTGGTGGGGTACATCTTGGACGAGTTCTTGAAGCTCCAGTCGAGCGCCCAATCAGGCTGACGTGGATCGCCTTGTTCCCATAACCACTTGGGGATACCGAGGAGTAGGCGGAAGACCTCAAAGCCTTCTTCTCTGACCTCCAGGTCTTCAAAGGCGAGGTGTTGTCGGTGTCCTTCGATATCGAAGCTGCAGATCTTTTTCCACTTGAAGACCTGGGCACCGTGTAATTCTTCGGGGACGCCAGCAGCTTCTAGCTGCTCTTTGGTGGGTTCTAACCAGCAGTCGCCGTCCCACCATTCGTTGTGTTCAATATTGTAAAAACCGTCTCTTTCGAGGATGCGTTGTTGGATAGGATCGGGCAATTGGTTGAGACGATAGAGAGGAAGGTCAACGTGCTTAAAGGGTGTGGGGTTCATGGTTGCTCCTGTGGGTTGCTAGGTTCGTATATGTAAAAAAGCAAAGCATTTACGTATCTGTGTGGTCGGCAAGCAACGATGCCTACCTCTCTTGGGCTACAGGGGATTCCAACCCCAGAGCCCTCGACTGTTTTGTTCTCTGATATGGATGGAGGTGCAACCCAGAGCGGGCATACAGTAGTCATGGAGCGGGGCGAAGGAATCAATATCTTCGCCGGGTCCCATCATGACCCCTTCGGTATAGAGAACACCGTCGTCGTCGTAGCAACGCCACTGGGCGAAGCTCAATCCTTTTTCATCGGCGACCTGTTGGGTGACTTCTTCGTCAAAGCAGTTGCTCGGACCTTCGACTCCTGCGCAGGATTCGCCTTCGTAGAACTCGTCCCCTTCAAAGGACTCGTGAAGGTGGTCTTTGGTAATTTTCCATTTATAGTTAGCAGACATCATGTGAACCTTTTGCTTGTGTAGTTAGTGAGTACTTACTGGTCTTTGATTCGTGGATCTCTAGTAGTGACTGAAGTGGTCTTTCTTACCGTAGCGAAGCTGTCTGCCTTCCATGATGATGATGTCGTATTGGGTTTTGCCGTCAGTGTTGTCTTCTTCGTCCTCGGGGAAGGTGCCGTCCAGGCCGTGTCGCTGGTCGACGGCTCGGATGGAATTCTCGAAGGGGTAGCTGGGCTGGCTCAGGAAGATCACTTCTGGGTCAATCTCTTCCGGGGTCGCTTCACGAAGATCTTGGAGAACTTCGAGGAGTTGGTCAAGAGTCATGGTTTTTACCTCTTGCTAGGTGGTGTGTAGCTCATTGCTTTCGTATGTGTAAAAAAGCAGAGCATTTACCTGTCGAAGAATAAAAAACAGGGATAGGGGAAGCAAAAAGCTACCCCTAGCAACCCCCCTTATCCCTGTCATGTGTGGGGGAGGCTAGTTCCAGCCCTGGCCTTGCTTGCTTTTCTTGACAACTACCGCATGCTCAACCGCTCGTGTGAGCGCAGTGTAGCTCCATCGGTAAACCTGATTGGGGTCGTTATCGGCGATAAAGTCAACCATGTCGGCGATGATCATCACTTCTTTATATTGAGACCCTTGGGAGGCGTGGCAGGTGATGGCATAGCCGCTATCAACGGCAGCCATGTATTGCTGGAGGTAGAGGGCGTGCGCGCCGACATCACGAGCAACCTGTGCTTTCCAGATACGGAGCAGCCACTTGGAAGCTTCGCGTCCGTTTTTGCGTTCCCAGCGGTCGGCCATACGGGTGACTCGTTTATCAATCTCTCTGCCGTGTTCGCGCATATCATCTTCGCAGTATTCTTCGAAGGCATCGCGGATGGATCGGGGGATAAGCCCTCGGTGTTTTGCGAGGGTGCGTCCGGTTGTGTCGGTGGAGATGTCCCAGGTGCGCCGGAGGATAGCGATCTCGCGATCGTGTGGCTTGCCTACGTTGACACGTAACACCCAACCGTCGCCAAAGCGAGGGCCGAAGTCGGCAGGGGTTACTTCCGTTACGAGCATGGTGTCAGCGTTGCGTAAGCCTGCGCTTCCTGCGCGGCAGATCAGAAGCTCGCCGAGTTGGGGGCCTTCGGATCGAGTGGGGAAGCCGAGGAAGATGCGGCAGGTGTCGTTGAGTTTGACTCGGCTTCGATGGGTGCCGACAACCGCGACTGCATCGCCGTTGGTGCGTCGGAACATATCTGCGAGTTGAAGTCCTGCCTCGTGTGCGTCCTTCCAGGGGGAGGGTACACCAGATCGTCGGAGGGCGTCGGCTCCTGCCTTGTAGTTTGCACCGCATCGGCTATAAGTGAAGGGGATGCGTCGGGTGCGGATCTCGGTAGCAGCTTTCAAAACGGGCGAGGCGTCGGCTTGTCTGTATACGGTGGTTAGCTCGACGGGCGCTTTGTCGAGGGGGAAGCCAGCGGGTTCCCCTACGGGGGGGAGTTGGTGGGGATCGCCCATGGCAATCACGGCGACATTGTGCGGAAGGGCGTCCCACATATCTGCCGCGAGTCTTTCGCCGACCATGCTAGCTTCGTCGAGGAGGAGAACGTCGCCGACCTTAGCGGTGCCGGGGTCGCGTTCATTGAAAAGAAGCTCTTCGCCGAATTCTTCTTTGACGAGGATGGTGTTGCCTTCTTCGTCTTCTTCTTCGTGAGTCTCGACTTTTTCTTCGGCTCCGGCGTAGATCACGCTATGGATGGTCTTGACGTCCATTTTGCCGTCTTCTGCCATATCGCCGAGGGTCTCTTTGGCGCGTCCTGCAGCCTTCCAGGTGGGGGCGCAGAAAGTGATTGTCTTTCGACAATCCCAGAGAACCAGGATCATCAGTTTTGCGGTGGTCGTTTTGCCGGTTCCTGCGGCTCCGGGAAAGAGGCACAATCGCTCCCCGTTATTGAGCCTTTTGAGGCAGTGCGCGATGAGGTCGCGTTGTTCGCGACCCGGCTCGAAGTCGAGCCCATAGAGGGGGGCGAGGGGTTCATCCCCCTCGAAGAGAAGGGCGGCAGTGGCGTAGGTTTGGGGCTTCATAGCTCAATCCTTATGGCTAGGGGATCATAAGGTGCGTTAGCCGGGGTGGCTTATACGCTTCGTGAATATAAGAAAGCAGAGCATTTACGAGAAGTGGAATAGGAGGGGAAGGGGGTAAGCCCTCTCCCCCTCCCGTGTTTTGTGATTAATCAACGGTGGGGTAGGGGAGAACGTGGTAGGTAAGGGGTCCGTCGCTTGTGTAGAACCAGCCATTTGTGCCATCGGGGTCGCCGCCGAGGGTAAACTGTCGATCGTCGGCCCATTTTTCAACACGGTCTTTTGTACCGACATACACAAGGGATTCGGTTCCGTTGGAGTCGCGGAGGTAGACACCGTATTCAACAGGTTCGACGATAGCGGGGGGGGTGTTGGGGGCTTGCGGTGGGTCGAAAGAAACTTCGTCTTCGCGAACACCCGCCCACATGATCGCGGGGACAATCTTCCACCCGGAGACTCGTTCGTATTGAACAATCTCGAGCTTTGCGTGGGGGTATTCTTTCGCTCCGAAGCTCCTGCAGTACTCTTCCGCATCCCTGGTGGAGTCGAAGGAGATGCCGTCGATCATCATCCAAAAGGAGTCTGAGTTCTGAGTCCCTTTCTCCATTTGGTCGAGAAACGCCTGAGCGACCTCGCGGTTCGTTTCGTCGAGGCGAACGATGTTCTCTATTGCGTTATAAACGCATTCGGGAACGGTAATCAGTCGTGCGAGTCGATACTTTTGACTGTTGTCTAGAAAACTCTTCATGGCATGGTAGCTCCTTGTTAGCTAAGTGGCTCACTCGTATAAGAAAGCAGAGCATTTACGAGAAGTGTGTGGTGCAAGAATCTTTAGAGTCTAAAGATTCTTGTGTTAGAGAAAAACAAGATAGAGGATGGGCGCGAGGATGCAGGTGAAGCAGATAAATAGTTCAAGGTCTCGACGCCAGAGGGGTTGAGGGCTTTTGAGGTTATGGTGGTGCTTGTACTTTCGCAGGGGTGCAGTTTTCACAGGGGGACGTCCTCGCAGTATGGGGGGAGACCCAACTTGTTGATGGGCTCGGTTCCGACAACCCGACCTTTTTTTCGAATAAAGCGAGGGGAGTCGGGGATGGGGGCCTCGGAGGTGCCGGAGGTGCCGGGGGGGCGCGGAGGGGAAGGGAGCGTAGGGGGAGGGTTCTCCATTCGCTCGTTTGCGATGCGGGTGAGTTGCGCGGCGTGAAACATTGCGATCTCTCTTGCCTCATCAATAAATTTGCCCGACAGCCTCCTATCGCCGAGAACCCATCGGGCGAAGTAGGTGCCTCGGGCAACAGTTTTAGTGGCGAACCCTCGCCTGTTGTTCTTATTGACCGATCCGGTGGACCCCTCTCGTTCATCATCGGTTTGTTGTTCGTAGAGCGAGACCATCGCTCTTTCCACGGCGCTGGGTCGCTGGAGGAGTTCTTCAATCTCGCCTCGGGTCCAGGGTCGGGTTCGTCTACTCATGATAGCTCCTTGTGTTAGCTAAGTGGTTCACTCACATAAGAAAGTAAAGCATTTACGTGTGGGACGTCGCACAAGAGGTGCCCCCGCCCTCCCCCTGTTGCTGGCAGGCTAGAACCCACCCAACTGTTGTCGAAGAACATAGTCGTGTTCGATCATGATGTCTCGGAAGTCAGACTCGCTCATAATCGAGAAGGGGTGCTTGTTGTTGTGAGTGTCATAGATGATGGTGGGAACGTAGATGTCCCCCATATTGATGTAGGAGAAGTTTTTGTCTTCCGTTCCGACCGGACCCTCGAAGGTCCAGCCCTCGACCCCGCAGCCTTCGAGGAGTTGGTTGCAGGCGTACATGAAGCGCATGGCGAGGGACACCAGCGATCGGTTTTGATCCACATAGTCTTGGACCTGGGTGTAGGCGGTTGTGAGGATGTTCTCCAGCATACACTGGGCCACGTATTCGCCGCTTGTGAGGGCATCGAGGTAATCCTCGATAAGAGAGAGAGCGTGCTGGGTGCCGGGGAGTTCTTGAATCTCTGCTTTCATCGTCTTGGTCATCATGGGGTAGCTCCTTGTGTTAGCTAAGTGGTTCGTATGTATAAAAAAGCAGAGCATTTACGAGAAGTGGGTTGGTGTCCTCTTGAGGGGACACGTCCATTCCTCTAGATATATCCTCGGTCTGTAAAGGAGAGGTAATCAGTGTTGGAGATGATGATGTGGTCGATAATCTCCAGACCAAGGAGCTTTGCAATTTTCTGGAGTCTGGTGGTGAGGGCTCGATCTTGTGTGGAGGGTTCCACGTTCCCGCTCGGATGGTTGTGAATAAGAATCAAGCGCAGAGCTTTCATCCGCAGGGCGGGGGCGAAGATCTCTTGTGGCGATAGGGGGCAGAGGGACACCGACCCCTTGCTCACGACCTCGGTGTCTATGATGCGGTTTTTGTTGTCGAGGAAGAGTACTGCAAAGTGCTCCTGTTCAGCGGTGCCGATGCGGGTTCGCCAGTGTTCCCACACGGATCGGGAGGATGTGAATGCTTCGCCTCGCATGAGGGGAGTGTTCTGAGCCTGCATTCCGATTGCCATGGCAGCGCGAAGGCGCTCGATGGCTTTGCGTCCGACGTATCTGCATTGGAGGAGGTCTTGGTCGCCTGCGGTGAGAAGTTGTCGGGGGTTGTTGTATCGTTCCAACACTCCATCGGCAGCTTTGTCGCCGAGAAGAGCACGCAGGTTCCTCTCGAAGACATCTGGCTCGTAGGTGGGGAGGGATTCGTGAATCAACATGGTAGCTCCTTATAGCTAGGTGGTTCACTTGTATAAAAAAGCAAAGCATTTACCAGACGCAGTTATCCTGCAGATCTTTAGAGTCTAAAGATCTTGGTTTTATTTGGAGTAGCAGACCTCGGCGCAGACAATATTGTTTTGCCTGGACTTGAACTTCGGTGCCCCACAGTGGTGACACTTGAAGGGTTCGATGCTTTGGATTCTTTCGATCGCGTTGATTACGTTATCGACAATCTCCTGACATGGGACTCCTGGTTCTCGCTTGATCCGGATCTCTCTTGGCTTCGCTAGGATGCGCTCTGTACCATCGGAAGCCGTATAGATGATGTGGAGGGTGAGGGGGTTCAGTCCGTCGTCGAAGACAAGGGCGCTTTCAGGCAGCCCCAGGAGAACGAAGAGGGACTTTCTGTCTTCGATCGGCTTGCGATAACCCACCTCGTTCGAGGATGTTGTAAACCGCAGGTAGTCATCTGCGATGAGGAGGTTACGAAGACTGTTGACCAGCCCGGTGCGTTGCTCATGGTCTTCTGGATCATATGTCGAGGATGGACTGTAGGTCGAAGACACCGGCAACGGGGTCTGGTCCGAGTGGGGGGGCGAATTCATAGCGTGATGCTCCATGGCTTGCGTGGCGCTCAAGAAGTGCCTTCGCGGTTAGGTGTTCCCAGCCCATGGAGGTTATCAATGTTTGTTCAACATCAGAGAGGGTGTCTGCAAGGTATCGCGCTGTTATTGCAATGGTGCGAGCGAGTTCCCCTTGCTTGAATCCTGCTCCCGTTACGGTGGATGTCATACAAGGGGAACCGTCTGCATTCAGCGTGCGGACGCGATAGTGTGCGAACAATCTCCCATACACATCGTGTTTTCTTGCACAGATCTCGACAATCTCGGATTCTCTTCCAAAGGGGGTGAGTCCGACATCCCCGACTTTTAGTTCGCGGATAAAGTTATAGTTGGGGATAATCCATATCAAGTTATCGTTGCATCGCTTGTGTAACATCGGCCACCTCTAGGGCTGGGGGTTAGCTTTCACAATAAAAAGAAAACAGAGCATTTACGTACCAAATATTGAAAGGCGGCGAGCGCCTCCCCCCGTTTTGCTGTTTCTAGCAGGCTTGCGCCGATTCGTCGGTGCTTTGGTTGTTGTGGCTCATGCCGTTAGAGGGTGTCGTTTCCTTCGAGGCTTGGTGCGCTTGTTTCGCTTCGTCGGCTTCGCTCGGAGAGAGCTTTTTGCCCCGGTTGTTGTAGGCGACGTCGATCTGGTTATCGAAAATGGATCGGGTGCCGTCCGTGTTGCCGTAGACATAGCCCATGAAGGGCATGCCTTCGCCTTCGAACATGAAGAATCGGTGGGCAGCGTTCGAGGGTGTCCAGTATCTGATCTCGTGTCCCATAAACTCGCCGTTTTCGCCGTTTTCAGCCAGATGGTGTCGGGGCTTGACGTGGATGGCGTCGAGTCCATCCATCAGGCGTCGGGCTTCGAGGTAGACGCATCCGGTGGGGGCTTGCTCGTCGGGTCGGATGGGGCTAATGATCCGTCCTCTCATGTTTGTGTCACAAAGCACACCGTGGAACACGGTGTAGGTGCGATCGACATCGTCAAACTTGCGGGATTCGGCGATGAGGATGCCGTCGTTGTACACCTGGACAAAGGCGTCGGTTCTCTCAAGAAGTTTGCGAATCTTGGAACTGGGGGAGAAGTGGGTGGATTCTTGCTTGCTCATTTTTCTTTTCCTCATGCTAGGTGGGCTTCGGGTTATCCGTTGCCTTGTTCACTCGTATAAAAAAGTAGAGCATTTACATGTCAAATCTTTAGAGTCTAAAGATTTCCAGAGGTGTTCCTTGCAGCAAATAGCGCTAGATGAAAGGGCCATAGCGCTATCAGTTGGGGTTACTAGCCCTGGGGATAGACAACGTGCCCCATGCCCATGTTATCGCTTTGACAAAGGACAGTGGTGGCCGCATGCGCTTCCTGAAGGTAGTCTACGTTCACGGCGGGACCTTCCCAGAAGTTGCGACCCCGATAATGATAGGGGTTGAGTCCCGCAGCTCTCATCTCCGCGACAAAGGTTCTATAGGTCTCTTTGTCGTATTCGGGCAGGGCAGGCTCCTTGTCACCATCCACATCGATCGAGATCCAGGTATCGTTATAGGAAGAGAGGGCGTGTTCGAACTCGGTGCTTTGGGGTTCAACTTCAATACACAAGCCAATCCCACCACCTCTTTCCTCAAAATAATCAAAGAGCGCAGTCGCATCCTCGGGATGCCGATTGATGTGTTTTTGAATCTCGTCGAAAAGCACCAGGAGGAGGCGCTCAACGATCAAAGGTTCTTTGTGGTGGTGGAGGGATAATAATTTTGCCTGCGCGGTTAGCCAAGTGATTCGTTCCATTCTAGCTCCTTATAGCTAAGTGGTTCACATGTATAAAAAAGCAGAGCATTTACCTCAAAGAGATGTGTGGGTAGTATTAGAGAAGGACAGCCTTCCTCCCGTGTCTGTTGTCCTCTTAGGGGAAGGGTGTCGTTACTATCCTTTGTTAGCGTCAATAGCGTCGGATAGTTCCTGTAGCTCTTCTTCAGAAAAATGGGCCTCATAGTCTTCGGGATGCGGACCTTGAGGGCATCCTGGGCACGCCACCCATGCGTCAAAGGGAGTCAGACGCCAGCCTCCTGAGCATCCACACTCGCCGTCTTCTTCTGTATCGCGTCGTGCGTGTTGTCTGGCGTATTCCTGTGTGGCGTCGGGCAGGTAGGTGGGGTCATGATAAAAGGGGTTTGACATGTCAGGTTACCTCTTAGGTGTCGGGGTTATTGCTCTCATACGTATAAAAAAGCAGAGCATTTACGTCTTCAAGGATAAAGAAAAAGCACACCCCTTAGCGTGAGCGTTATAACCCTATAGCTAAGGAGGTTAGGAGGAGGGCTTAGAACCTAGTTGAGCGCGGCGTGGGCCACCGTTTCGCGGCGCATACGTCGGTGTCTTTTCCGAATCTGGTTGCACTCGGTCAACACCCAGGCCGCAGCGGCCCGAAGATGCTTGCAAAGCTTGTGGTCCTGAGTTTGAAAGTCAGGGCAGTCGCATGTGCATTCCTGGTCCTGATGAAGAACGACCGCATAGAACGTGTTTTCATCGGTCTGAGACCCGACTGTGATGTTGAGTCCGTGTCCGACCCATACCGCTTCAATGGATGTAGCCAGCAATACCATGGCCTTGCTCGTTCTTTCACAGTCCGGATGCTCCGCATCTCTACGTCGCGCTTTGTCACGCAGTTCCAGAGCTTTTTTGCGGTAGCGGGCGATTTGTCGCTCAAATGCGACTATGGAACGATCCATAACTCTGTTTTTCATGTCCCTACTCCTATGCTAAGGGATGTGCTTCACATGTATAAAAAAGCAGAGCATTTACGATAAAAATCTTTAGAGTCTAAAGATCCGAACGAGAAAAGCCCCCTTTCGGGGGCGTGGGGAGGGGGGAGGGGGGCGGGGGGCGGCCTATTGGGCCTGATGAGCCGCCTTGCGTTTGGCGCGTTCCCGGTCGAGGCGTTTTTTGTGGGCGTAGGTCGGGCGTCGGCGCTTGTTGCCGTTGCTCAACCGGGTTTCCGTGTAGCCGTAACAAAGGGCGTAGGGGGTCGCTTCCTCGGCAGCGGCGGGGGCATTGCCGTTTTGGCGGTCGATGCGTCGGAGGGCGTTGTCTTCGTTGTAGTTCCGGCGCATTCCGTGTTTTTTACTCATCACAAGCTCCTGCTAGGCTTTTTGGCTAGCGGGTTATCCGCTAGCTCTCTTTGTTCATGTGTATAAAAAACCAGAGCATTTACGAGAAGGGTGGGGTGGGCTAACAGCCCCGAATACATGGGTGACTAGCTAGGATATTTTATAGAGGTCGGTTGAACATTCAGAGGCGTAAAACAAGCTATGCTAGGGGACCAGCCGTTCCGGACTCTTTGAATAAACACGTCTATGGGCGTAGACAACAGGTGGGCTTCTTCAAGAACTTTGGCCATATCGGGAACGGTGTGTGCTTCCCCGACATGCTTTGCGATATCCAGTGTCGGCCATACCGATTCGCGACACGGATCGGTCCATTCTTTCTTTTTTTCTGTGTGGTGCCATTCTGATAGATAGAAACCTTCTTCAAGTGATTCTATTACGGAGATCCTCGTCCCGTAATGCTTTGTTTCGGTTTGTTTTTCGTGTCGTTTGTCTTGACTTTTCCACATTTTTTATATCCTCGCTATAGGTTGCGTGGATATAAAAAACCAGAGCATTTACGTGTGGTGAGCTTAAATGAAAAAGCCCCCGAGGTGGGGGCGAGGTAGCGCTTGGGCTAAGGCGGGAAAGGGCGACCCCGTGGGGTCTCGTGAGGGATGGGGCGGGTTAGGGTTGGCGGGGTGTCGGGTTAGGGTGTCGCGTCAAAACACCGTGTACTTTTTGGGGAACATGATAGTCCTCTTTTGGCGTAGATTGGGCCGCGATAGATTCGGTGCGGTCCCGTTATTTGGATGTTGCCGGTCGCATCCGCCTTGCGGTGCGGTGCGCGTTGGTGGGGCTATCCCCTAAACCTAATGGTAGCCGGTGGGGTATTGTGATCGCATGTGAATCCTTATGTGTTAGTGGTGGGCAAGGACAAGGCTAACCGTCACTAGGGGCTAACGTAATCGCGGCCATGATTCTCGATGGCGGCTAGTGTAATCACTCACTAGCGGGGCCAGCCTCATCCTCACACATCAAAGAAAGCAGAGCATTTACCTATAAACATCGAAGCGAGGTTCCCCTGGCCCCTTTTCTGTTTACACTTTCTCCCAGGCTCCGTATCGTATCGACCTTATCCCTAATTCAGCTTTCATCGCTTTCATGCGATGTTCACCCTGCCAAGGACCTTTGTTCGCTTCCTCTTTATCCCCCGCGAATAAGCGGGGGCTGTGATGAATCACTTCATTTTCTTCATACCCGACAAGGGCTTCATCCCCTATCACTTCTCTCATAACGCTCATTTTTTATCCTTGTTAGCTATAGGGTTCATACCTATAACAAAACAAAGCATTTACGTGTTGAAAGGACAAGGGGCTAGCTAATCCCTAGCTAGCCCCCCTCGGATGTTAGCGGTTACAGTTGATCGGCACACTCGGCGAGTCTCAGATAGGTTTTGTCAAAAGCCCGAAGGTATACCTCGGGCCATTTTTCGCTATAAGCCCCGGCGAGGCGTTCGCGGGTGTAGCGTTTGTAGCCGTGTTCAATGATCGCTTTGATCGCGATCACTACCCCGTTGAAGGTCATATCAATACGGTCTTCGTTGAAAACAATGTATTGAGTGAGATCCTCGGTGAACGGTTGTCGGACACGATCGCTAACACTTTGATTCAAGACGTCTTCGGTGTACACCGTGAGTTCATCCTCATCGGTTGATTCAATTGCAACCGCGTCGTTGAGGTAAGCGCTAAGTAAGGCAAGCGCTTGTTTTTGTTGATTGCTCGCCTTGTCGGCGGCAAGGCTCAATCCTTTGTCGGTTAGGGCGCGAAGGTCGGTTAGTTCAAAGGGGTCTTCAGGTGAACGGTGCATTTTTTACCTCACTAAGGTTTATCTAGTCTAACGCTTTCATACACATAACAAAGCAAAGCATTTACCTAATAAAAGCGGAATAGAGAACCCGCCTAAGCGGGTTGTGGGGGATTAGTTCAGCTACCCTTCTTGAGGTTGTCCTGCGTGGTCGATCTCTTGAAGGTCGAGCTTGAACCCCGTGTCACGAAGCATTTGGGCGGCTTGAACGGGGTCGATCACGATGCACTCGAGCGCGGTCCCAGACCCATATTCCGGTTCTTCGCCCCATCGGTCGGGGTTGGCCGCCCGATCGAACGTTTGGAGAGAGAAGTCTCCATCATCTTCAAATTTGATAACAAGGTCACATTGATCTTCGAATCGCTTTGTCCATTTCACGGCGACACTCAGGGTTCGCGTGCGGGGGTTGAAAATGATAGGGCTGTAGTTCACCGGGGTTTTCATCAGTTCGGTCATTTTTTCTACCTCATAGGGTTTGTTAGCCGGGTTCATCCCGGCCTAACGTTCACACCCGCAACAAAATAAAGCATTTACGTGTTGAGGTATAGATCCCCTTATAGCGCCCTTAAGGGTTGTTTTGTCTATAGCGCCCCTAGCGCCCCTAGCCCTTTATAAAGCCCTAGCGCCCTTATAAGGCCCTTTGTTATATAAGACAACCGCGCCCTTAGTTGACTATGATCACCCCGCCCTTAGTTGACTATGATCACCCTAGACCTTGAGGTAAATGCTCTAGTTTTTTAGGTAGTTGATAACACTAATAACTAAGGAGCTAACATGAACTACCTGACTTATTTGAAAAGCCGCCGAGCCAAGGCGATCCGCGAGATGAGAAACGCCGCTCATGAGGGCAATTGGGCGGTTTATGAAAAACTCTTAGATCTGATAAATGAGCTTGATCAAGATATTATGATAGAGGGGATTTTTGAGGGTTAACTAAGGCTTAGGGGGGGCTTAGGGGGGGCTTAGGGGGGGCTTAGGGGGGCTTAGGGGCTAACACATACATATAGCCGGGGCTAACACAAACAAGCCCCTTGTTATAAAAACAAAGGGCTTAGTAAATGCTCTAGTTTTTTATACCTATAAATCTTTAGACTCTAAAGATCCCCCTCACCCCCCCTTTTGTTGTTTTATTCGACGTTGATAACAACGGTCACAAAGTGTCCCGGTGCGGGGTGAATATTTTCCGGGAACCCTTGTCTCGCTGAAAACTTTTTAGACGCGTTCATATTGAATTCGGGATTGTGTTTATAGCGGTCCCCGGCGATTGATTGATCGGCTTGATCTATCGCGTCTGCAAGGGCGTCGTACCAAGTTGGCCCTGTTCCTAAGAAGCCTTCGGGCGGGATCTCATTGATAGGCTTCGGGTAGCTCGGCTCTTTGATTGAGGGGCAGGCCGCGTACAAAAGTTTAATCATTGTGTTTATCCTCGTTATAGGGTTCAAACTTATAAGAACCTAGAGCATTTACCTAAAAAGCCCCTTGTTATAACAACAAAGGGCTTAGTAAATGCTCTAGTTTTTTATACCTATAAATCTTTAGAGTCTAAAGATCCCCCTCACCCCCCTAAGCCTAGCCCTATCTTAGTTATCAGTCGCCCGATATCGTCTGATCCGGGGAGCGTATTTTTGATGAAAGTCCTCATACGTGTTATGCAGGGGAAAGGTGTGGGTCAAAACGGTTACGGCGGTGTAGCAGTGGTCACCAAGATCGTCGATCGTGACCGTGAGGGTCAGTTCCCCGACAAGCATGAAACAGGTCGTTTGACCGTGGCCGCATAGCCACTCACACTTATCGGGGTCGGCCTCAAACTCAACATCTTCAACCGTCACCTTAGCGTTGCCTATGTTGTTATTGAGTTCCTCATCAATCCCCCAACCCTCGACGTCATGGGGGCTGGCGGCAGTGATCGCCGCCGCGATTTCTTCCGCCGTAGCGGGTTTGTTAAACATCATCTTGTTAGCTCCTTATAGCTATAGGGTTCAAACTTATAAAAACCTAGAGCATTTACCTATCAAGACCCTTAAAGGGGTTAGCCCCGGCTAGCCTTATTTGTTCCACTTGGGGCGCTGGTTCAGCGCTAAGGCTAGGCGCGGGGCCTGTTTACGGCGTCGGGTTCATGCCTAGCGGGGTGAAAATACTTTCAACTAGGGCCGTCTTAGATCGGGATATCCCCCCCGATCAACCGCTCACTTGAGCGCTAAGGTTATCACGGGTAAGGGATGCTTTGATTGCCCTTTTGGGTGACCCGTGAGCCGTTAGCTCAACGTCGTTCACCTATATAATAAAACAAAGCATTTACATGAACACGCTATAAACAACAAAAGCCCCGTTAGGGGCTAGCTAGACTTAGTGGGGGCTAGTGTTTGAACACCCATCGCATCAGTTGACGGATCGGGTTATTATAGGCGAGTCCCCACCCGGCGATCTTAGATCGTGTGAGGTTGAAGGGGTGATTATAGCCAGCCAGGATCTCCCCTGCCGCCCCGGCGCTGAGAGAGATCATAGCTATGTTGTCGGGGTTGTCCGGATCGCGGAAAGGGTTGTCTTCACGGGGGATCATATAGGTCGACATAGACCTGATCCTTAGCGCGACAGTGTGAATAGTCGGAAGCTTGAGACAGGGGTGCTCACGTAATAACTCCGCAGTGTCATCAACCTTTTTATATTCACGAAGATCAAGGATCAGGTCATAGTGACCGAGTTCCCAAAACTTCTTAGGGTCGGGCTGATTGATCACAATCACGCCCCCCCCGTTCAAAAATAAGATCGGGTCTTGTCTTAGTTTTGAGATGAGAATCGGGTCATCAGGGATCACCTTTACCTCAATTTTCTTTTTCATTTTGTTAGCTCCTAGCTAATAAAGGGTATATAGGGGATCACTCAACCTATAACAACCCAGAGCATTTACCCTGCTAGGGTTAGCGGGGGTTAGCTAGGGTTAGCGGGGGCTAGCGGGGGTTAGCTAGGGTTAGTGGGGGCTAGTGGGGGCTAGTGGGGGCTAGCGGGGGTTAGCGGGGGCTAGCGGGGGCTAGCGGGGGCTAGCGGGGGTTAGCGGGGGCTAGCGGGGGTTAGGTAAATGCTTTGTTTTGTTGCACTAGCTCGAACAACAAAAGCCCCTAACGGGGCTAGTTAGGGCGCGGGGGGTCTACTTGATCCAGATCGCCGCGTCAACCGTCAGGGCGTAGGCGGTCATAGCGATCAGGCCGATGACCGCGCCGATCATGAGAAGTTTGAGTGTTTTTTTGAGCGTGATCGGGCGCTCAGGCTTAGGGGCCTCAAGGCCGCGTAGGTCAACGAGCGTGGGCATTTGCCCGAACAATCCTTCTTCGTGAAGGGGCTTAGGGGGGGCTTGTTGAGGGGTCGCGGTGTCAATCTTAAGCCAACCCTTGGGCACACGCGGCTCGTGTGTCGAGGGCGCGGGGTAGCTCAGGGGGGGGGTGATCGCGGGGTGTTCGGGGTAGTTGAGCGCGGGGGGGGCCGTTTTCACGGTGTCATTAGGGGTGTCGGTAATAACGCGGGTGAAGGGGCTTTTGTAGGCTGCGGTCATGTTCATTTTTCTTTCCTATAGCTAGGGGGGCGACCGGGTTGTTGATCCCGGTCAGGGTGTTTTGTGCTCAACCTATAACAACCCAACGCATTTACCTAAACCCCTATAAATAGGTAAATACTCTAGTCTTTTGTAGGGGTGAGCTAACAAGTGTTCGGGCCTCGCCCCTTGTTAGCCTAAGCCCCGGCTAGGGGTCACGGATCTAACACCGCGACCTGACCCTATAGCCCAGGCTAACGCCCCGTTAGGGGGCCAACGGTTAGGGATCTATGATCGCGGCCTAACCCTAAGCCCCCTAACAAAAAGGGCACCTAAGCGGCTATAAGCCCCTTTTTTGACAATGTTTTGGGCTTTTTATAGGCGCTTAGGTTTATCCTGGCTTAGGTAAATACTCTAGGTTTTTATAAGTTTGAACCCTATAACTATAAGGACAAAAAAAATGTTCAAAGGCTTTAAAATGATCGCCGCCCTCGCCGCTAACGCCGCTAACATCCGGATCGCCGCCCTGGAGGCCAAAATTGAGTGGCTTTTCGACAACTTTGAAGGTTGTGACTGGTGTGACGAATGTGGCGGGGGTGACCGCTTATTAGCGGCCTATGAGGCGGAGATCGCCGCCCTTGAGGCTAGCTTAGGTCGCTAACACAAAAAGGGGGGGGCGGGGGATTTTTTTGACTTTAAAGGTTCTTATATAACAAAGCAGAGCATTTACCTTAGTCCAACAACAAAGCCCCGTTAGGGGCTAGCTAGGGTTAGCGGGGGTTATTTTTTGTTAGGGGTGGGGGCGTTTTTTGAACGCCACATCACCCATGATTTTTTAGTGCATGCGCAGTTGTGAATAAACCAAATTTCGTAATTGTAATTTTTGTTAGAATCTTTCATTTTGTTCCTTATCTAATAAAGGGTCATAGGGGATCACTCAACCTATAACAACCCAGAGTATTTACCCCTAGCCGCTATAAACGAGAAAAGCCCCGCTAGGGGCTAGCTAGGGTGTGACCTAACCGCGCGGGTCTTCATAGTCAAGCCCTAGCGCGGCGGCGAGGTCCGGGCTAAGATCCCAAGCGCTAGCGATCTGCCACCGGATCGGGTAGATCGCTTCACCGGGGTGATCGGTGTGTTGACGGGTGAGGGGGTGCGTGTTATAAACGCGGCTATCCGCGTCAATAACAAGAGTGTTACCCTTGAAGGTGACCCCCTTGAGGGCTTCAGCGGCAGGGATAGCCCCCTCGCTGTAACCCTCAATCGCGGGGCGCGGGTCAGTGAATCGGCGGCTAGTGAAGTTAGGCTTAGTCATGTTAGCTCCTTAGCTAATAATAAATAGGGGATCACTCAACCTATAACAACCCAGAGCATTTACCCGTTAGGGTTAGCTAGGGCTAGCTAGGGCTAGCGGGGGCTAGCGGGGGCTAGCGGGGGCTAGCGGGGGCTAGCGGGGGCTAGCTAGGGTTGTTAGGGTTGTTAGCTAGGGTTGTTAGGGTTGTTAGGGTTGTTAGGGTTGTTAGCTAGGGCTAGCTAGGGTTGTTAGCTAGGGCTAGGGTTGTTAGCTAGGGTTAGCTAGGGTTAGCTAGTACAACAAAAGGTTTATAACAAAGCAGAGCATTTACCCCTAAGCCGCTATAAACGAGAAAAGCCCCGCTAGGGGCTAGCTAGGGGCGCGGGGGGCTAGCTAAGGGTCAGATTAGCTTTGATCTCAACCCGGCGGTTTTCAAGATCGCCGTATGTCAGGGGGATCACACCGTTAGCGAACACTTGATCGCGCTTGAGGGGGGGGTGGCTAGGGTCACACCGCTTGATCCAACTGTTAGCTTGTTGAAGGGTCAAGGGGCGGCACTCAAGCGCGGTGCCCTCACCGATCTCAAGATCTTCACCCCAGCGATCGGGGTTAGCCGATCGGTCTAACACACCGTGATTGATCACGCCGCGCCGGTGGCTAAGCGTAAGGATAAGATCATAATCACCGACAACCGTCGATCCGTTATATTCTTGATTAGGATCAACCGGGGCGGCAACGCTAAGCGTCATAGTTTGAGGGTTGAAAATGATCGGGCTAACGTTATTGATGTCGGGGATTTTTTGATCTAACATTTTCTTTCGGCGATCGGTTTGACTCATGTTTGTTAGCTCCTTAGCTAATAATAAATAGGGGATCACTCAACCTATAACGGATCAAAGCATTTACCTGTTAGGGCTAGGGGCCAACTAGCCCCGCCTAACTAGCCAACGTTGATCTCACGGCTGAACTTGTACCAATACCGCGGCCCCCAAGCTAATAATGCCCCAGGCCCTCATCATTTTTCGAGAGGCGGATTTCCTAAGAAAAGCGGGGGGGAGGGTCAATTGGCCCTTGTGGCCCCCCCGCGTGAAGCTTTTGTTAGGGGTGATCATTTCAGTTTTGACAAAAAATTTCATTTGTTAGCTCCTAGCTAATAAAAGGGTATAGGGGATCACTCAACCTATAACGGATCAAAGCATTTACCTTAGCTTGATCAATAACAAAAACCCCGCCTAAGCGAGGCGCGGCGGGGATTAGCGGCGGCTATAGCGGATCAAATCATAGCCCCAAATCTGCCGGATCTTAGACCCGCTTTTAACAACGCGGCTAAGGGTTAAGCCGAGATTATAGGCGCTAACAAAACGCGGGGGGGCGGCGCTCATAAGCGGCCACAAGGACAGGCGGCTATCATAATAAAAGCCCTTGGCGGGGTCGTCCTTAGAGATCCGGTCAAAGGCATAGCGGGGGGAGATCCGGTCAAAAATGATAGGATAGTTGATAGCGGCTTGTTTGTGTTGTTTTTGTTGTTTAAACATTGCTAGCTCCTTATAGGGTATAGGGGATCACTCAACCTATAACGGATCAAAGCATTTACCCGCTAGGGTTAGCGGGGGCTAGCGGGGGCTAGCTAGGGTTAGCTAGGGTTAGCGGGGGCTAGCGGGGGCTAGCTAGGGTTAGCGGGGGCTAGCTAGGGTTAGCGGGGGCTAGCTAGGGCTAGCTAGTACAACAAAAGGTTTATAACAAAGCAGAGCATTTACCCCTAAGCCGCTATAAACGAGAAAAGCCCCGCCAGGGGCTAGCTAGGGGCGCGGGGGGCTAGCTAATAA